TGGACCAATACTGTTTTTGGTTATTCTAATACATATGCCCAAACAGTAGGGGCTGCCTCAAATGGATACATTAACACAGCTTGGTCTGCTTCTAATACCTATGCACAGACTGTTGGAGCAGCATCTAATGGTTGGACCAATACTGTTTTTGGTTATTCTAATACCTATGCACAGACTGTAGGGGCTGCTGCAAACGGCTGGACAAACACAGTATTCGGTTATTCTAATACTAAGTTTTTAGCCAATAGCACAGGAACATTAGTAGGTGCTTTAACAGTAACAGGCGGTGTCAATACCACTAATATTTCCACTTCTACGAATATTGCTTCTTTTGGTACTGCTGCTCAGATACTCGCCAATGGTGATATTGTTATTTCAGGCAATATTATAATGTTCTAAAGAAACGCTTATAAATATATAAAAGGATCAGGATAAAACAATATGGCTATTCTTAAAGTCGCAAATATACATTTAGATGTAACCGGGACAACGGTTATCAGGGCCAATGGCGGCAATACAATGACTGTCTCTACAGCAGGATCAGAAGTCGCAAGAATTGACCAGAACGGTAATCTTGGTATTGGCACAAGTAATCCTGGTTATAAACTAGATGTAGCTGGGCAAGCCAATATATCTACTGGCATGATAGTCGCAGGTTTGAATGTTGTTCCTTACATTCAGAATGTTGGGTCATCATTGAATGTCTCCATTGGTGCCGCGTTCACTCAAGCTAATGGAGCCCAATCTAATGCTGGTGCTGCTTTTGGTGTGGCTAATCTAGCCTATGCTAATGCAAATTCAGCGTTTATCAAAATATATGCTCAATCTACACCACTCAATACCAATGTGTATGTGGTAGGAACAAACACCAGCCCAAATGGTAGCCTTTCTATTCTAGGTACGGGATCGGTCTCTGTATCAGCAAGTGGTGTATTTGGTAATAACACCATATACATCAATGGAGATACATCTGTTGGTGGTGGTGCCAACGCATATGCTCAAACAGTAGGTGCTGCTGCTAATGGTTGGGCTAATACTGTATTTGGTTACTCCAACACTTATGCTCAATCAGTAGGTGCTGCCTCTAATGGTTGGGCTAATACTGTAGCAACTTACTCCAACACAAATATCTATGTTGATTCTGTAAACGCAGTCAGATATATTCTCTTTTCAGAACAAACTTCTGGCACACTGACAAAAGCCAATGTCAATACAGCAAACTTTGTTGTCAATCCAAACTCAGGTAATGTATCTATCGGGCGTAACGACACCCCAACATATAAGCTTGATGTTGCCGGTTCGATCAACGCTGCTTCTGTTCTCGTCAATGGTGTTGCTATCTCTACTGGTGGTTTGTCATCATTTACAGCAAACGTGGGCAACTCATCAGCAAATGCTTTCAATGTCACACACAGCTTGAATAAGACTTTTGTGATGCCTGCGGTTCGTGAATGGTCAACAGGATACTTTGTCTATCCTGATATCAAGTACACCAGCGCAAATACCATTCAGTTGGAGTTTGTGGTTGCGCCTTCCACTAATCAATATACACTTATGGTTGTCGGGTAATGCTTTCAAATACACATTTTCTTGGAGCGCAAAGTCAATCAGACCTTTATGAAACACTCAGCGGTGTCATTCCTGTTGCAGACGATGGTGCCGCAGCAACAGACCCTTCTGTTTGGCAGGGCTTACATGACATAATGAGCCTCTCTGTTATTGCTGGTAAAACATTTAGTACCGATGTTGTCAGCACGTTTACTCTTATATATACTGTTGCATCAACACAAGCATACTCTGGAGGAGTCTTAGCACCAAATGGAGATATTCATTTTGTTCCGAGAAATGCTCCTGTAGGGCAAAAGATATCCGCTGCTGGTGTGGTATCCACTTATTCATTGGTATATACTAATGCATCAGGTGCTTATAATGGTGGTGTCCTAGCGCCAAATGGAGATATTCATTTTGTACCTACACTTGCCGCTGTCGGGCAAAAGATATCTGCGTCTGGTGTGGTATCCACTTATTCATTGGTATATACTAATGCATCAAGCGCTTATAATGGTGGTGCCCTAGCACCAAATGGTGATATCCATTTTGTACCTTATTATGCTGCTGTTGGGCAAAAGATATCTGCGTCTGGTGTGGTATCCACATATTCTGTGGTTTATACTAATGCATCAGGCGCTTATTCTGGCGGTGCCCTAGCACCAAATGGTGATATTCATTTTGTACCTTATAGTGCTGCTGTTGGGCAAAAGATATCCGCCGCTGGTGTGGTATCCACTTATTCTGTGGTTTATACTACATCTACTGCTTACAGTGGCGGTGTTCTAGCGCCAAATGGAGATATTCATTTTGTACCTACATTTGCCGCTGTCGGGCAAAAGGTATCTATTACTGGTGTTGTATCCACATATTCTTTGGTTTACACAATAAACAATTACGGTTATATTGGTGGTGTCCTAGCACCAAATGGAGATATTCATTTTGTACCTAACTATGCCGCAGTAGGGCAAAAGATATCTGCGTCTGGTGTGGTATCCACATATACTTTTACTAATTCTGGTTCCGGAAATTACTATGCTGGATTATTGGCACCTGATGGTAGCATTTATATTTTCAATCAATTTGCCTCTGGTGGAGCAATACTTAATACCTTTCCAGCACGCCCATTTGATATTGGCACCTGCTGCTCACCGTATTTCAATAAAAGATAACACATGACAGCAAACACACATAACATAGCACCGATTTGGGCGAACGAAACAGCAAACACTGGCTGGGGTACATTGCCGACTGCAAACAACAGCAGCGTTGGCACAGACCTTGCTGCTTGGTATAAGTTCCAAAACCTTTTGCAAAAGAGCGTTTCTGCTGGTAAGCTGTATAGCACAGATATTACGAGTACATATTCTTTGGTATATACTGCATCAGGCGCTTATGCTGGCGGTGTCCTAGCACCAAATGGTGATATTCATTTTGTACCTAGAAGTGCCGCAGTAGGGCAAAAGATATCTGCGTCTGGTGTGGTATCCACTTATTCTTTGGTTTATACTAATGCATCAGGCGCTTATATTGGTGGTGCCCTAGCCCCCAATGGTGATATCCATTTTGTTCCTGCCAATGCCGCAGTAGGGCAAAAGATATCCGCTGCTACTGGTGTGGTATCCACATATTCATTGGTATATACTAATGCATCATCCGCTTATGTTGGCGGTGTCCTAGCCCCCAATGGTTATATCCATTTTGTACCTAGAAGTGCCGCAGTAGGGCAAAAGATATCCGCTGCTGGTGTTGTATCCACATATTCTGTGGTTTATACTAATGCATCAGGCGCTTATGCTGGCGGTGTCCTAGCACCAAATGGTGATATCCATTTTGTACCTTATTATGCTGCTGTTGGGCAAAAGATATCTGCGTCTGGTGTGGTATCCACTTATTCTTTGGTATATACTAATGCATCAAGCGCTTATAATGGTGGTGCCCTAGCACCCAATGGTGATATCCATTTTGTACCTTATAGTGCTGCTGTTGGGCAAAAGATATCTGCTTCTGGTGTTGTATCAACATATTCATTGGTATATACATCAGCACTTGCTTATGTTGGTGGTGTTCTAGCACCAAATGGTGATATCCATTTTGTACCTGACCAAGCCGCAGTAGGGCAAAAGATATCTGCGTCTGGTGTGGTATCCACTTATTCTTTGGTTTATACTAATGCATCAGGCGCTTATATTGGTGGTGCCCTAGCACCAAATGGAGATATTCATTTTGTACCTTTTAGTGCTGCTGTTAGGCAAAAAATCTCAACTATGGGGCATCCTTTAGCCCCAGCAATTGCTATGTCACCGTGGCTAAATAAGTTATAATAAGGCAACACACAAATGGCAACACCGCGAAAAATAGCACCAAGTTTCAATGCAGAACTCGTCAACCAGTTTCAAGGAACTATGCCAAGTGGAGATAACAACTCCATTGGCACTGACTTGTCTGGCTGGACCAATTTTCAGAAGTTCCTAAATGAAGGTGTGCAGGCTGGGCGACTGTTCACAAATGAAATTGTCAGCACATATTCTTTGGTATATACTGCAGCAGGCGCTTATGCTGGCGGTGTCCTAGCACCCAATGGAGATAATCATTTTGTACCTATATTTGCCGCTGTCGGGCAAAAGATATCTGCGTCTGGTGTGGTATCCACATATTCTGTGGTTTATACTAATACATCAGGTGCTTATGTTGGTGGTGCCCTAGCCCCCAATGGTGATATCCATTTTGTACCTTTTAATGCTGCTGTTGGGCAAAAGATATCTGCGTCTGGTGTGGTATCCACATATTCTTTGGTTTACACAGTAAACAATTACGGTTATGATGGTGGTGTCCTAGCACCAAATGGTGATATCCATTTTGTACCTAGAAGTGCCGCAGTAGGGCAAAAGATATCTGCGTCTGGTGTGGTATCCACTTATTCATTGGTATATACTAATGCATCATCCGCTTATGTTGGCGGTGCCCTAGCACCAAATGGAGATATTCATTTTGTACCTTTATTTGCCGCTGTCGGGCAAAAGATATCCGCCGCTGGTGTGGTATCCACTTATTCTTTGGTATATACTAATACATCAGGTGCTTATAATGGTGGTGCCCTAGCCCCCAATGGTGATATCCATTTTGTACCTTATGGTGCTCCTGTTGGGCAAAAGATATCTGCTTCTGGTGTTGTATCAACATATTCATTGGTTTATACTAATACATCAGGTGCTTATATTGGTGGTGTCCTAGCACCCAATGGTGATATTCATTTTGTACCTTATGGTGCTCCTGTTGGGCAAAAGATATCTGCTTCTGGTGTGGTATCCACTTATTCATTGGTATATACTACATCTATTGCTTATATTGGTGGTGTCCTAGCACCCAATGGTGATATTCATTTTGTACCTTATAGTGCTGCTGTTGGGCAAGTCATTCGCAATAACTCAGGCCTGACTTTCCCCAAAGGTGTTTTACTACATAATTTTCTAAACCGCGGTGGTGTATAAGAAACATAAATACCCATATAGATAAAGAGGTATTATTGTTCAAATGACTATCCCAGCAACAAGAGATGACCATAAAGACTGGTGCCTAAGACAACTAGGCGCACCCGTTATTCAGATCAATGTGGATGATGATCAGGTTGATGACTGTGTTGACCTGTCTCTTCAGTATTTCCAGCAGTTTCACTTTGATGGTACCGAAAGATACTATATGAAGTATCTGTTAACACAAACAGACATCACAAACAACTGGATACCAATCCCAGACAATATCATTGGCGTCAATAACATCTGGCCAGTATCAACAACCAGCGCAACCATCAATATGTTTGACTTGCGCTATCAGTTGCGCTTGCACGAACTCTATGACTTCACCTCAGTCTCTTATGTCAATTATGCGCTGACAATGCAGCATATCCGTACTTTGGACATGCTCTTCTCTGGTGATCAGCCAGTCAGATTCAACAGACACACCAACAAGCTATTTCTTGACATGGACTGGGGTATGGTATCACCCGGCGAATATCTTGTGGTAGATGCTTTTACAATCATTGATCCAGAAGATTACCCCAAAGTATGGAATGATAGAATGCTCAAAAGACTGACAACAGCTAACATCAAGAAGGTTTGGGGTAACAACCTAAAGAAGTTTGGTGGTATGCAGCTACCTGGTGGTATCACACTCAATGGGCAGCAAATCTATGATGAAGCAACACAAGAAATTGAAAAGCTTGAAGAACAGATAAGGCTGGAATTTGAAGCGCCGCCGCAATTCATTTTAGGTTGATACCCTAGTATAATCTAAGCAGGATGTAGTATAAATACAATAGTAAGCGAAGAGGACTAAAATGAACATCTATTGTATTGAAAACAAAATTGACGGAAAAAAGTATGTAGGCAAAACAAAAGGAAGTATTGATAGCCGTTTTGAAGGGCACAAAAGATTAGCAAGACGAAATCCATCCACCCATTTGTATAAAGCAATGAAAAAATATGGTGAAGATGCTTTTCGCGTATATCTTTTGGAAGGCAATCTGGATAAGAATACTCTAAATGATAGAGAAATGTATTGGATAAAAACTCTCAATACAAAATCATTAGGGTATAATGAAACAGAAGGAGGCGAAGGATCTTTTGGTAGAGTTGCAACACCAGAATATAGAAAGAGAATATCAGATATTATGAAAGAAAGATATAAAAACGATCCTACTCTGAAACAAAAAACATCGGATGCTACAAAGCAAGGGATGAAAAAATGGTGGGAAAGTTTATCTGAAGATGAAAAAAATGATTATATAGAAAGATGTCAAAAGAGACCAGAAGGATATAAGAAGCCTTCATTTACTATGAGCGAGGAAACTAAACGAAAAATTTCCAATTCACACAAAGGCGTCAAGAGAGGCCCTATGAGTGATGAGACTAAACAAAAACTATCTGCAAGTAAGCTGAATAACAAAGAAAAATACTTAGGGACAAATAATGTGATGTCAAATCCTGAAATAAGAGAAAAACAAAGGCTTGCTTGTATTGGTCGTAAAAAGCAATACCGAGAAGATGGAACTTGGTATTGGAAGAAAGCTTCATAATCCATGCCCACATCAGTCTACTTTGAGAACTACAGCGCAAGAAAAACACCAGATCAGCTAGTATATGAGGATATCCTTGTGGAGTCTATACAGATCATGGGGCATAATATACAGTATCTTCCTCGTGAAGTATTTGACAAGCGCGATCCATTACTCGGTGAAAGCCCTAATGATGTGTTCAAGAGAGCATATACTCTGGATTCGTACCTGGCCAATGTGGAAGGGTACGAAGGCGATGGTGATTTCTTCTCAAAGTTCGGGCTTGAAATTCGCAAGACAACCAATCTCATTGTTGCGCGTAGAACATTTGAAAAATATGTGCCAACATCAATCGCAAGCAGACCGCGTGAAGGCGATCTGATTTATGTACCTGTTCTGCAAAAGATTTTTGAAATCAAGTATGTTGAATATGAACTGATGTTCAAGGCTCTGGGCAATAGAACCCCTTATGTCTATGAACTCCGTGCTGAAGTCTTCCGCTACAGCAATGAAAACATTGAAACAGGTGTCAGTGAAGTTGATGCTGTTCAGTTTGATTCTGCTTATGCTGTTGACTTGAATATGGGTCCTGGTAGTGGAAACTTCTCACAAGGTGAAGTTGTCTATCAGGGTTCTGACTTGCTTACGGCTACAGCAACAGGGCTTGTCAAGGATTGGCAGCCATCGACCAAGATGCTGCAAGTCATCAATGTCAATGGTGAGTTTATAGCATCACAGAATGTTGTTGGTGCAAATGCAGTCTATACAATTTCCACCACAGACCAAATTGCTGATAATGTGAAGTTTGACGAAAACGATAACAGAGATATTCAGACTGAGGCTGAAGCATTTATAGACCTCTCAGATATTAATCCATTTGGGATGCCATAAAGATGCTGTCAAATGCCTACTTCTACCACCAACTCACACGCAAGTATGTTGTTACCTTTGGCAATATGTTCAATAACATAACGCTGAAAAAGATCAACAAAGTCACTGGCGGAGAAATAGAACGCATCAAGGTGCCTATTGTCTATGCACCAAAGGAAAAGTATTTCACAAGGCTGAGAACTGATCCTGATTTCAACAGAGCGATACAGACATTGCTTCCAAGAATGTCATTTGAAATCACTGGTATGTCCTATGATGCTTCACGCAAACAAAACTCATTGCTAAGATCAGGTGTTGTTGCAAATACATCAAGCACTGGCGCAACACAGTATATGGGTGTGCCTTATGATATCAACTTTGAACTTGTCATCTATGCTCGTAACGTGGATGATGGCACACAGATTGCAGAACAGATTTTACCTTACTTCAATCCAGACTATACTGTGACAACCAACATGGTACCGCAACTTGGCTTTCTCAGAGATGTGCCAATCATTCTCAATAATGTAAGCTATAACATTGAGCATGAAGGTGGCTTTGACCAGGTGCGTTATGTCAACTGGACACTTTCATTCACCATGAAGGGTTACTATTATGGTCCTGTGCAGACACCAAAGATCATTCGCACAGTCTTTGCAAACATCTACGAAGACCCTGCTCTTGCTACAAACCATGTTGTCAAGATCAATACATCAAAGCCTTTGGGCAACTCATTCTTCAAGCAATACGATACTGTCTATGCTGGCAATAATCCAAAAACAACGACAGCATATGGTGTAGTCTCATCTTGGGACTCACTCAATAACATATTGGTATTGGAAAGAACACAGGGGCAGTTTCTTGTCAATACAAAAATACACGCAGCGTCTACAAATGCTGTGTGCAACATTCTAAGCTTCCAATCTGAACCAGTCAAATACTCTGCTATCAAGATTACACCAAATCCTTTGACAGCAAATTCAGGCGATGACTTTGGATTTACAACCACAATAAATGAATGGGATGAGGGTGGCTATGAACCACCGCTGAACAACTATCAACCATCAGCAGACTCCGATGTATTTACTGCTGACAACAACAATCTAACAGTAGACACAGAGTAAGGAACCATGTCAAAACAACACATAAACACAGGTATTATAGCTAATGATGGCAGGGGTGATGGTTTACGCACGGCATTTACAAAAGTCAATGAGAACTTTGATGAACTGTATCAGTCTAATACTGCTTTATTGAAAATTGGCAACTATACAGACCCTAACGGTTCCATTGGCATTTTTGGTAATGACATTAGGATATCAACTTATAAAGGCGCAAACTTTACAATAAACACAGCACCTGGTGTTCAAACTACTATTGATCAATATGGTAATCTGGTGACACCTGGTTTAGTTTCTGCGGCTAATGGAGATATATCTTTTGGTAACTTTATGAGCCCTGTTGTTCTTGCCAACAATAGTATGTTTGTATTATCGGAACAAATCTCTGATTCAACATATTATGTACAAGGAAGCTTATCATATCCAGAAACATATCAGTTCTTTGTAATCAAAAATACAGCAACTCCAAATAACAATTATTCTTATGCAGTAACTCTAGACGGAGTTACATCTAAGCTTATATCTGATGTGACAATCGTATCTAGACAAAGTGTTATAGCCAATAATGATATTACGGCGGGTGGGGATATTACATCAGGAAGAAATCTAACTCTTGGTGGTGATATCAAGTTTACTACAAAAGGCAATGTTTATGACAATTTACATAGACCCTTATTCAATGTAAATGCTCTTGATATTGATGCTGATGGAGGAACATCTACTGCTGTATTCAGCAAATATGATATTGGTTTTGATGGTGGATCCGGTGAATCTGTATTTGGCGCTTATGAAGCAGCCCTTGACGGTGGTGTATCATTTAACAATAAACATTCAGCCAGCCTCATTGACGGCGGCGGTGCAAATCAAATCTAATAAATAAAAAGAAATCTATAGGAGAAATAAATGGCAACGAAGATTCAACTAAGACGCGACACCGCCGCAAACTGGGAAGCAGCTAATCCAGTTCTCGGGCAAGGTGAAATCGCTTATGTTCTAGATTCTGGAAGAATCAAGATCGGTGACGGTGTAACTGCTTGGAAAGACCTTGCTCTTGAAGGCGATGCTTTCAAGATCACTTCAGATAATTCAAGATACGGTTATCATACTGTAACTGGTGTCAAGGAGTTCACGTTTACTCCACGCGGGCATCGCTGGGTTGATGTAGTTGCCACTGCCTCTACTACTGACGGCACTTTCACCGTAGATGCCACTGTGTATCCAGACATCGCAATCGTTTATGACTCATATCACAATTATGGATATAACAACCGTATCTTCATCAACGGCGACTACAGCCAGCAGTATAATTACGGTTTTAATAATATGACAGTAAATGGTAACATCTACACTGTCACTGTAGCCAACAATCCTACTATCAATATGGGCGATAGAATCACCATCATATCTTGGGTACACGGTACTACTGCTGTATGGAACGGCGTATATGTTTCTGAAGACTGGAGAGCAACACAGCCTACATCAAATAGCAATGTAGTTCAGATCAACATCACAGACTCAACTCTTGCATCAAAGTTAGTCGCAAATCCAACGAAGTCTGGCATCGTGTTTGATGACAAGCCAATCAATTGGATCAACAATAACAATCAGCATCTAGCAGATGACGCTCGTTCTATTACATCTATTACCAATGTTTCTGGTAGTACGTACAATATTACATTTGACGGTAAACCAATTACAGTAAGAATTGACGATCAAAACTTCACAATCAATGCTAATGCTGCTGTAGTAACTTCTGGTCTAACATATGTTGCTGTCAGCAGAACTCTGTATCCTCAACTTGCTGAATACGCATATTATTCTGGTGGGCAAATTACTGTTAATGGGCAGACAATAGCTATTGCATCTGCACCTGATGCTTATCAAAGCACATATGAATATAACGATTTAAGCTACTATGGAGACAATTGGTTTATTCCTCTTGTTTCTGCCGTTACTACTTGCGCTGTAGGCGATCAGATCACCATTACCTGGAACAAGCCGGGTACTTCAATTGCTCTTGAAGCGTATGATCCAGGCAAGTCAACATCGACAAATATGATTCAATGGTTCAGTTGGAAAGACGACCTACCATTCTTTAGACCGACTCTATCAAATGGTGTGACATCTGGTCGTATTGATTGGACTGTCAAGATTACTCGCCCATATGAGAATACAGCAGATACACAGAATAGCTTTGAACTTGATCCGGAGTTTGGTGGATACAACAATCACGGCAATTATATTTCTCCGAGCGGCACTGTTACTTTTGATACTTACAGTTATGACTATCATCGCTGGTTTGGTAACAGTCATAACGGAGATGATCAGAACAACTCTGATCTATTCTATTCCTGGGGCCCAGAAGGCATCTTCTTCCGTGAATATCCGTATGGCAACAGATCAGGTGACGTTCATGTAAAAGTAGCGTACAAGATGGATCTCTTCATTTCAGATGACGATCAATACTGGGACTAATACTAATAGAAAGTAATATGTAATAATGACATCAAAGCGAGACGAGGCTATCTCAACGGCACTAGGTATTGAAAATGCCGTTGAGATTATTCCTCCAGAAAAAAAGACAACACAAGAGATAGCCGTTCCCAATACACCTCATGAAAATAGTGATACAGAGGCCGACTATCTTCTTGCACGAAAGACTTTCAGAGACTTGATCACCAAAGGCAATGATGCCATGGAAAGCCTGACAGACTTGGCTAAAGAGTCCGAAAGCCCAAGAGCATATGAAGTGCTATCAACTATGATAAACACTGTTGCTGCTGCCACCAAAGACTTGTTTGAACTGCAAAAGAAGAACAAGGACTTGCTAAAAACAGAAGAGCCGAAAGCTGCACAGGGAAGCACTGTCACAGTAGAAAAAGCTGTGTTTGTTGGAACTACAGCGGATCTGCTCAAGAAGATCAAGGAAGAAAAGAATGAAAACACTTAGACAGTTTCTAAAAGAAGAAAAAGACTGCTGTGCTGAACTTGCTTCTGCTCTTGAAAAGAACAAAGTGACAAGCTATGACGGCATTGACACAATCATGCAACGGATTGCCAAAGAACATGATATGACACCCAAGGCTCTACATAACGCATGGATGAAAAGATATAACAAGACTCCAGACGACTGGATAAAAGATAAGTTGAATGAATAATAAAGGCTATCAAAACAATCCAAACCTGCCCAGAGACGATTATGTTCATCAGTTTACTGCTGTTGAGATAAACGAATACAAAAAGTGTATGGTAGACCCCGTATACTTTGCGACAAACTTTATTCACATCATCAGCCTTGATAAAGGTCTTGTCAAATTCAACATGTGGGACTTCCAGAAAGAAATGATGAACAAGTTCCATAATAATCGTTTCTCTATCTGCAAGCTTCCTCGACAGGTCGGTAAATCAACCACATCGGTTGCTTTTATTCTACACTACATTATCTTCAATGAAAACGTCAATGTCGCTATTCTAGCCAACAAAGCTTCATTGGCTCGTGAACTATTGGGGCGACTGCAACTTGCATATGAGCATTTGCCTAGATTCCTGCAACAGGGTGTGAAAGAATGGAACAAGGGTTCTATTGAACTGGCTAATGGATCAAGAGCAATGGCAGACTCAACAACAGGCAGTTCTGTTCGTGGTCGTTCATTCAATGTCATCTTCCTTGATGAGTTTGCCCACGTGCCAAACAACATCGCAGAAGCATTCTTCATGTCAACATATCCTACAATCACTTCAGGTTCAACAACCAAGGTGATCATTGTTTCTACTCCAAAGGGCATGAACCTCTTTTATCGTATGTGGACCGAAGCGATTGAACACAAGAGTTTGTATGTTCCCATTGAAGTTCACTGGTCAATGGTTCCAGGGCGTGATCAAAAATGGAAAGAAGAAACCATTCGTAACACCAGCCAGGAACAGTTTGATCAAGAGTTTGAATGCGAGTTCCTTGGTTCTACAAATACACTTATCAGTTCTGCCAAGCTTCTTACCATGAAGTTCAAGAACCCAATACGCAAAGATGGCTTTCTGGAAATCTATGAAGAGCCTATCAAGGATCACACATATACTATTACTGTTGATGTTGCAGAAGGGCAGAACCTTGACTATTCTGCGTTTTCTGTATTTGATGTGACTGAAATACCATACCGACAAGTCGCAAAGTATAGAAACAACAAGATACCACCAATGCTCTATCCTGCTGTGATAGCGACTTATGGCAACTTCTATAATGAAGCTTTTGTGCTTGTAGAAATCAATAGCATTGGTCTGCAAGTCTCTGAGATTCTGCACTTTGAACTGGCCTATGAAAACCTTATCAAGATTGAAATGAAAGGTAAGCAGGGGCAGCAGCAGACACCTGGTTTCAAGAGACGTATTGCTTATGGTCTGAAAACATCAAACCAGACAAAGATGATTGGTTGCTCAAACCTCAAGACACTGATTGAATCAGACAAACTCATCATCAATGATGCTGATACCATCATGGAACTTACAACATTCTCTGCTGATAAAAAGTCTTTCAGGGCTGAAGAAGGAAACCATGATGATATGGCAATGACTCTGGTACACTTTGGCTGGCTTACTGCACAGCGTTATTTCAAAGAAAACATCAAGAATGACATCAGAAAAACACTCCAGCAAGAGCAGTTAAACCTGATGGACAATGATATAACACCAGCACCGATCATAGTAGACGGGTTGGAAGAGTATAGACCTAAGATGGAAGTTGACGACAGAGGCACGGTTTGGTTTGAAGATATAGACAAGAGATACCCATTTAGCGACCTAAACTGGAATCCAAAGCTATAAATCGTGTTTTTTCTAAATAGTTCATAATGTCCATAACTTCAATTATCGTATAGGAGTATAAAAAATGAGTTTTTCTCTTTCACCAGGCGTTTCTGTAGCTGAATACGACCTGACAACTATTGTTCCTGCTGTAGGAACGACAACTGGTGCTATCGCATCACAGTTTGGATGGGGCCCAGCCAACACAATCGTCACGATCAGTAATGAAGTTGAACTTGTAAACACTTTCGGTAAGCCATACGGCGATGCAAATTCCATCGCTTCTTGGTTCACAGCAGCTAACTTCTTGTCATATGGCAGTGATTTGCTTGTTGTCCGTGCAGCTAATTCTGCTGCTGATTTGAACGCAACTAGCGGATCAAATGGCGTTTTTATTGCCAATCAAGCTGATTATAACTATAACTGGAACAATCCTTTCACAGCCAGCCTTGCTCTCAACGGTTCTATCGCTGCTCGTTATCCTGGTGATCTGGGCAACGGTCTGCGTATTGAAATTTTTGCCAACTCTGCAAACTCACAGGCTTGGACAGCATGGGGAAGCAGCACAATTAACTATGCAAATCAGTTCAATGGTGCACCTTCTACTTCTAACTATGTTGGTTCTCGTGGTGGCGCCAATGACGAAATGCACATCCTTGTCATTGACGAAAAGGGTAAGTTTGCTACTCCTAATACAGTTCTTGAAAAATATTCATATGTCTCTAAGGCATTTGACGCTAAGAACGATGATGGTTCTTCAAACTACTATGTAAACGTCATCAATGATCAGTCTAAGTATATCTACATCATCAACCATGCTGCCAACAATGTAAATTGGGGCTCAACTGGTGCAAATACAACATTTGGTTCAGACGCAAACTATTCATATGTTCTAGCAAATGGTCTTGCAGCTAATGTAACAGATGCACAAATTGTTACCGCATATGATCGCTTCACGAACGCAGAAGAAGTTGATGTCTCTCTTGTTCTGACAGGTGCCGCTTCATATAATGTCGCAACCTACGTCATCAACAATGTTGTAGAGTCACGTAATGATTGTGTAGCATTCATTTCTCCTCTTTCTTCAAATGTAATCAATCAATTTGGATATGAGGCTGATAATGCTGTTGCGTACAGAAACTTGCTTCCATCTTCTTCTTATGCTGTTATGGACTCAGGCTGGAAATATCAGTTTGACAAGTATAACAACATCTATCGTTGGGTTCCTCTCAACGGTGACATCGCTGGTCTCTGTGTTCGTACTGACAATGACCGCGATCCTTGGTATTCACCAGCTGGTTTCAACCGCGGTCAGATCAAGAATGTTGTCAAGCTTGCTTGGAATCCAAACAAGACAGATCGTGATACTCTCTACAAGTCAGGTATCAACCCTGTTGTTTCATTCCCAGGCGAAGGCACAGTGCTTTATGGAGACAAGACACTTCTTGATCGTCCATCAGCATTTGATAGAATCAATGTTCGTCGCTTGTTTATCGTTCTTGAAAAAGCTATTTCCAGAGCAGCAAAGTACAGCTTGTTTGAGTTCAATGACGAGTTTACCCGCGCTCAGTTCGTATCTCTTGTAGAACCTTTCTTGAGAGACGTACAAGGTCGTAGAGGTATCTATGACTATCGTGTTGTTTGCGATACTACAAACAATACACCAGATGTCATTGACGCTAATCAGTTTGTTGGCGACATCTATATCAAGCCTGCCAGAAGTATCAACTTCATTCAACTGAACTTCGTTGCCGTAAGAACCGGAGTATCATTTGACGAAATCGTTGGACAGTTCTAACGGTTGAGAAAAGCATATAAATAGAATTATAAGAAGGAGTTCATACTAAAATGGCATTCAACGTATCAGACTTTAGATCACGCATGACGGGAGACGGCGCACGCCCCAATCTTTTCTCTTGCTCTATTCCAGGTCTAACAACAAACATCGGCGCAACATCTGGCGCCGATGTGACTTTCAACTTTATGTGCCGCACTGGTCAACTTCCTGGTTCAATGGTCAATCACGTTCCTCTGTTCTACTTTGGACGCGAACTGAAGTTTTCTGGTAATAGATCATTTGCTGACTGGACGGTTTCTATTATCAATGATGAAAACTTCCAGGTACGTAATACTTTTGAAAAGTGGATGAGCAAACTCAATTCACACGTTGGCAACTTGCGTTCTCTTACAAGCCCAACAGACTATCAGAAGGACGCATATGTTACACAGTATGGTAAAGATGGCAGTGTCATCAAGACATACAAGTTTGTTGGTCTTTTCCCTATTGACGTATCACCTATTGATCTTGATTGGGCTGCAAACGATACCATAGAAGAGTTTGCTGTAACATTCGGCTATCAATGGTGGGAGTCTATTGACATTGACCCAACTACGGATTCTACATCTAGTTCTGTCACTATTGCCAACTTTGCTAGCTAATATATTGTAATGTTTTCTGATGGAGTGGATATGTCAACCCATGTCCACTCCATTTCATAGGAGTGAGAGTAAATGGTCCAAATCTTCGGGTTTGAGATAAACCGCAAGAAAAATCTAGAACAGGACGAAAAGAACAAATCTTTCGCACTGCCGACAACCGATGATGGTGCCGTAACCATACAGTCGGGTGCCTACTATGGCACATATGTAGACTTAGACGGCGTTGTCCGAAACGAAATAGAACTTATCACTCGCTATCGTGAAATGTCCATGCAGCCCGAACTTGAAACTGCTGTGGATGAAATCGTAAATGAAGCTATTGTCAATGACGATGAAGAACAAGGCGTCAAGATCGTCACGGATGAACTCAATCAGCCAGACGCAATCAAGAAAAGAATCAGAGATGAATTTGATGTTGTCCTAAAGCTATTGGACTTTGGCAACATGGGGCATGAACTCTTTCGCAGATGGTATGTTGATGGAAGATTATTCTATCATGTCGTTATAGATGAAAAGTCTCCTAACAAAGGCATTCAAGAACTCAGATATATTGACCCGCGCCGTATTCGCAAAATCCGCGAAGTGCAAAAGGCAAAAGATCCAAACAGCGGTATGGAAATCATCAAAGCAATGAAAGAATACTACCTCTACAATGAAAGAGGTATGATTGGCGCTCACTCTCAGTTGGGCACCAAGATTGCTATTGACGCTGTTGTAAATGTCAACTCAGGTCTGATGGACTCCAAGAGAGCAATGGTTCTCTCATATCTGCACAAGGCTATCAAGCCGCTCAACCAGTTACGTATGGTTGAAGATGCTACAGTTATCTACAGACTGTCTCGCGCACCAGAACGCCGTGTATTCTATATTGACGTTGGTAACATGCCAACAATCAAAGCTGAACAATACCTGCGAGATGTGATGGTCAAGTATCGTAACAAGCTTGTATATGACAGCAACACAGGTGAAATCAAGGATGACAGAAAGCATTTGTCCATGCTTGAAGATTTCTGGTTGCCTCGCCGTGAAGGTGGTAAAGGTACTGAAATCACAACTCTGCCTGGCGGTATGAACCTGGGTGAGTTGGAAGATGTAAAGTATTTTGAAAAGAAGCTGTATAAGGCTTTGAGTGTTCCAGTCTCAAGACTTGAACCACAGCAAGGCTTCTCATTAGGGCGCAGCACAGAAATCACCAGAGACGAACTGAAGTTTTCTAAGTTTGTCAATCGTCTGAGAAACAAGTTCTCAACACTCTTTGATGATGTGATGCGTGTCCAGCTTGTCCTCAAGAAAGTCTGTACAGAAGAAGAATGGAAAGCTTTCAAGGAAGACATCTATTATGACTTCAAGAAAGACAACAACTTTACCGAACTGAAAGAATCAGAATTACTTTTAAACCGTATGTCCGTTTTGCAGATGGTTGATCCTTATGTTGGTCGTTACTATTCAATGGCTTGGGTTCGCCACAATATTCTACAGCTTGACGATGAAGAAATTGAAAAACTACAAGAAGAGATGACTATGGAGGCTGCACAGAGCCAGCCGACAGATGAGAATGGCAATCCAATACAGACAGATGCCAATGGCAATCCTATAGAACAAGCTGATCCACAAATGCCTGTCAATCAAGTTCCTCCTACACCTGGAGAAGAACAAGCATCAGCACAACAGGGCGCTCCACCTAACATAAAAGATGGCAGCAACAAGATGAATGAAGATCCTTTGTTTGACAGTTCCAACATGAGATTTATAAATGATTCATTGGAGTTGGTATAATAATGGCTATAAAGAAATACAAAGATTATCTCAACGAATCCCTTGCTGCATCAGCACAGACTGAACCTTCGTCTGAGGCTGCTAAAGAAGCAAAGAAACTCAATCTGACTTATGTTGGATTTGGGCGATATTCAGATTCTACTGGAAAAGTTACTTATACCGTTCAAAACAACAAGCTTGTTCCTTACAAGGGTAAACAAGAAGTGGCTAATGCTTCTGCCAATCTGATGGCAAAGCCTGACAAAGACCCAGAGATAAACAAAAAAGCTGCTGTTCAAATCAATAAGGCCAGTAAGGTTGTAAACAAGCAACAGAAGATTGATTCTGCAATGACAATGCAGCAGGCTCAGGAAGCTGATCAAATCCATAATGCATTGTCACAATACTATAATAACGGGCTATTCAGCAGCGATGAGTTGAGTGCCATACAGAATTTTGTCAACACATCTTTTGGTCCAGTCAACTCCTTCCTTTATAAGGGTATTGATGCTACACAGACACCTGATGATGCACAACAGATTGGTGCCATTGTTGATACTCTTGATGCTGCATTTCAAGGTACATCAGCACCATTTGATTATCCCACGTATGTAGGTCTATCAGATAGATATGATGCAACAAAGCTAAAAGCTGGTAGTGTTTACCAGTTCAGAGGTTATGCTTCAACAACATTGGATTATCATAATCTGCTTGATGTCTATAATGAGGTTTCACAAGACCCACAAGCACCCAAAACTATATTGCAGCTTGAAGTTCAAAAGGGACAACAGGCAATCTATGTTTCAGGCTTGACTACAAACAAGGTAAACAACAGCATGGAAACTCTATTGCCAAGAGGCGCCAAAGTGGAAATACTGTCCGGTCCTGATATGGTTGACAGTTCTGTTTTGGGTAGAGATCAAGGCTTGACAGTCGCATTGATTCGCGGCGTGCTAATTGAAGATGTATAATAAATACAATACCATTTGGAGTAAACAAAGATGACAACAACTATCAAGAAAGCATTGAATAACATTCTTGAGGGCAACCTTGATGAAATGCGCAAGAACCTTTCTTCTGCTTTGACAGAAAAGGCAGTGGTAAATCTTGAAGAACGCAAGATTCAGGTCGCTCAAAGCTACTTTGCACAAAAGACAAACAAGTAATATATCATGCGCAACATCAAACAGATTAGAGAAGAATACGACTCTATCACACACAAAGGGGATAAGGAAGAAAGTAAACTTACCACCCTGGTTCGTGCTGGTCTGTTTGATGCAAAGAAACTTCCTGCTCTGAAACGAGCATTGGAAAAGGGTGTTGATAGTATGACACCTCAAGACAAGCGTATGCTAATCTCTCTATTGGATGCTTTGATGTCTGAGGTATTGGATTCACCACAGATTTATCAGAAGATCAGACAGTCAGTAACTAAAGAAAAAGTATCTGGATTGAAGGAAGAAACTACTCCAGACTTTTTATCCAAGGCTGATCCTCGTGCAGACAAGGCTATGCCAAAGGATAAGAACATTCCTTCTGTTATTATTCTGAAGAGAAAGGCGATTCGTGTGTTCCCTGATAATCAAAAAGTTGTGCTGTATTACTCACAAGCACTTGACAAGTATGTGACCATTCCATTTACTGGCATTCAGACATCAACACATTCTCTGCACGAAGCTAAGAAAGATATGAATGATGATGATTATTATTATACACAAAAGAACAAGTCACGAATGAATAAGCCCAGAACAGGCGGGCTATTCTCTGCTCCAGAAGCTTCCAATGAAAGAAAAAAGCAAGTCTATGCAAGGCTTCTCGCAAAGAGTATGGAAAAGGGTGATGATGCTTCCGCGAGAAGATCGCCACTCTCCAAGGCACTAGGTAAAGTTGGTGCAGGCGTTTCAAAGTCAATGGGTTCTGATACACAAAAGCAAATCAAAAGAGGTGTATCAGATGTTGCTGGATCGTTTGCACAAAGAGTATCACAATACCGTCAAAAGGCAGGCATGGGACCAGTTTCTTCTGCTCTTGCCGCTGCTGTTGAAAAGTTACCAGGCTCATATGCAAACAGACAAAAAGCAAAGCTGGGGCTGACGGGTCCGACAGTTCCTAGAAAACCAGTAATGAAACCTAAAGCTGGTCCTACCACACCTGCTCCATCCCCTTCTGTAACACCAGAGTTTCATGGTGTAGGTATTTCAGAGAACCAGATTGATGAAGGTGTGTTAGACACTGTTGATGCCGGTGTGAGAAATCTTGCCAACTATATGGGCGGAGATTATATTGCAGCAGGGGGAAACTATGCTGTAAATAAAGTGCTTGGCCAAAAAACATCATATGCACAAGAGTTGGCAAAACAAAGGGCATATGATGCACAAGCAAAACAACAACATCCATTTATGTCATCGCCAGCGGGCGCGGCTCTTACCGCAGCCGGCGCTGCGGCATTGGCTGCGGCAGCGCCTGAAGTTTTAGGTGCAGGTACCGCGGCGGCTCCAGAAGAGGCAGCAGCCGCAGGCGGTGAAAAAGCTTTGTCTGTTGCAACTGATGCAGAAAACGCTGCCGTTACAGGAACAGAAAAAGCAGCATCAGATGCCGGGAAAGCCGCCGCAGAGAGCGATATCCTTAATGTTAGAAGTCCGGCGAATCCAGAAGCGGAAGTTGCAGCCGGGCAAAAATTGAGTAACCTTGCAAGAGCAAAGAACTTCTTGAAAAACTATGCAAAGTATAAAGCTTTGGATACAGCATTGGGCGGCGGAGGATCTGGTGGAGGTCAATCAGGCTCAAGCACAGGCTCAAGTGTTCCAGGAACAGAAAGACAAGACTATCAATTTACAGCAGCAGGGCGCGCACAACCACAATATGTTGGTCCAACAGATGCGCGTACGGATGCTGCAAGAGCAGAACGCGAACGACAAGTAAATCTGAAAGCATCCCAGGCTATGTTTCCGGTTCAAGAAAATGTCTATAAGACAATCAAGAATATTGTCTATAATAATCTGAATGAAAGCACAGTTCAATTCGGTGAACAGCAGATTAAAATAAATAACACAGTAGCTAGAAAACTTGTTACAGTTCACGAATCCATGAACAAGACAAACAAAAAGAAGATGGAAACAATGCTTAATGAAAGTGCCTCTTCTTTCAACAAGATACTAAATTTTGCAGTAAGGTATTAAAAAGATGGCAACGATAAAAGAACAAAGATTAGTTGATAGCAATAAGAGAGCATTGCTCAAATATGTTATTCTAGGCAGTGGTTCACAAAACACAAACGAAGTGCTTGTCAATGTGTCTACACTTGCTTATGCACTGAACGCAAATGGATATATCATGAAAACCAATACTCATCCAAAAAGCGTTTATAGAACAGCAGTCAAGCGCGCCTTTGGTAATATTACAGGTAATGGTGCGCTCAAGTTACAGTGGGATGGAGATAGCAACACTGAAATCTTCACAGCAGGCGCCGGTTCTTTTGACTACGATTTTCAAAGCATGGGCGATGGCGCTGTAATGTGGAATAATGAAGCAAATACAGACGGAACTATTCTTATCACTACATCAAGCATGTCAAATGGCGACTTTGCAACAATATTCCTTGAACTTAAAAAAGATTCAAGAGACTATGATGCTGGTCAAACTGCTGATCCATATGCATTCAATAGAGTAACCTAAGCCATGACAAACAAGACTTTCATCAAGAGTGTTTTGGAAAAAAATTACGATTCTGCTTCTAAGTTGTTTGAGCAGAACATAGCTGACATTGCAGCCAAGAAATTGGTTGAAATGAAAAAAGCTTTGTCTGCAAAGATGTTCGTCAATGAAGAAACCGAACGACAGCAGATGCACAAGAGATATCCTACTGCTGCTTCTAAAGTTCGTGCAGGCATCACAGAAGATGATGAAGGTATAATGGACCATGAAAAGCTTAAAGAAGATAAGCCAGTCTGGGACAAGCCAAATCCTGTAAAAGACCACAAGAAGCTTTCTCCATCTGATAAAGCAAAAGCAAAGGCTCGTGCTGCTCGTGCTGGGCGCAAGTATCCTAATATGGTTGACAACATCTGGGCTGCACGTAACGAACAAGCAGGTCTTGGCTCAGCAACATATGGTGAAGATGCAAAGCGTTCAATCAAAGAGCAACTGGAAATGAATGAGTGCATGAGCGGCAAGTGCCCATGCGCAATGAATGAAGCAAAGTATCAGGGTCGTGAAGTTCCTTTGAACAAACCTATGAAGGGTGATGTCAAGAAGTCAAAAGTCTATGTCAAGGACTCTTCAACTGGTAATGTCAAGAAGGTCAACTTTGGTGACAAGACACTAAGCATCAAGAAAGATCAGCCAGCAAGAAAGCGTTCATATTGTGCGCGTTCTTCTGGGCAGGGTAATCTGACTGACAAGACAAAAGCAAACTATTGGTCACGCAGAGCATGGGATTGCTAGACGAACTAACTGAGGAACAGATTGATGAAATCATATCTGAAGCCTATACCAAGTCTAAAGGGCCAAGAATAAAGGTCATTCGCGCCCGTATTAGAAATGGTAAAGTGCAGAGACGTAAACGTGTCTCTAATGTTCCTGGTTTCAAGTTGGTTCATAATAGATTGAAGAGAATGTCTTTTGCTGAAAGACGCCATCGTAAAATGGGGCAACGCAGAGGCAAGATCAAACGCAGATCAAAGATGAGAAGAATACTAATGAAAAGGGCTCGTTCCATTCGCAGAAGACACGCAATGGGTCTAAAGTAATAAGAAAGAGATAGAAGAAATGAAGCTGATAAAAGAAGAAGTTTTAGATGTGAAGTATCTTACCGAGGAAAGAAACGGTAAGAAGGAACATTTCATTCATGGTATCTTCATTCAAGCCGAAAAGAAGAACCGCAATGGCCGTGTATACCCAAGACACGTTCTACAAAAAGAAGTAGAACGCTATAATAAAGATTATGTTCAAAAGAACAGAGCATTTGGTGAACTTGGACACCCAGATTCACCCACAATCAATCTCGACCGTGTGTCGCATATGATTGTAGACTTGACTCCCGAAGGTAACAACTTCGTCGGTAAAGCCAAGATATTAGATACTCCAAATGGTAAGATTGTAAAGAGTTTGTTGGATGGTGGTGCTAGCCTAGGTGTTAGCACTAGAGGCGTAGGGTCTCTGAAGCCGCAGAATGGCTATCAACTTGTCCAAGACGATTTTCATTTGGCTACAGCAGCAGACATTGTTGCTGATCCTTCTGCACCTGACGCATTTGTGCATGGTATTATGGAAGGCACTGAATGGATCATGACCAACCAAGGTTGGACACCGGTTCATCAGGAACGCGCTCGTCAGATGCTAAAAGAAGCTAGCCAATCAGAAATTGAAGATGTTGCACTCAGAATTTTCAAGAGTTACGTCTCAAAACTTTAGGTTATATAAATAAAAATAAACAAGGAGTATTCTAACAATGGGTAAGTCACTTACTGAAGTTGCAAAGGCAGTTCTGATGAACGAATCAAACGATTCTGCACCAGACCGCGATGCAAAGAAAACAAATCCAAACTTGGCTACTTTGCGCCCAGGCTCAAAGTATAAGGAAGAGCCATTCTCTAATCCAGGAGCGACTGCGCCCAAGGATGGAGCCAAGCTTGTAGCTGTAGCCCCAAAGGCACCTGGTGAAGGTGATAATTTCGGTGCTGCTGCTTCTTCTGAAATCAAGGAAGACAAGAGCAAGCCAAAGCAAGGTGCTCGCCCCGCTGAGCCAATGAAGAAGTATTCTGAAAGACTTCAAGAAGCAAAGCGCCGTGCCAAGAAGGAAGAAGAGGAAGAACTTGAAGAAGCCATGAAGATGGTCAAGTCTCGCAAGAAGGAAGAAGAGGAAGAACTCGAAGAAGCCATGAAGATGGTCAAGTCTCGCAAGAAGGAAGAAGAGGAAGAACTCGAAGAAGCCAAGGCTCATAAGCGCAAGGAAGAAGAAGAGGAAGAGTTGGAAGAACAACTCGAAGCCTTTATTGAAGGCATGATGGTTGAAGGATACAGCGATGACCAGATCATAGCTGCTATTGAAGAAAACTTTGAGTTTGTAACCGAAGAAGATGTTGCTGCAAGCTATGAAGTAGACATGCAAGAAGCCATGGATGCTCTGTTTGCTGGTGAAGAACTCTCTGAGGACTTCAAAGCCAAGGCTGCTACCATTTTTGAAGCTGCTGTAAAAGCAAAGCTTGCAGAAGAAGTTGTTGTCCTTGAAGAAGCATATGCTGCTACTCTTGAAGAAGAAGTAAACACTATTGAAGAAAGCCTGTCATCAAATGTAGATGACTACCTCAACTATGTCGTTGAGCAGTGGGCTTCTGAAAATGAAATCGCAATTGAAGCTGGTCTCCGCTCTGAATTGACTGAGGACTTCATCTCTGGTCTACGTAGCTTGTTCGCTGAACACTACATTGACATTCCAGAAGATAAGGTCTCTGTTGTTGAAGAAATGGGCAAAGAAATCTTTTCACTCAAGAACAAGTTGAATGAAGAGATTGACCACAATGTTGCTTTGAACAAGATGCTAAGTGAATCAACTGCAAATGAAGTTCTAGCCAACGCTTGCGAAGGTCTGACAGACACACAAACTGAGAAGCTGAAGACACTTGCAGAAGGCATTGAATACGCAAACGTCAATGAATATGCACAGAAACTCAGCGTTTTGAGAGAAAACTATTTCACAACATCTGTCAAGAGCGGAAAGGTTCTTGACTCTGCTGAAACCGTTTCTGATGGAAGAGGCATGATTTCTGAAGAGTTGACTGGCCCAATGGCTGCTTACGTCAAGACTCTCGGAAAGACACTCCCAAACTAACGGAAATTATAAATAACATATAAGAATGCTATAGAAGTAACTCTATAATTTTTAGAAGGAAAAAATAAAAATGTATCTAACAGAAGAACTCGAAAATAAGTGGTCACCTGTTCTTGACCACGATGGCGTTATAAAGATTAAGGATCCATATCGCCGTGCAGTTACAGCTATGATCCTGGAAAACCAGGAACGTGCTATGGCTGAAGAAGGCCGTCAGTTGAACGAATCAGCACCAACCAACTACGGTGGTGGTCTCGGTCAGGCTGCTGGTGGTAACTCAGCTATCGCTGCTTACGACCCAATCTTGATCAGCTTGGTACGCCGTGCGCTGCCAAACTTGATTGCTTATGATATCGCTGGCGTTCAGCCAATGACCGGTCCAACCGGCTTGATCTTCGCTATGCGCTCACGTTACACAAATCAGTCTGGCGCTGAAACCTTCTTCAACGAAGTCAATGACGCTTTTACTGCCCAGAACGCTCTGGGTGCTAACGGTTCTACAAACGGCATGGTTGGCAACAACCCTGTTTCTAACACAGCAAACACTGGTGCATATACCACAGCTAACGGTATGTCAACAACTCAAGCTGAATCTCTTGGTGACAGCGGTTCAAACGCTTTCGCTGAAATGGCTTTCAGCATTGAAAAGGTAACAGTCACAGCACGTTCACGCGCTCTGAAGGCTGAGTACACAATGGAACTTGCACAAGACTTGAAGGCAGTTCATGGTCTTGATGCTGAAACAGAACTTGCAAACATTCTCTCAACTGAAATCCTCGCTGAAATCAACAGAGAAGTTGTAAGAACTGTTTATACCTCTGCTGTCGTTGGCGCTCAGTATGGCGTTACAACTCCTGGCACATTCGACCTTGACACTGACTCAAACGGCCGTTGGTCTGTTGAAAAGTTCAAGGGTCTTGTATTCCAAATTGAACGTGAATGCAACGCTATCGCCAAGGCAACTCGTCGTGGTAAGGGCAATATCTTGCTCGTTTCTTCAGACGTAGCAAGCGCCCTCGCAATGGCTGGTGTTCTCGACTACACACCTGCTCTAAACGTCAATCTCGTTGTTGACGATACAGGCAACACCTTCGCTGGTACAATGCACGGACGTATCAAGGTCTATATCGACCCATACTTCGGTGGATCTGCTAACGGCGACGAACTCTGCACCGTTGGTTATAAGGGTACTTCTCCTTATGACGCTGGTCTGTTCTATTGCCCATACGTTCCTCTCCAGATGGTACGTGCCATCGGTCAGGATACCTTCCAGCCAAAGATTGGTTTCAAGACCCGTTATGGCATGGTGGCAAACCCATTTGCTCGTGGCTATGACTACGCTTCTCCTGGTCTTGGTGTTATCGCTGATCGCACCAATCAGTATTATCGTATCTTCCGCGTTCGCAACTTGACCTAATCAATAACTATAACAAGTTGTTATACTAACTGAAAAGAGGGGATTCATTTCCCCTCTTTTTTTTATTTCAAATAAATAGTCACAGCAAAGGACTTACAATCAATGACAACAGAAAATTTTGTTACAAGGGTGCCGCAGAACCCCAGCTTTCTACAGGCTACAAAGTATACCTTTACGATTCCTAATCTGTCATTTGCAAAGTATTTCTGCCAGACTGTAACAATGCCTGGTGTCTCTACAGGTCCTGTAACAATGCCGACCCCATTCTCAGATACATTCCGTGCAGGTTGGAAGCTGACATATGACCCAATGACAATCACATTCATTGTTGATGAAGATTTGCGTGTATGGGAAGAAACATATGACTGGCTGAGAAGCGTAGCTGCGCCCACAGGGTTCAAAGACTATGCAAAGTATAAAAACAAGGATGCTGCTATCTACTATGACGGTATGTTGACTGTCAATACCAATGCTAATAATCCAAACATTCGCTTCAAGTTTTTCAACTGCAATCCTGTCTCACTCAGCGGTGTGACATTCAATGTCTCTGACTCTGCTGAAAATACAATCACAGCGGAACTCGGCTTGCGCTACGATTATTTTGAAATTGAACGCATTTAGTTCTTGACAAACAGGAATATTTCCTGTATAGTAGATTACATTTTTTGTTTGGAGCATTGTCTTATATTATGAAACCACCTGTGAGCATTGAAACATTGATGGAAGAATGGTCAAAAGATTCTGTCATTGACACAACTGAGCCTGGTAAAGAACTGGCTAGAATACCACTTATGCATTCCAAGTATCTGCGTATAATGACACATCATAATTTGGTTGTGAAAAAGACTTTGAGTGACTACAATCATCTCAGAAGAGTCAAGTGGGAATATTATAACGGTGATTTGAACAACCCAGATGACTTAGCTAAGTATAAGCTTGAGCCTATGATGAAGAAGGTTCTACGTGCAGACATATCAACTTATCTTGATTCTGATAGGGAGTTGAATGATATCCTATTGAAGAAAGCCATGCATGATGAAATCGTTGAGTTCTGCAAGTCAGTCTTGAAAGAACTAAACAACCGCACATTCCAGGTTCGCTCCATAATTGATTGGGAGAAGTTCACTGGTGGAATCTGATACCAAAATCATCATACACAATCTGAATGAAGTCTTTGTCGTTGTTGAATGCAGTGATGGTGTTGCTTATGAACTTAGAGAAAAGTTTACATTCCAAGTTCCTGGGTATCAGTTTACGCCTCAGTATAAGGCAAGGCTATGGGATGGTAAAATACGTCTATTTGACATCAACAAGAGACAGATATATCGTGGGCTTGTTCCTGAGATTGCAAAATACTGTGAAGAAAACAACTATGAATGGTCTTATGACAATGAAGATTATGATGAAGAGTTTTCTCTTGAAGAAGGCAAAGAGTTTGTCAAACAACTCAATCCCAAGTATGAACCCAGAGACTATCAGCTAGAAGCTTTTGTTCATTCTATGCGCACCCGGCGTGCTTTGCTACTCAGCCCCACAGGTTCAGGCAAGTCTCTGATACTATATCTGATCGCAACTTATCTTGTCAACAGAAAGTCTCTCAAGAAGGGTCTAATCATTGTTCCAACAATTTCTCTTGTTGAACAGCTATACTCAGACTTCAAGGATTACTCATCACTCAACAAATGGGACGTGGACAGCTACATTCACAGAATATATCAGGGCAAGGAAAAGCTGACAGATAAACCTATTACCATTTCTACATGGCAGTCTCTCTACAAAATGCCCAAGAGTTTCTTCAATCAGTTTGATTTTGTCATTGGTGATGAAGCGCACCAGTTCAAGGCAAAGTCATTGATTGATATAATGGTGGGGACCACAAATGCAAATTATCGCATTGGTACAACAGGAACACTAGATGGAACAAAGACAAACAAAATGGTCCTTGAAGGACTATTTGGAACTGTACGAAAAGTCACTACAACAAAAGAACTCATGGATGCTAAACACTTGGCTGACTTCCAAATCAAGTGCTTATTACTTAGACATCCTGATTCTGTATGTCAGGCAGCTAAAGACTTTACATATCAACAAGAGATTGAATACATCATTCTCAATGAATCAAGAAACAAATTCATTTCTAATCTCGCATTATCCTTATCTGGTAACACACTCATACTATACCAATACGTTGACAAGCATGGAAGCATACTGAATGATATGATATCCAAAAAGCTTGCTGGGCAAGACAGAAAGGTATTCTATGTGCATGGCGGCACTGATGTAGAAATCAGAGAGAATATCCGCAAAGTTGTTGAGTTAGAAAAAGACGCAATCATTGTTGCTTCATTTGGCACTTTTTCAACGGGCATAAATATAAAGAACTTGCATAACATCATATTTGCTTCTCCCAGCAAGTCACGCATACGCAATCTGCAATCCATCGGTCGTGGTTTGCGTATCAGTGAAACCAAAACAACTGCTATATTGTTTGACATAGCAGATGATTTGAGATATAGGAAGCATGAGAACTACACCTTGAAACACTTGGCAGAACGCATCAAGATGTTCAGCGAAGAAAAGTTCAAGTTCAAACTCTATAAGATTGGATTGAATAGTAATGAAAACACATCCCCTTCAACAAAATAAAGCAACCAAGCAACAGATCATGTTTTTAAGGCTGTCAAGCGGTGAAGATATCATTGCAAAGGTTGAGCATAACAAGACATCAAAGAGATACAAGATCATTGATCCTTTGAAGATCGTCTATGCAACATCAAAAAATCCAGGCTATATCTCCATTGCTTTTATGCAGTGGGTATTCTATAAGCTATGCGATGCACAGAACTTTGATTTGAAGGAAACAGATGTGTTACTTGCTGGCAATCCATCTAAGGATGTGATGAGGTATTACAGTCAGACACTCAGCCACTTTGAAGATAATGAACAGTCTGCTGGAGTCAATTTCATATCCAATTCAGAAGATGTTGATGATATGGGGCATATATCTCCAGAAGAAACCCTTGAAATGCTTGAAAGCTATTTGGAGAAGATGAAGAAAACCAAAGACAAGAGGAACTTGAATTAATCATGGCTAATAACCCTACCACAAATAAGAATAACTACCTGACACTTGCAGAAGAAGACAATGACTTTGGATTTACATTTGCTCATGAAGATGAGATTGTTGAGACCAATAAAGAATATTCTTCTTTACAGGAACAAGTGGATGACTTGAAAGCAAGGCTTCAAGCACTAAATAAGATTTTCACACCTTTGCTGGAGAACCTATCTAGAGATCCTGATAAGCCAATGATCAAGTGGCCCAATCGCAAGGAAGTCATAGATAAACAGTTGAGGAAGCTTCAGACACTAACCAAGGTCTAGGTCCAAAGCTATTCATTGAAGGCGGCACATAGCCCTTTTACACAAGTTTGTTGAGTTTGTCAAGGAGAAAAGATGAGTCAGGTAGAAAAAAATATTACTAAAGCAAAAAAAGAAGTCGTCCACTATGTCAATAACAAGACATTCTACGATGAAATACTGAAACACAAGAAGAAGGTTGAGGAATACAGACAGAAAGGATTACCTGACCCCAAGCTGTCCAACTATATTGGTGACTGTATATACCGTATAGCATCAAAGTTATCCAACAAGCCTTGCTTTATCAGCTATTCGTTTCGTGATGAAATGATTTCGGATGGTATTGAAAACTGCATTATGTATTTCAATGATTTCAATCCTGAAAAGTATGATAATCCATTTGCATATTTCACGCAAATAGTGTATTATGCCTTCCTAAGGCGTATCAGCAAGGAAGAAAGACAGAGATATACCATTTACAAGAACTTCCAGGAAAACATTGTGAACTATGGTAAAGATAGTCTTTTGACAGATAGTGATAATAATCACTTGCTAACAGCGCCAATGTATGATAACATAAATGACTTTATGAGCAAGTATGAGAAAAAGGAAGAACTCAAAAAGGCCAAAAGAAAGATCGTCAAGGAAGGTCTTGACAAGTTTTATGATGATGAAAGTATAGTAAAGAAAGAGGTTGAAATAAAATCAAATGCAAGAACAAGAAATTCCATTTCAGGTGGAACATCTCATCAAGTTGCTATTGAATAGCAAGGAAAATGTCTATATCAGGGCTAACTATAGAAAGCGCCTTGACACAATCAGCTACCACATAGGTAAAGCATTGAAGAAGTTTGATGCAGAGTTGCAAGCAGCTAATCAGACAGAGAGAAAAAAAAAGTCCAAATCATAATGACAAAGATTGCAATAATCGCTGATACTCATTGGGGCGTCAGAAATGACAGCCCCGTATTTCTTGATTACTTCAAGAAGTCAATGAATGAGTTTTTCCTACCTTATATACGTGAGCATGGCATCAAGCACATCATACATCTGGGCGACCTTGTTGACCGCAGAAAGTATATCAATGTCTTGACTCATGCTAGGCTGCGTGAAGACTTCCTTGAGCCTTTGAATGATCTTTGCATGATGCACATCATCGCAGGCAATCATGATGAATACTATAAAGACACTTACAAGGTAAATGCGCTTGAAGAGTTTGTAGGCAATCGCTATAAGAACATCAATGTCTATTCTACACCACAGCATATTGAGATAGATGGCTGCCAGTTCTTTCTATTGCCTTGGATCACCAAAGCAAACGAACTTGCGTCTTATGAAGCGATGGAGCAGTCAAAAGCAAGAATATGCTGCGCTCATCTTGAGTTGGATGGTTTTGAAATGCAGAAAGGATTATTATCAGATCATGGCTCTAATCACAAAATGTATCAGAGGTTTGACTATGTTTTTACAGGGCATTATCACCATAGGTCTGTCCGTGATAACATTCATTATGTGGGTGCTTTTGGCGAGCATGTTTGGTCAGACCATAACGATTCTCGTGGCTTCTCAATATACGATACCGTATCTAATACAATCGATTTTGTCCGCAATCCTTTCCGTATTTTTCATATGCTTGCTTATGATGATGTCAAGAATACTGACATCATAGAAACAATAAACGAGACTGATTATTCCAAGTATAAAGATTGCTATGTGAAGATTGTGTGTGTCAACAAGTCAAACCCATTTGCCTTTGACATGCTCATGGACAAGCTATATAAAGAGTCACCAGCAGATATATCTGTTGTTGAAGATGCTTCATTGTTTACTGATACCAAAACAGAAGAGTTTGTGGATGAAGCACAAGACACGGTGACAATACTTGATTCCTATATTGAGGGCTTGACATTGCCTGTGGAAAGTGATAAGATGAAAATTTACATGCGAGAAGTCTATCAGGAAGCATTGTCACTTGAACAGATAGACTAATACAAAGGTTTGTAATGATTGTACTCAAAGTTATTAGATGGAAGAATTTTTTATCTACCGGTAATGCTTTTACCGAGATAGAACTAAACAAAGCACAAACATCATTTATAGTTGGAGCCAACGGGCATGGTAAGTCAACCATACTTGATGCTCTGACTTTTGTTTTGTTTGGCAAGCCGTTTCGCAAGATCAATAAGCCTGCATTAGTCAATAGTGTGAACAACAAAGACTGTGTTGTTGAGATTGAGTTTGAAACACATGGCAAGCAATACAAGATCATTCGTGGCATCAAGCCCAACATATTTGAAATCTATGTTGATGATGAGTTATTGAACCAGGACTCAGCTTCAAAAGACTATCAGGAATACCTTGAGAAATATATCCTCAAGATGAACATGAAGTCATTCTCACAGATCGTCATATTGGGTTCTGCATCATTTGTGCCTTTCATGCAATTGTCGCCTGCTGACAGAAGAACCATTATTGAAGATTTGCTTGACATTCAAATCTTTTCAGTGATGTCTCTATTGATGAAGCAGAGGTTTCAAGAGAACAAGGACTTGATTGAGCGCAACCGCATTGAACTGGGTTCAAGAGAAGAAAAGAAGAAGTTCATTGAAAAGACTTTGACAAGCCTGCGCAAGAACAATGAGGACAAACTCAAGGATCTTGAAGAACAGCTTGCATCACTGAATGAGCAAAAAAAGACATTGCTTGCTGCTGTGCAAATCATAATTGATGAAAAGGAACAGTTAGTCAACAAGGTGTTGAACCTTGATGATGACAAGAAACGGTATGAGCAGATGATAAAGTATGTTGCTACTCTTGATGCAGATACAAAGAGACTTGATGTAGAAAAAGACTTCATCAAGCATTCAGAAACATGCCCAACATGCAAGCAAACCATAGATGCAAACTTCAAATCAAAGAGAGTGCTTGAACTTGCAGAAGAGATTAGTAAGCAATGTGTAGAAGCACAAGCTAAAGAGATTGACAGCAATGCGCTACTTAGCAGCATAACCGAAAAAGAAAAGTATGTGAAGCGCATTCAGAATATCAATACTGAAATCAGCAAGAACAAGTCCATGATGATGCACTTGGTTTCATCCATAAATGATACTGAGGATGCTATAGACAAGATCAAGAACTCAGACACACTCATTCAAGAGAACGAAAAAGAACTGGCTACAACCGAGAATGAGATTGCAGCAAAGGAAAGAGCAAAGAACAACTTCCTGCTCAACAAACAAATGATTGATGTGGCCACACAGTTACTCAAAGATGGTGGCATCAAGACAAAGATCATCAAGCAATACATTCCGATCATCAACAAAGTTGTCAACAAATACCTGTCGCAGATGGGGTTCTTTGTCAATTTCAATGTGAATGAGAACTTTGAGGAAGTAATCAAGTCCAGATACCGTGATGAGTTTAGCTATGCCAACTTTTCCGAAGGCGAGAAAACAAGGATTGACCTTGCTTTGCTATTCACTTGGCGTCATATTGCAAAACTCAAAAACTCAGTAAACACCAATCTGCTTTTGCTTGATGAAATACTTGATGGCTCCTTGGATGCAAATGGCACAGATGAGTTCCTCAAGATCATAAAAGACTTGACAGACGGAACAAATACGTTTATTATATCACACAAGACCGATCAGCTTGTAGACAAGTTTGATCGTGTATATCGTTTTGAGAAGGTTCAAAATTTCAGCAGGTTAGTAACATAGTATGTTTTTCAACACAGCGGATTATTATCTAGATTTGATCGGTGATTGGCAAGACCCAAATCCCCCACCTGTTATTGTTGAACACGAAGGTATCCATGTTGTTCGTGATGATATGCTTGAAGTAGGTTCAAAGGCTCGCGCTGCTGATTATCTGATACGCAATGCAAAGCAAAATGAAATCGTTTATGGATCATCACCAGCAACCGGCTATGCACAGATGTCATTGCCCTATGTCTGCTCCAAGTATGGCAAGAAAGCTGTCATATTCATGGCTGAAAGGTCTATGGATAAGCTTCATCCATATCAGAAGAAAGCAATAGAACTTGGTGCAGATATGCGCTGGGTCAAGATGGGTATGCTTCCTGTTACTGAAAAACGCGCAAGAGATTATGTAGCAGAGGACCCTGATAACAAACTGTTAGTGCCGATTGGTGTCAGACATGATACTGCTATTGGTTGTCTTATCAAAGTTGCAAGATCATTGCCTATTGAACCAACAGAAGTATGGTCAGTAGGTTCATCAGGCACACTTACAAGATCATTGCAGCTTGCATTTCCAAAGGCTATGGTACATGTAGTTTCTGTAGGGCATACAATGAAAGAAGAAGATATAGGTAGGGCGTATTATCATAAGTCTCCCTACAAGTTTGATAAGCCTGTAAAAAAAGAACATGTGCCTCCGTTTCCTTCTGCGCCCACATATGATGCAAAGGCTTGGCACATAATGAAAGATTATCAAAGTATTTACGGCAAGTCTGGCGATACTTGTCTATTTTGGAATGTAGGAGCATGATGAAAATCTGTTTTGCAAGGCTTCGTTCTGGTGATAACTATGTCACACCACTTGACCACATAATGGATTCGTTTTATGCCTTGATGCTTCGTTATGTCATGAAGCATACTGAGCATGAGTATTACCATTACAACTTTGGATTCAACCAGAAGCCCGTTCGCAATATAGAAGCAATCAAAAACGCAGACATCATAGTTATACCATCTGAAGCAGAGTTTACTTATCACATTCCTGGTGCCATTCATACACTTGACTTGAAGCGGTCAAACAGCCAGCTTGAACAAATAAAGCCGTATATCAACGGCAAGAGAGTTATCATTCTACGATCTGATCGGCGCGATGACATTGAATTGTATCAGACAAAAGTATTTCCTGGTCTTGATATAGATTATCGTGTCATTGATGAAATAGACTTTGGCAATGTTCACGGAATGAAATACCACTTCATCAAGAATATACAGACGCTATATGAGAATACCGAAAAGACATACGACTTTGCCTATTGGGGTTCTGATAAGCGAAAGACAATAGATGGCAAATCATCTGGTGATGTTCGCCACACAATACTGAAACAGATACACAAGAACGAAAACATCAAGTCTTATTTCATTGGGCGCTTCTATGGCTTTGAAAGAAATCAAAAATGGGGAAAGATGAAGAACATCATACCCACACTGAAAGCATCCAAATGCACACTATGTTTCAACTGGATGAATCCAGAAGCAACAACATCACGCTACATTGAAGCAATAGCTTGTGATATGATACCTTTGGTGTGGCAAAACTACGACACCAACAATATATTTGTTTCCTCAGAATGGCAAAGAGTCAATTCATATGAAGATTTTGTTGACAAAGTTTCCTATATATCGTATAGTGATAACTTCAATCAAAGGCTTTTGGAAGCCAAAACAAAGTTTCTGAGTGTGGTAAAAACACCAGATGAATACTATGACATATTTGAAAATCTTATGGAAAGAAATATAGCAAATGACTGAGAAGAACTGGTTCTATGGTAGAAATGATGAACTGATCAACAGCGAGGTAAACAAGACATTTGACGAATTGCTGTGGATGAGTCAATCAGATTTCCGTCAATGGGTCATAGATATGCGCAAGAAGGTGGTAGACCTTTGGGACAACAAAGGCTTGCCGCCCAGAGTAGGCTATAGCAAGAAGGACATCATTGACAACTTCACTGAGATGACAACCTTTCCTGTTCATGAACTTGAGGTTCAAAAGGATGTTGTGCGCAATACATCTATTGTTGGTAATGCAGTGAACTCTTGGTTTCCAACTATGATGAAAACAGGAATCTCTTATTCATCAAAGGGTGAAGCAAGGTCTATCTATACCTACTTTGCAGATGATTCACTGCTTGATACCTTTGTCACTTATGCAACGCGACACTTCAAACGTGATTCGTTCTATCATTATTCCTCACCTATTTCTGTCGGTGAGATACTGCAAGCCGGCAATATAAACTATACAGTAACGACACCAGAGAACTTTTTCTTGTGGTTCACCGAGAACAACATTGAAGAGAACTATGGCTACAGTTATTGGCTTTGCCCTGTCAAAGAAGATGGTAACTATACTGGCTATAATCAAGCACTTGCTAAGAGACAGAACCTCTTTGTAACTGCTGACTTTGATGTGCCTGCAAAGCACAAGGTCAATGTGGATAAGACAAAGACAAACAAGTATAGCATTCGCTGGTTCAAGTTGGGGCAAAAAGTATTCCCTATTGGCTTGAAAGCTTTCAGAGTATCGTTCTGCCAATATGCTGTGCAATATCCACCTCTTACAGCTAGATTTATATATGAAAAGTTTATAAATCCAATCAAGAATCAAGACACCGCTATTATTTGGGATCCTTCCGCAGGCTGGGCAGGCCGTCTCATTGGTGCAATGGCTATGAACGATAAAAAACAAATACATTATATTGGTACTGATCCTAATACTGATCATAATACTACTACAGGAAGAACAAAGTATCACGAAGTAGCAGATTTTTTCAATCAAAATATAAGAGAAAGCAATAGTTTATTTCCTAAATCACATATATATGAAATATACCAATGTGGTTCTGAAATGATGCGCACCCAACCTGAATTTCAAAAATATAAAGGAAAACTAGATTTTGTTTTCACATCTCCGCCTTATTTCAATAAGGAAGTTTATTCTGACGACAAAGAACAATCGTGCCATAAGTTTTCAACTTATGATTCTTGGCGAGATGGATTTCTAAGACCCACTTTGGAAACCGCAGTTGAGTATTTACGAAACGATAGATACTTGGCTTGGAATATTGCTGACATTGCACTTGACGGAAAACTTCTTTCTTTGGAAGAAGATTCTTGCAATATACTAAAAGAACTCGGAATGAAATACATCACGACAATAAAAATGACTCTTGCACCTATGCCCGGTGGTAACAGATTTGTGGAAACAGGTGAAAAAGAGATTGTTACAAAAAACACTGTATTTGGTGAAGAAACAGAAGAAGTTTCTGTCACAGAAGGTATGATGAAAAACTGTGTTGAAGTTACATCAGCAGGGGGTAAAAAAATGAAACTGAAATATGAGCCGATATATATATATTACAAGCCGTGATTATTTTGATATCTAATAGCGGCACTCCTTTCTGCATTAGAGTAGGTGGGACTGCTATCCGCGACCTACAACTATTTAGTGTTCTTTTTAGTCAATACAACTTATATCTTTACAGAAAACCCTGACAAATCAATGACTTGGTAAAATAGTCAAGGAAATCAATGACTTACACACCTCTGCAAAAAGCGCATACCTGTTATGCGCTTTTATCTATTGCAAAGCATGTCCAGCCGTGCTAAAAGTAAGCATAAATCAAGAGAACGGTCATATGGAACAAGTAACCAATAACAACCAAAAGTCCCTGCTAGCCAAGCTGCTAGCCACTGAAAACATTATAGTGCAGCACCAGCACGGTGCCAAGACCGCTTCCTTTGATGTTGCAAAGCGAGTGCTTATTCTACCTGTCTGGCGTGAAATGTCCAGCGACCTTTACGATATGATGATCGTCCATGAAGTTGGCCATGCTCTTGACACACCCGCTGACTTTCCAGCAAAGCTGATTGATATGAACAAGCGCCTAAACGGCAATATTCAATCCCTCAAGGGCTTCCTCAATATTATTGAAGATGCCCGTATTGACAAGCGCCAAAAGCGCCGCTTCCCTGGCGCACGCCGCAACTATATCAAGGGTTATAATGAACTCCTTGAAAAGAACTTCTTAGGCACTGTCAACACCGATGTGAACGGTTTGACTTTCATCGACCGCGTCAATATTCATTTCAAGGCTGGCGCAATGTCTGGCGTCAATTTCAACACCCCTGTGGAACGCGCCTTTGTCAAGCGTATTGAAACGGCTGAGACCTTTGATGAAGTCCTTGCGCTGACCGAAGAAATTTACGCCTACGCTAAAGAACAAAAACAGGAACAGCAATCCCTCAGTCAAAACCTTGATGACTTTTCATCCGATGATGATGATGAGGAATATGAGACTGATTCGTCCTCTTCCGATTCCGATTATGACTTTGATGATCAGGAAGAAGAGGAAAATGATGATGACTCTGACGGCGAGGAATCATCCGATGCTGATGCTTCCGATGATGCTGGCGAAGATGACTCGCCTGGCGCCGGTGATGAAGGTGAAAAGCCTGAAAAGCCTGAAGATGCCGGCGAAGATGATTCCTCTGATAAGAAGCAGGCTGGAGATCATGACGGCGGCGAAGGCACTTTTGCAAAGCCTGAACCCGATGCTCCCAAGACTGAACAAGCTTGGCAGGAAAAGCAGGCTGACCTGATTGCAAATCCAGAAACTGAGTACATCTACGCAACTTTGCCCCATGCAAATCTTGGTACAATCCTTGTTGATTATAAGCAAGTCCTAGCTGCTATTGACGGTGACTTCCGCATGAAGTATCAAAGCAAGCCTGCATGGTTTGATGCCGTGCGGACTGAATTGAATAACTTCAAGTCTTCTGAGAATGCAGCCATTTCCTTTATGGTCAAGGAATTTGAGATGCGCAAGGCTGCTGACGAATACTCACGCACCTCTGTTTCCAAAACTGGTGTGATTGACACCAACAAGCTTCATTCATACCGCTATAATGATGACTTGTTCAAGCGCAATGCAATGATTGCCTCTGGCAAGTCTCATGGCTTTGTCATGATTATTGACTGGTCTGGTTCAATGGATACTTGTCTGAAAAACACCATCAAGCAACTATTCTCGCTTGTCTGGTTCTGTAAACGTGTGAACATTCCTTTTGAAGTCTATTCTTTCAAGAATGGCACTACACATGACAATTATGACAAGGAAGGTCCGTGCTGGTCGCATAAAGATGGCGATATTGAAATGTCCACTTTCCGCTTGCGCAATTTATTGTCCTCTCGCATGAACCTTGCCGACTTCAACAAGGCTATGTATTACATCTGGTGTTTTGCCAGCGGCCAGATTTGGCATACTGAAAGCATGGGCTCCACGCCTTTGAATGAAGCTATTCTTGCTTCAGAACTTGTTATCAAGGCTTTCCAGGCGCGTAGCAAAGTCCAGATTGTCAATACCATCTTCTTGACTGACGGTAACAGTGACGGCAACCAAAATGTTTTTGGCCACAAATCTAATACAAACCCTGACGTAAAGTACCGCAAGTTCCACATCACCGATGATGTGACTAAAAAGACATATGAAATTGGGCATCAAAAAGCATATATAAGTCATTCGTCATACTACAAGGAAGATATTCCAATTACAATTAGCCATCGTGTGATGACTCCGACTTTGCTGAAAATCCTCAAGGATCGGACTGGTACCAATCTTGTTGGTTTCTTCCTTGAAAGTTCTAAAAACTTCAAGTTTGTTTTTAATGATGCTTATCGGAACAATATGAACTATGATGATGCTTTTTTTGAAAAGCAACGGAAACTTTGGCTTGACAATGGCTTTCTTGCCGTTACCAGTGCTGGCTATGATGAAAACTATGTAATCAATTCCAAGACTTTGAACATTGTAAACAAGCCACTGGAAATCAATTCCACCATGACTAAAAACAAGATGGCCAAGATGTTCTTGGAACATTGTGAAAAAAAGACTGTAAATCGCGTGTTATTACAACGGTTTATCAAGCTAATTGCTGCTTGACATTCCAGATAAACTATGCTATAATTATTCCATAATCGAAAGGAAATGATACACTATGACGACCTCTTCCCGCTCTGACTTTCTCGCTGCGGTAAACAAGGAATTTGGCGATGTACCCAGCCTGTCTCGCCAGCAAATTGTTGATGTGTGCGGCAAGCACAATGTCAAGTGGCCTGCTTGGCTTGTGAACGACCCTTCGACCCGTATTGGTCGCGGTGTGTATGCGCTGGGTGATGTCAAGGGTGTTTCTATTGCTGTACCTGCTGTAAAGCGCCAGAAGCGTTCCAATGCTATGCCTGCTGCTGAGATTGCTTCGGTCGTGCCTGTGTCGAACCAGTCTATCCCTGTGGCTAATGCCGATGAATTGCAGATGGCTGCTGCTGTTGCTTCACCTGCGGCTCCTGCTGCTACTGTCAATCTTGTTCCTTCAAAGGCAACTGGTTATGTTCCTTTCGGGCACTTCAATGACGTTCGTTCCATTATCAAGTCAAAGCGGTTCTATCCGACTTATGTGACTGGCCTTTCCGGTAACGGTAAAACAATGATGATTGAGCAGATTTGCGCTTCTGAAAACCGCGAACTTGTCCGTGCTAACATCACCAAGGAGACCGATGAAGATGACTTGATGGGTGGCTTTCGCCTTATTGACGGCAAGACCGTCTGGCAGAATGGCCCTGTGGTTGTTGCAATGGAGCGCGGCGCTGTACTGTTGCTTGATGAAGTTGACTTAGGTGATGCCAAGCTGATGTGCTTGCAGCCTGTGCTTGAAGGCAAGCCGATCTATCTCAAGAAGATCAACCGCGTGATCGCCCCTGCTCCTGGCTTCAACATCCTTGCTACAGCTAACACCAAGGGCAAGGGTTCAGATGACGGCCGCTTTATCGGTACCAACGTGATGAACGAAGCTTTTCTTGAGCGTTTCTCAATCACGTTTGAACAAGAATATCCTCCGATCAAGTCTGAGACCAAGATCATCAACAATGTTCTCAACAATGCTGGTGTGGAGGATTCGTCCTTTGCTGAAAAGCTGGTTGTCTGGGCTGATATGATCCGCAAGTCCTTCTATGAAGGCGCTGTGTCGGATATCATCTCTACCCGCCGTCTTGTCCATATCGCTGAAGCCTATAGCATCTTCGGTAAGGATCGTGAAAAGGCAATTCGCTTGTGCTTGAACCGCTTTGATGTGGATACCAAGAACAACTTCATGGAACTCTACCTCAAGCTTGATGAAACACTCAATCCGCAGCCGGCTGCTGCTCCTGCGATTGACAATACGGAAGTTGCGTTCTAATAAAAAAAGGCTTGGCACTAAGCCATCCTTAGTGTAATATATGCGTTATACAGTGACAACAGGTAATGTAAACCGCGCTTGTTGTCGCTGTCCTAAATGGAAGCGGTTTATTTTTTATAATGGAGTTATATAATATGTCACAGTTGTCTAAGGTTGCTAAGGTTTTGCGTTCCAATAACCGCGGTGTTGGTATCACCGCTGCTAAGATTGCTAGGCTGACCGGCGCACCCAAGGAGTCTGTTTACAAGCGTGTGTATGATCTGCGCGTAAACGAAGGGCATAACATCTATAGCAACTACCGTATGGTAAACGGTGAGCGCAAGATGTATTATCGTATTGCCTCATAAAAATAATTCTTGACAACCTTGAAAAGGGATGCTATATATACTATAGCGTCCCTTTTTGTTATCATGTAAGGAGTGAATAATATGGAACTAAAAATATCCCTTGAAGACCTAAGAAAGGCAAAACTGTTTGTCTGTACACCACAATATGGTGGGCAGAATGCAGGCCTCTATATGAAATCGTGCCTTGACTTGCAAGGCATGTGCATACAGAACGGTATTGATATCCGCTTCTCGTTTCTTTTCAATGAATCCCTGATTACCCGCGCACGAAACTATCTTGTTGATGAGTTTCTCCGCTCTGGGTTTACTCATCTTCTCTTTATCGACTCAGACATTCATTTTGACCCCAACGATGTATTAGCCTTGATCGCCCTTGACAAGGACATCATTGGTGCACCATATCCAAAGAAGTCAATCAACTGGCGTAACATCGCTACAGCAATGGTGCGCAACCCTGCCATCTCACCAGGAGAACTTGATGGGCTTGTTGGTGACTATGTATTCAATCCAGTTCCTGGAACCAAACAGTTCAAGGTTACTGAGCCACTTGAAGTCATGGAAATCGGTACTGGTTTCATGATGGTCAAGCGCCAGGTGTTTGAAAAATTCCGGGAAGCATATCCTAAGCTGAACTACAAGCCAGACCATGTTGGGCAAGCAAACTTTGACGGCTCTCGCTATATTCATGCATACTTTGAGACTGTCATTGACAATGGCTATACATTTGATGATGTGTATCGCCTGATGACTCGTGCTGCTGCTGGTGAAAATGTCAAGCAAGACTTTGCCAATCTTCTTGAAGCGGAAAAGACTGCATCACATCGGTATCTGTCAGAAGATTATATGTTCTGTCAGTATGCACGAAAGATCGGCTTTCAGATTTGGCTTTGCCCATGGATGAAGACACAACACATTGGTACATTTGCCTTTACTGGTAATCTACCTTCTATTGCCAATCACACTGGAAATCTCTGATCATGATCATTGGTATATTAGGTTTTATCAACAGTGGTAAAGGAACCTTTGCTGATCTGCTTGTCAAGAATCATGGCTTTACCAAGCTATCTTTTGCTGATTCACTCAAGGACGCAATCTCTGCTATCTTCGGATGGCAGAGGAACCTTCTAGAAGGCGATACAGCAGAGAGCCGAGAGTTTAGAGAGACCAAAGACGAATGGTGGTCAGATAAGCTTGGCAGAGACTTTACACCGCGCCTGGCCCTGCAACTCATGGGAACTGAGGCCATGCGCGATGGGCTTCACCCCAACATCTGGATATATTCCCTTGAACGCAAGATTGGAATGTATAACAATGTAGTCATTGCTGATGTGCGTTTTCCAAATGAAATTGAAGCAATCAAGAATATGGGCGGCTTTGTGGTTCGTGTAACCAGAGGTGCTGATCCAGAATGGTATTCAACTGCGCTTGCTGAGAACACTTCAGATGAACTTGCAGATGAGCATGAAGATAGCGCAATGGCAAGATTGTACCCTCATGTCCATTATTCCGAATGGGCTTGGATTGGGCAACCAGTGAACTATGAGTTTTTCAATCAAGGAACGATAGAAATGCTTGGTGGAGACATAAAGCAATGCTTAAAAGTCTTTACAGGCCCGGGCAGATGTGATACAATACCTAATCTAAACTGAAACACAAGGAACTTTATATCATGAAACTTAGCGAAAATACTCTTTCAATCTTGAAGAACTTTGCAGCAATCAACTCTGGAATTGTTTTGCATATCGGTAATGTGCAAAAGACAATCTCTCCAGAAAAGTCTATTCTGGTTGAAGCAGAACTTGACGAAAGCATTCCCAACTCTTTTGGAATCTATGACCTGAATCAGTTCTTGGGGAATGTGTCCACACTAGACAATCCTGACCTGACATTTGATGCAATCAAGGTTGTTATCAATGACGGTGAGTTGAGCCTCAATTATTTTGGCTCGTCTCCAAGTACGATCATATCACCGCCAGAAAAGGCGCTTGTCATGAAGTCTGTTGATGTCCAGTTTGTTCTGACAAATGCCAATCTGCAAAAGCTTCTCAAGATTGCTGCACTTAACAGCTTGCCCAACATCACTGTCATTGGCAAGTCTGATGGCATCTATTTGCAGACGCATGAAAAGGCTAATGATACTTCCAATTTTGCTTCAATCAAGATTGTTGATACGCAAAGCAAGGACTTCACCGTATCATTCAAGACAGAAAACCTCAAGCTTATCCCAGATGATTATGATGTTGAAATCCAGATTGATGGGTTTGCAAAGTTAACTGCAAAGAACAAGAAGCTGAAATACTTTATTGCATTGGAAACGAAATAATATGTCAGGCATCGGTCACAACCAAAACTACGTTAGCATCAACTCACTCACCTCAGAGCAAAAGGATAAGTTGCGGAATGCAATCAAGTCCTTGAATGACAGTATGACTCGTACTGCTGCTGAGAGAGACTTTCAGAAAGAAGCTTTGGAGACAGCATCTTCTGGAACTGGCGTTGATAAGAAAACCATTCGCCGTATGGCAAAGGTCTATTTCAAGGCCAACTACAACCAAGAGCAGGAAGACAACCGCCGCTTTGAAGAGTTCTATGATGGAGTCATGAAGTAAATGGCTATCGACCTTTACGGTAAAGAGTATGTAGATAAGTGGGACTATGCTCGAACTTTGATAACCAAAGGAGCCAAGAAGCAGTTCTATAGTTTGGAATACTTGACAAAAGGTAGAGAAGTATCTCTGTTTATCATGGATGAAAATAAAAACTACATCAAACAAGTAAATTTTGATGAACCTGGTCTATATGCCATCTTTCAAAAGTCCAAAGGCAACAAAATGGAATGCTTGTATGTAGGATTGAGTTTTTCATCTGTGTCACATCGATTATATCGATTTGGTAAAGAACTTTTGTTGGGTTTCTCCAGACATGATGAAGATCATCCTGCTGCCAAGAAAGCAAGACTTATGGGAATCAAACCAAAGAACCTTTATTTCAAGAATCTAAAACTATCAGAACTACCTTATAGAGGTGAGTTGCGCTTTGATTTGGATTATATTGATGAGACGGTGGCCCATCTTATGAAGTCTCGTTTCAACACCCGAAAGGGAGTAAAGAAATAATGCCGCCAGATAAAGAAAAGCAAATAGTCCGTATGATGGAACTCATGCGGCCTATTGACAGACAGATCATGATGTGCGATAATCAGAATGATCTGCTACTATTGGCATCTATTATGACAACCACTGCTCTGCGCATATACATGCAGAACTTGGGTGGCAAAGGTGCCAAGACATTATTTCAACAAATGACGGATGATATAGATGAAAAAATCCTTCCTCTGGGTGGAGCGTTACCGCCCGACAACAGTAAATGACTGTATTCTGCCTGAGCGTCTCAAGCAGCCTTTCCAAGAATATGTAAACAGAAAAGAGATTCCAAATCTCATGCTCACTGGCTCTGCTGGTGTCGGTAAGACAACCATTGCACTGGCCATGTGTGAGGAGATTGGTGTCAACTATCTGTTTATCAACTCTTCGGAAGAGCGTGGTATTGACACGCTGCGCACCAAGATCATTGGCTATGCTTCTACAGTATCTCTTACTGGAGGCAAGAAGGTGATCATCCTAGACGAAGCAGACCATCTTACACCAGATGCTCAAGCAGGCCTGCGCGGTGTCATTGAGGAGTTTGCAGATAACTGCACATTCATCTTTACCTGCAACTTCAAGTCTCGCCTGATTGATGCTCTACACTCTCGTTGCACTGTTCTGGAGTTCTCGCTCAAGAACGATGAGAAGAAAGAGATGGCTACTCAGCTATTCAAAAGGCTTCAGTCTATTCTCAAAGAAGAGAAGATAACCTATGATAAGGCTTCTCTGGCCAAGATTGTTGAGAAGTATTTTCCCGACTATCGCAGAACCATAAATGAGTTGCAGCGGTTCAGCGTTTCTGGAACCATTGATGCAAGCACTGTTGCTCAGTTGTCTGATGTGAAGAAGCTTGCTGAGTTGGTTTCATCCTTGAAGGATAAGAACTTTAATGAGATGAGGAAGTGGGTAACCACAAACTCGGACATTGATGCATCAAGCATATTCAGAAAAATCTATGACAGTCTTGCTGAATACATCAAGCCGCAAAGCATTCCTCAAGCTGTGGTTATCATATCAAAGTATCAGTACCAGTCAGCTTTTGTTGCTGACCAAGAGATAAATCTTGTAGCTATGCTGACTGAGATGATGGTTGATTGTGAGTATGTCTGAGGTATTAGTGTCAACATTAGAAAGATTCTTGGGAATAGAAACTAATAAAAAAGAACCACAAAGAACGTGTAGCCTTTGTGGTGTAGAAAAAGCTGTTTCTTTGTTTCCTATAAGATTAGGAACTTGGCCAGATACAAGATGTACCGATTGTAAGAACAAATACTTTACTGAACTCAAAGCACTGAAGTTAGACGTTACAGTGCGTGAAATGCCTGATGCTTGTGAGTGCTGTGGCAGAAAAAAACAAAGCAACGTCAATCTATCTTTTGATCACCACTACGATTCTAAAGGAGAAGCATACTTTCGTGGATGGTTATGTAAACAGTGTAACTCTGGTATAGGATATCTAGGAGACAATATTGAAGGCGTTAGAAATGCTTTAAGGTATCTATTGGAAAATCTTCCTTCTGATGAAAAGGTTAATAATGTCTGACATATTCAAAGAAGTCTTACCGGCTATACTGCAAACAAAGCAGCATGTGATCACGAAAGACAATGAGAGGGACTACAACCCTTTCGTTGTCAATCGTGCTTTGTCGTTTCATTATGACTGTGTTATGCTCGTCAATGAGATGAACAAGTTGCCAGACACCGACAATCTTTTGCAGTTCCAATATCTGCTAAATACCATTAGGTCGTATAAAAGACCTTTTCAGAAGTGGCAGAAGCGGGAGGATACTGATGGGTTGAATGCTGTCAAAGAATACTTCGGTTATTCCAATGAAAAGGCCAGAGAGGCTATAAACATCCTTTCAGACGACCAGCTAAACGAAATAAAAAGACTAACGAATAAAGGTGGCGTCAATAATGCAAAATCTAATAGAAAATCTGTTGGAGGTGACACTAGATAAACCAGACGACTTTCTGAAAGTAAAAGAAACTCTTTCTCGTATTGGTGTGGCATCAAAAAAAGAAAAGACCCTGTATCAGTCGTGCCATATACTACACAAGCAGGGCAAGTATTACATCATTCATTTCAAGGAACTATTCATCCTTGATGGCAAGCAATCCGACTTCTCAGATGAAGATAAGTCTCGCAGAAATACCATTGCAAATCTATTGAGCGAATGGGAACTTGTCAAGCTGGTAGACGCTGAAAAAAGCAAAGACCCAGTGGCTCCGATCAGCCAGATAAAGATCATTGCACATAAGGAAAAATCAGAGTGGAATCTTGTTGCAAAATATAACATTGGAAAACTCAAGACACCACTTGACACAAAATAAAAACACATATATACTGTTACCAACATTATTATGAGAGGTGAGTTTTACCATGTATAGCCGTGAAAAGATTATTCAGACTTTGAGAGACATCAAGAAAGAAGCAGAGCAGATATTCCCTTATGTGATCATCGCTCAGCCTCGCAGAACCAAAGAAGATACCCCAGCACAGACTTTCAATGGATATGGTTTGAACCATGTTGATGTCATGGGGCATAGCTTTGCTTATATTGATGTCATTGGTGAGATGGTTGACGTTGCGCGTAACTACCTGATTGAGCGTGTCATCAATGACTCAGACGCAAAGTATATGTTCTTTATCGGTGACGATACTGTGGTGCCTTATGATGCTTTCAAGATACTTCACAAAACAGCAGAAGAGAATCCAGGCTCAGTAGTAACTGGTGTGTATTACATCAAGTGCAGCCACGCAATGATTTCTGTCAAGAAGGACAATCATATCGTTGTACCTAATGTCGATCCTGGGCAGATTCTTGAAGCATGGCAGACTGGTATGGATTGTATGTTGATCCCTGTTGATCTTCTGCGCAAGATGAAGCAAGAAGAACCTGAACTTCCTTTCTGCGTTGTCGCAAAGGATATTGAGGACATTCCTTTCGTTGGCGAAGATAACTTCTTTGTTCATAGAATCCGTAAGCGCGGTGTCAAGCTGCTTGTCAATACAGATGTGCAATGTCTGCATATGGACATCGCCACGGGCAAGTATACAGCACACCCTGATGTCAATCTCAACAAGTATTACACCAACATCAAGCCCTCAGGCGTATTGACAATTGATGATAAGAAGTTTGTTGATCATCGTTGGTTCTCAAGATTGCCAGGTGGCATCAACAATCCAAAGGGTGGCTTTGATCGTTGGCTTCCAGGTCAAGATATTCCAAAACTTGTAACAGAGAAATGGGGAACACAGCAACTCATAACAGGGCTTGAAATAGGCACAGCAGATGGTATCACAACAGAACACTTGCTGTCATCCATGACAAATCTAAAGCTATATGGTGTTGATCCTTATGTGTCATATGTGGATTATGATGGGCATGTTCCGCCTGTTGAAGAACACTATAAAGAACTTCTGCGCAAGACAGAAAAGCGGCAAAACTTCACGTTCATCAAGGCATCTTCTGATGATGCTCTGGTACAGTTTGAAGATAACTCACTCAATTTTGTCTTTGTTGATGGTCGTTCTGAATATGACCAGATACTCAAAGATTGCGCTAACTATTGGAAGAAACTCAAGTCCGGAGGATTGATGTTTGGTCATGGCTTTGCTCGGCTAGAGCATGTCAACAAGGCTGCTAACAAGTTTTCTGATTCCGTAGGCTTGAGAATTGAAAATGCTCAACAAGACCTATGGTACATCGTAAAACCGTAATAATAAATACAGAAATATAATAGGAGATTATAAATAAAATGGCTGATATTACACTTGAACTAATCGGTGTTCAAACACCACCAGCACCTGAGACAAGAGACATTGCTTTTCTCAATGTCACTTACAAGGGTAACACATATCCAAACTGGGCTATCTATATACCTCAGTTTGCACCAGTAGGGGAATCTCTAGCTACTGCTGAAGCTAATGTTGCTGCACAGATTGATGCAAGAGAAGCACAATGGGCTGCTGCACCAAAAACAGTAGACGATATTGATAATATGACAGGGCAACCAAGAACTCGTGATGTTGCAAAGGAAGAGATCGTAAAACCTTACATGCCTGACTATTATGCTCTGCGCCGTGCTGAATATCCATCTATTGGTGACCAGTTGGGTGCTATTGGCAAGGGTATTGACTCTGCTGAGTATCAGGATATAGTTGCAAAGATCAATGCTGTAAAAGCAAAGTATCCCAAGACTTACTAACAGAAAGTTTTTGTTATGACAAAGAATGTATTATTGACAGGCGGACCAGGCTTTATTGGGCATCATATTGTTGATGCCATTATCGCCACCACCGACTATAATGTGATTACACTTGATCGTCTTGACTTTTCAGGCAATCTCAATCGCCTGAGTCAGATACTTGAAGGATATTCTCCTGAACAAAGAAAGCGAGTAAAGGTTGTGTTTCATGACCTTCGCGCTGAAATAAACGCCCACACAGCAAACCTCATTGGCAAGCCCGACATCATTCTGCATGTTGCTGCTGGATCGCATGTGGATAGATCAATTCAGAACCCAATGGAGTTTGTGCAAGACAATGTGGTAGGCACAGTCAATCTCTTGAACTATGCCAGACAGCTTGATAACCTAGATTCGTTACTTTATTTCAGCACAGATGAAGTCTTTGGACCTGCACCTCTTGGTGTCAGATATGATGAGAGAGCAAGATATAACTCCTCTAATCCATATGCTGCTACCAAAGCTGCTGGTGAAGAAATGTGTGTTGCTTTTGAGAATACATACAAGCTGCCTATTATGATTACACACACGATGAATGTGTTTGGCGAACGGCAGACACCAGAGAAGTTCATTCCAATGTGCATACGCAAGGTGCATCTGGGTGAACCTGTAACCATTCATGCTGACAAGACAAAGACTAAAGCAGGCTCACGCTTCTACATTCACGCAAAGGATGTTGCTGATGCCGTAATGTTCTTGGTGCAGAACAAGCCCAAGACACCACCAGACTTTGGTGGAGCATACATTCCCAAGTTTAATATCGTAGGTGCAGAAGAAATTGATAATCTATCTCTTGCAAAAATGGTAGCAGAGGCGCAGGGCAAGGAACTCAAATATGAAATGGTTGACTTTCATTCATCTCGTCCTGGGCATGACTTGCGCTATGCACTGTCTGGAGACTTGATGAAGTCGCTGGGATGGCAACCAAAGATCACCTTTACCAATCGCATCAAGCAAGTGAGTGATTGGTACCTCAACAACAAAGAATGGCTGGGAATTTCATAATGGCAAAGAAACCTATCAAGACATCTACAAAGAAGAAAACAATAGAACTAACTGAAATCCTAAAAAATACTAACATCACATATACTGGTGAAGTCAAACACATACCTTTACAGGAACTTATCTACAAGCCTCGTTCTTTGAAAATCTATAGGATAAACGACAACATCAAGCTGCCATCATTTGCTACAAAGCAGTCTGCTTGCTTTGATCTATCGTTTCAAGCAGAAGGCAAGCATGTATATGAGGGCATAAACCAATATTGTGCGCCTTTCTCTCGCCCATTGCATTATGGTAATATACGCATTATGCCTGGTGATAGAATTTTGGTGCCGACTGGATTGTTCTTTGACATACCAGAAGGATACTCAGTTCGCTTTCATCCAAGGTCTGGTCTGTCATATAATAATGGTATTGTCTTGGCCAATCTTGAAGGCGTCATTGATTCAGACTATGTGAATGAGATTTTTGTTTTGCTGACAAACATTTCAGAAACCGATTTTACAATAAATAATGGTGATCGTATTGCTCAGGCTGAACTTGTCAAGTCTGAAGTCTATACGATAGAAGAAACAAAAACAAAACCCACGCAGAAAACCGATAGAGTTGGAGGGCTGGGTTCAACTGGGATAAAATAATGCCTGCTGTAGCAAGAAAGAGTGGATTTGATTCTGTTCAATCTCCCGATGGAAATCCAGCACCACCATGCGGTCCACCAACTGATCCACCTTCTTGCCTAGCCCCCTCTGTTCAAGCAACAGATGCAGGCTCTTCCACTGTCACAATAAATGGAATAGGTGTTGTCAGACGAGGCGATGCCATGCTTTCCCATCCATTTGGATGCTTCTGCTCTGCACACGCTCCTGCATTATCAACTGCTTCTGCTCATGTAACAGTAGAAGGAAGGGGTCTGGCTCGCGTTGGTGATGCTTATGATGGGCATATTATCTCTAGCGGCTCAGCAAACTTTTCAGACGGCAGCCCATCATCATAAAAAATCTCATAAACACTTGACATTTCTGTAGAGATGTGTTATATATACTATTGTGCGCGGGAATAAGGTATTGCGTATCTCGCGCACAAACCTCTTGCCATCATGGGAGAGGAAATCATAACTCGCTTAACAAGGAGAATATACATGAATACATTTGATCCATTCAACTTTTATAAGTCCACTGTCGGCTTTGACGATATGTTCAAGAAGCTGAACGAACTGACTGAAACCCTTCCAAAGATTCCAACTTATCCCCCATACAATATCCGCAAGGTCAATGACAATCACTATGTCGTTGAGATTGCTGTCGCTGGCTTTGGCCAGCAAGACATCGATGTTGAAATTCAGGATGGTATCTTGACAATCACAGGAATCATCACAGCAAAGGATAACAGCGACTATATCTTCAAGGGTATTGCAGACCGTGCCTTCACTCGCAAGTTCACTCTTGCTGATTCTGTTGAAGTCAAGAATGCAGACCTTATCAATGGTATGCTCAAGATTTGGCTTGAACGCTTCATTCCGGAAGAGAAGAAGCCAAAGAAGGTGCCTGTAAACACAGTCGCTACCAAGAAAGAACTTCTTACCGAAGAAGATGAGGCAAACTAATGATAAAAAAGTATATCAAAAAGTTTTTTCCGACTGAACAGGAAAGAATGAACAACTTTCTATCACAAGCCGTCGATATAGTTCACCTTGAAATGCTACAAAGGGAATGGGATCGTATGTCTTATGAGAAACGAAGTTCATACTAACCGATAAATTACTCTACTAAATAGGAGGGGTCAGAAACGACCTCTCCTATTTTTTTACTTGACAACACTTGAATCAGGGCATATAATACCTATGTCCTGCCATTATGGAATGATATAATATGAAACTCAAGATACTCAAATCAGTCACAGTCATCACCCCAACAGTTGGCTCTGCAAAGCTGCAAGATGCTGTTCAATCCATCCTCAATCAAACTTATGAAGGTGTCAAGCACCTTGTTGTATCTGATGGTCCTGAACACTTTGATTCAGTCATTGATAATGTCATAGAAGCTATTGATAGCCGTAAAGACCGTAAACCAGAAGATTATAGAAAGGTCATTACAACGGTTACTCCATGGAACACTGGTGCAAATGGTTTCAATGGGCAGAGAATATACGCTGCTTATCCTCATCTTGTCAACTCAGACTATGTGTTCTTTCTTGATGAAGATAACTGGTATCAAGATAACCATGTGGAGACACTGATTGACTTGATTGAGAGTGAAGGATTGGATTGGGCACACTCTTTTAGGTCTGCATACTCTCTTGATAAGAAATTTGTAGCAGAAGATAACTGTGAGAGCCTGGGTAAGTGGCCCATCTATTTCACTCATGATAATCCTCAATATTTGGTTGATACATCTTCTTTTGCATTTACACGAAACTTTATCAAGCAAACCTGTCATCTTTGGCATAGTGGACCTTGGGGTGAAGATCGCAGGTATTTCTATGCAATAAAAGACAGATCAAAGTGGAACACCACATGCAAGCATACTCTTTGCTATAGACTAGATGGCAATCCCAAGTCTGTCAATAAAGAGTTCTTTGACAACGGAAACAAAATACAACTTGAAAACTATAAAGGCAACTTACCATGGAAGAACACATAATGACAGACAATGAAAACAACTTTCCCGACATCATCATCGGTGGTGCATCCAACTATACATGGGACCATTTGAAGTGTTGGGTCAACTCAATCAAGAAATCTGGCTTCAAGGGTATGATCGCTCTTGTAGCAACCAACATATCAAAAGAGACAATAGACAAGCTGGTAGCAGAAGGTGTAACACTCTCGCTCTATGGCACACAGCAGCAAGACGGCAGCTTCAAGGCACAAAGCAATGGCGCACCACATGTTGAGCGTTTCTTCTATATGTGGAACTTTTTGGAGAAGTTGCCTACCCGTGGGCAGTTTGCATATGTGATAGCAACAGACACCCGCGATGTGGTGTTTCAGTTGAACCCTTCTGAGTATCTGCGCATCAATAATTCAATGGGGCATGAGTATATTGTTTCAGCAGAAGGCTTGCTCTATAAAGACGAACCATGGAACAATAGAAACCTCTATGAAGCATTTGGACCATACTTTCATAATCATCTGAAAGATGCTATGATTTGTAATGTTGGTGTTCTTGCAGGTGAATACAGATATATCAAAGACCTTCTGTTGCAGATTTTCCAGATGTCTATCAACAGACCTATTCCTGTTGTTGACCAAGCGGTGTTCAACTTCCTCATCAATCAACAACCATATCTGAGCGGTGTGCGTAGATTGTCAAATGTGGATGCCTGGGCTGCACAACTTGGTGCAACCCTGCAAGCAATCAATGCAGGTAAGGGTGACATTGGCTTGCTTGCTCAACATAAACCATCAGCGGTCGATGAGTATCTTGCAGCATATAAAGACATTCAGCCACACTTTGATGAAGAGGGAATAGTCTATAATGATCACAATGAACCATTCTGCATAGTGCATCAATATGATCGTGTGCCTGCACTCAAGGATAAGGTTGAAGCACTATACGGCAGCGCCACTATATAATACAGTAACGGAGTTTTATTATGCAGAAAATCATTGACTTCATCGACCACAATAACATTCTGAGTGTGCTTGACATAGGCGCAAATGTGGGTCGGTTCTCCCATACTGTAAAGTATGTCTTTCCCAACATAGACATCTTCATGATTGAAGCAAACCCTTGGTGTGACAATCATCTCAGCAGGGTTGGCATTCCATATGAGATTGCTTGTCTCTCCGACGAACATAAAGAGGTCAAGCTGTTCTTCAATACAAAGGACTTCATTTCAACTGGTGTTTCATATTATCTTGAGAATACTCCGTATTTCAATGAAAACGATTATTCAAAGACACAGACAAAGCTTTTGGATGAAGTCATACTCAAGAAGTTTGAAAAGCAGAAAGAGTTTGAGTTGATCAAGATGGATACACAGGGGTCTGAACTTGACATCATCAAGGGCGGACCCAAGACATTTGAAAAAGCAAAGCACATCATGATTGAACTGTCTTTGGTTGAATACAACAAAGGCTCGCCACTCAAGGATGAAGTATCAAAGTTTCTGCAAGACATGGGTTTTAAGCCAAATGTGCTTGTCAATACGATCTATAAGCACCATGACCCATCAACAAAAGAAATTGTTCAAGAAGATTGGATATTTTCCAGATGATGAAGAAGCCGTTGCGCCTTGGCTTTACTGATACCAATAATCAGATCGCCACGTTCTTCTTAAATGTGTTGAGTAGCAAGTTTGCTGTTACTGTTGATCAAAACAATCCTCAGGTTGTTATCTTTGGTGATAGTAACTTTGGGCATAACAATCTCAACATAGACAAGAACAAAGTCGTCAAGGTATTCTACACTGGTGAGAACCAAAGACCCTGGAACTATGATGCACATTGCTTTATTTCTTTTGATCACATTGAGGATGAAACACACTACAGACTACCTTTGTATGTGATCTATGATTGGCATAACAAGGTGAAAGGATGGCCTAATATGTCTCAAAGTCATATTAGAAGCCCAGAAGATGTAAACTCAAAGACTAAGTTCTGCTCTTTTTTGGTGCGCAATCCTAGTTGCCAAATGCGCAACAATATGTTTCATAAGCTTTCCGAATATAAAAAGGTTGACAGCGGCGGTCCGTTGTTCAATAATATAGGGCATGTATTGGAATATGGTGACAATGCGCCCAAGGCAAAAATGGAATGGCTAAAAGATTATAAGTTCAACATCTGTTATGAAAACAGCAGCTATCCTGGCTATGCTACTGAAAAGCTATATGAAGCGTATATGGGAGGAACTATTCCGATCTATTGGGGCAGCCCAACAATTGAAGTTGATTTCAATCCATTGGCATTTCTCAATAGGCATAACTTTGCCAGTGATGAAGATTTTATTAAAGCAATAGAGTTGGTAGACAGTAATGATAGTGTATACAACCAAATATACCAACAGCCTTTATTTCATAGTTCAATAGGAAATAGATTTACCAACTTGGACCGATTCACAAGATGGTTTGACACAAATGTTTATACAAGGATAATGATACAATGACAGCGATAAGACCCAGAAATGTAGCACTGATAACAGGCATCACCGGGCAAGACGGTTCATTCTTGGCTGAGTTGTTGCTTGAAAAGGGATATGAAGTGCATGGCATTGTGCGCCGTGCTTCTCTGATCAATACAGATCGCATCGACCATATCTATCATAAGCTGAAACTGCATTATGGTGACTTGACTGATGGTTCAAGCCTGATTCGTATCATCAAGGATATACAACCCACAGAGATTTACAATCTGGGCGCACAGTCCCATGTCAAAGTATCATTTGAGATTCCAGAGTATACTGGTCAAGTAGATGCTTTGGGAACGCTGCGTGTTTTGGAAGCTGTGAGGCTATTGGGCCTGGAGAAGCAGGTTCGTATCTATCAGGCTTCAACATCTGAACTCTATGGGCTGGTGCAAGAAACGCCACAGACAGAAAAGACACCGTTCTATCCGAGATCGCCATATGGTGTGGCTAAGATTTATGGCTTCTGGATTGTAAAGAACTATCGTGAAGCATATGGTATGCACTGCTCATCAGGCATTCTATTCAATCACGAATCACCAAGACGCGGTGAAACATTCGTGACACGCAAGATTGTCAAGGGGCTGTCTCGCATCAGTTCTGGTTATCAAAAAGTCTTGGAACTTGGTAATCTCAATGCAAAGCGAGATTGGGGTCATGCAAAAGACTTTGTTGAAGCAATGTGGCTGATGCTGCAACAACCAGAGCCAGATGATTATGTCATAGCTACTGGTGAGCAGTATTCAGTCAGGGATTTCGTCAATGAAGCTGCACCATATTTTGGCATGAATATCACATGGCAGGGTGAAGGATTGAATGAAGTTGGTGTTGATCAGACTGGTGAAGTTCGTATTCGCATCAATGAAAGATACTTCAGACCATCAGAAGTTGAAACGCTATTGGGTGATTCCACAAAGGCGCGTAAAGCACTTGGTTGGAAGCCACAGTATTCATTCAAAGACCTTGTAAAGGAGATGTGTCTCTATGGACAGTAATGAGAAGATTTTGATAGCAGGGGCTAATGGTCTTGTTGGTTCTGCTATTGACCGACAACTGAGACAGCAAGGCTATACAAACATCGTAGGTGTTGGGCGTCAAAGATGCGACTTTCGCAATCAGCAAGAAACATTTGAACTTTTCAGAGCAGAGAAGCCTGACTATGTGTTTCTAGCAGCAGCAAAGGTTGGTGGCATTGGGCATAATCAAAAGCACCCAGCAGAATACATCAGAGACAATCTGCTTATACAGACAAATGTGATTGATTCAGCATATGTATCAGGAGCCAAGAAGCTATTATTCTTGGGTTCAGCTTGCATCTACCCCAAGTTTGCTCCTGTTCCAATCAAGGAAACAGACCTGCTCACAGGTCCAATGGAACCTACTAACATAGGCTATGCGCTGTCAAAGATCATTGGTCTGACAATGTGCCAGAAATATACAGAGCAGTATGGCTTCAAGACAGTCTCAGTCATGCCAAATAATCTATATGGCATTCACGATAACTTTGATCCAGAGAAGTGCCATGTGATTCCTTCATTCATCAATCGCTTCATTGCTGCAAAGGAAAATAACTATCAGACAATAACCTGTTTTGGAGATGGCACACCAACCAGAGAGTTTCTATATAGTGATGACCTTGCTGATGCTTGCATCTTCTTGATGAACAACTATGATGACCCTGGTCCTATCAACATTGGACCAAACCATGAAGTGACGATCAAGGAACTTGCCGAAACTGTAGCAGACATCTTTGGCTATCAAGGTCAGATTGTTTGGGATACATCAAAACCAAATGGCACACCACGCAGAGCATTAGACACATCAAAGATGGATGCTCTTGGATGGAAACCAAAAGTTGATCTGCGTCAAGGTCTGAGAATGACAATAGACTGGTATTTGAACAACAGAGATACAAATGAAATCAGAGTTTGATTGGCCCCTGCAAAAGAACAGCTTGTCATTCATGGACAGGCTGAAACTAGCAAAGTTTGTTTTGACAACAGACAAGTTCACACAGGGCAAGAAAGTTGAAGAATTTGAACGCGAATGGTCTTGGTGGTTGGGCGGCAAACACTCTTTGTTTGTATCTTCTGGTAGCACCGCAAACTTTTTGCTGATTGCTGCATTGATAGCAACCAAGCGCCTCAACAAGGGTGACAAGGTTGTTGTTCCTGCTTGCACCTGGGTGACGAACATCAACCCTATCATACAGTTGGGGTTGCAGCCTATATTTTGTGACATTGATCTGCATAACTATTCTTTTGATCTGCACAATCTCAAATACATTTCTGAGAAGCATACTGACATCAAGGCTGTGTTTGTCACACATCTATTGGGCATTCCAGCACCAGTGCATCTATTCAAGAAGATTCTGCCCAATGCTATCTATATTGATGATGTTTGTGAATCACACGGCTGCGTAGATCATCATGGAGATTTGGTTGGTTCAAGAAGCACTGGCGCAACTTTCTCTTTCTACTTTGGGCATCATATGTCAACCATTGAAGGTGGTATGATTACAACCAATGACACCGAGTTATATAATGCAATGCGTATGATGCGTTCACATGGTATGTCACGCAACGCCTTGGCTCCTCATTTTTATAACAGAAAATATCCTGACATTGAAAAACAGTTCTTGTTTGTGCTTGACGGATATAACTTCCGCAATACAGAACTTGCTGCTGTGCTTGGGTTATCACAGTTGAAGAAGCTTGATTGCTTTATAAAAACTCGCAGAGATAACCATGAAGTGTTCTATAATATAGTTGAGGGGCGTCAAGACTTATTCTATCCAGTCAACAACACACCCAATAACAGTTCGTTCTGCTTTCCATTGATCTGCCGCAGCAAGGAGATAAAGCAAGACTTGATAAAGACTCTGAATGAAAACTCCATTGAGTACAGACCGATTGTTGGCGGAAACCTTTTGAGGCAGCCTTATCTGAAAGAATCTGGTTACAAGATAGAATCAGATAAGAATGGCAATTTTAATGTTGACATCCTACATGAAAATGGTGTATATATAGGTAATAACCAGTTTGTTCATAATGCGGATATGGACATGCTTGGTGAGATTTTATGGAGTATGTGAATATGAATGAGAACCTTGTGATTGGTGAATACATCGACCTGTTGTTGATGAACCGAATAAGCACTTATCTTGCTACAGATTTTGACAGCTTTACTGAAAAAGCACAGTTTGTAAGAGCAATGGAATACAATAATACCGACAATATCGGTGAGGTAATAGAGAAGCTGATTATTCTTCACATCAGGACTTGGATGCTTGAAGATAAGATCAAGGAAGCAACAACACCAGAAGATATTGCAGACATCAAGCAGAAGATCGACCAATGCTTCAAAGTCAAGCGCCCCAAGCTGGTGCAAGCAATCAACCAGATACTTGATGATGCCATTGTCAACGGCAAGGCACTCAAAGAAAACTCAGTGAAGTTATATAAAGGCGTATGATGGGGCAGAAGATCATATTCTACAATCACTATCATAATGGTGATTTGCATTACACCAAGCCATTGGTGCGTGACTTGATGAGCCAGTTACCAAATTCTGAGTTTTCTTATGCACATCTGAATGGATATTGGGTTGTCAGAGACTTGAATATTCCACAGGGTCCATTCAACACCAGTGCTATATCAGATCATGCAACAATACTTTATGGGCCTGATGCAGTGCTTGTCAATACTTGGCTGGGAACTTACTTAAAGGTATTCAATCAAGCAGAAGTTACATGGAACTTCTATTACAAGTTCTACTGCGAAATCATAAGACTGCTGAACAATATGTTTCATCTTAATCTGATGCCCAAGCCGCAAGATGAGTTCTGGCTGCCAACTACTGACTATTCTTATTATGCCATTGACAATGCAAAAGAGTTTGATCGCATTGAAAAGCGAAAAAAGATTCTAATATCTAACGGTCCAGGTATGAGTAAGCAGATACCAGAGTTCAATAGTGATATGTCTGAAATGATAAGGTTCATCGCTGAGAAGCATCAAGACAAGATGTTTATCGTGACAAAGCGGTTTGAACACAAGCAGAATAACATCATATCCACAACTGAAATCAATAAGCTGAATAGAACCGATTTGAATGAGATTGGATACATATCCACATTCTGTGATGTGATTATTGGGCGAGACTCAGGACCATTCTGCTTTACACATACCAGAGAGAACCTGATGAACCCAAACAAAACATTCATGTCATTTAGTAAAGACCCTGACATAACATGCTTTTTCTACGGCAGTTATGACAAGTTGAAATGCAAGTTCATTGGGCATAAGTTCACTGGTGTACAAGACTTGCAAGACAAGATAGAATCGTTGATAGCATAAAGGAGATACTCAATGCCTAATAATAAATCCATTCGTGATTACATTTCTGAAGCCGCTGCTCGTCTTAGCAAGGTCAGAAAGCCCAAACTGGAAACACCAAAAAAGCCTTCCAGTGCAGCTATGAGGAAGCCTTCCAGAAGACCATCTGGTAGAGGGCAATAAAATAAAGCTTGACTTACCATCAAGCTTTTGCTATAGTGTCATATTAATAACTTGAATGGAGAAAAGAAGTCACCATGGCTCATGTATCAGCAGAGGTTAAGGTTGATCTGGATGAATTTTCAGATAATGAACTTATTGATGAACTGGAAAGCCGAGGATATAAGATAAATGAAAAGTGGACTGATTCCTTGGACCACATTCAAGAACTTCTTATGCGCGATCAAAAGGAAGAAGCACTTCTTCAACTGAGTCGCTTATCTCCCAAACTCAAACTACTTGTATGAAAGGTATATGATTATGATTTGGATTTTAGTTGTCACTACAATTCTGCAAAACGGTACAGTCAATAACAAGTTGTATTTTCCAAACACGCCAGATGATAGCACTGAAAAGAAGTGCAAATACTATGGTGATCAGATTGCTGGTAAAGAACAGAACTCTATTGGAACGAATAACGGCACAGTTTACTATCAGTGCATTCCTGCGGCCCCTAAGGACATTCTTTCTGGCATGGCTCAGGGCGACAAGTCTCAGATGTAATAAAGGACAATCATGGTAGGTAAATACATCAAGAAGCCCATCCCTGTGGATGCTTGGCAGATAGATACCTTGGAGATAGATAATCAAGGTAACATTCCTGATTGGGTTCATAGAGCAATCTATGAAGACAAGGCTGTGCATCGCATCAACCCTATTGATCCTCTGGATATGTCTGCTCTCACGATCATCACACTAGAAGGGCATATGACCGCAATGAATGGTGACTATCTTATCAAGGGACCAAAGGGTGAGTATTGGTTCAACAAGAAGCACATCTTTGAGGAGATGTATAATCCTGTTTCAGAACCGGATGATCTGATTGTATCAACTGTTGAGAACGATGATGGCTCGTTGACTCTCACTCTTGACTTGCCTATTGATGTGAGGGATTCTTTGATTGGCCTGGGTGTCAAGACAGCATTGACGCAATACATTGATGAGTTTGAAAAGAGAAAATGATCACACCTCGTATCATATGCAAGACTTGTGGTGAAACTTATACACAGGAAGTATTTCCTGGCAGCTACAATACAGACCAGTTTTATGGTTGTGCAGCAGATGTATATCTATCAGAGGGCAAGCACTACATTCAAGGCTACTATGGTTCAAGAGTAGCTGATATGAAAAAGTATGAGTTGAATGCTTCTCCTGACAGATATGAGTTGGGCCCTATATGTGATGAATGTATTACCAAGCTAGTAAACGAAAAGATAGCAGAAGAAAAAGAGGTAGATCGTGATTTCTGGTGAAGAAGATAATCTGATAGTGATTTCACAACAGATGATTCAAGAAGGGCTTGATATTCTTGGTCCTGAAAAAGGCAGCAACCTGCAAAAGATCATCAAGATGGCAGACGAATATAAAAACGCAGGGTTGACACCATTGTTTCTACTCAATAATGAGAATGGTAATGTGACTGTCACAACCGCCGAGAAACTGAAAACACCAAACGCATTCAATAACTAGGAGATAAAAATGAAAATCCTCGAAACTCAGTTCAAGCAGCGCGAATATGACGGCAAGTGGGAGAAGATCGTCAAGGTCATAGACTATGACAATAAGTATGTCTATAAGTCTGAGAGCGGGCACCGTTTGACTTACATTCCAGAGAAGTGGATGACTGTCGGGGTATTTGATTGGCTTCTCCAGTTAGATGTTTGAGGTGATATGATGACTACAGAAACAAACAAGATCAAGCTTATCAAGATGTCCAATCGTGATGAACTCTTAGCCGAAGTTGTGGCTAAGAGCGATAGGACAACTACCATTCGGCAGCCGATTCGTGTCGTCTATGCTGGTGTGTCAAAGGCTGATCCCAAGACACCCAATATTGGTTTCTTGCCTTGGGCAGAATTTTCTGACGACAAGGACTTTACTATTGACAACAGCCATATTGTCTGTATAATGAACCCCATCCCGGAGTTTCTGAACCAGTATAAGTCCCTATTTGGTGGTTTAGTTCTTCCACAAAACAGTAACAAACTGATTCTACCAAGGTAAATAATGACGAATGACAAAGCAGCTTCATCTTCTTTCTTTTATACTAATGTCCAAACATTTGGCTCAAAAATCCTCTATCGGGGAGTTGAGAATGGTAACACAAAAGTAAGAAAGAGGCTGTCATTTCAGCCTACATTATTTCTCAGATCAAATCAGCCTACAAAGTTCACGACTATTCATGGAGAATATGTTTCAGAGGTAAATCCTGGGACAATCTATGAATGTCGTGAATTTGTCAAGCAGTATCAAGATGTGCAAAACTTCACCATCTATGGTATGCAGCGTTATGAGTACCAGTATATTGCTGAAACATTTCCAGAAAGACATATTGATTGGGATATCAACCTAATCAACATTACCAACATTGACATCGAGGTTGGTTCTGAAAATGGTTTCCCTGAGCCTGCAACAGCGGCAGAACCCATCACAGCAATCACATTCAAGAACAACCAAGGCAAGTTCATTGCGCTTGGCTGTGGGGACTTTGACAATCCTCGCCCCGATGTGCATTATATCAAATGCTGGTCTGAAACAGACTTGCTCAAGAGATTTATTGACGAATGGTCTGGCGATTATCCAGACATCATCACAGGATGGAACGTCAAGTTCTTTGATATTCCCTATCTCATCAATCGTATTCGTATTTTGCTCGGCGATGATATGGCCAATCGTATCTCACCTTGGAACAAACTATCTGAGCGCACAGTAGTTCTTATGGGGCGTAAGCAAACATCTTATGAGCCTATTGGCATTGCTATTCTGGATTATCTTGAACTCTATAAGAAGTTTGCGCCTGGCGGCAACTCACAAGAGTCCTATAAGCTTGATGCCATCTGCCATTTGGAACTGAATGAGAGAAAGATGTCATATGAAGAATATGGCAATCTGCACAATCTCTATAAAGAAAACTACCAGAAGTTCATTGAGTATAACATCAAAGACGTTGAACTTGTCGGTCGCCTAGATGACAAACTCAAGTTGATTGAGTTATCCTTGACTTTGGCTTATGATAACAAGTGCAATTATGATGATGTATTCACACAAGTCAGGATGTGGGATGTAATCATCTATAATCATCTCAAATCCAAGAACATTGTAATTCCTCCTTTGACTACACACTCAAAGGATTCTGCTTACATTGGCGCATATGTCAAAGACCCTATACTGGGTATGCATAAGTGGGTTGCAAGCTTTGACCTCAATTCACTCTATCCACATTTGATTATGCAGTGGAACATTTCGCCAGATACGTTTATACCACCAGAAAAGTATACTGACACACACCACCGCATCTTATCTCAAGGTGTGAATGTGAATAAACTGTTGAATAAAGAGATTGAACTCAGCGCGTTGGAAACAATCAATGCAACGCTATCTCCAAATGCACAGTTCTTTGACAAGTCTAAGCAGGGCTTCCTTGCTGAGTTGATGGAAGCTATGTATAATGACCGTGCTGTTTATAAGAAAAAGTCCATAGAAGCAAAGAAAGAACTTGAAAAAGAAACAGACCCAGCCAAGCGATTTGAAGTAGAGAAGCGAATTGCACGATATAACAATCTGCAATTGGCCAAGAAAGTTTCATTGAACTCAGCTTATGGTGCATTGGGTTCTGAATATTTCCGTTTCTTTGATATCCGACTTGCATCTGCTATTACCACATCTGGGCAGTTAGCCATTAGATGGATTGAAAACGAAATGAATCTATATATGAATAAGATTCTGAAAAACACCGAGGACAAGGACTATGTTATTGCATCAGATACGGATAGTATTTACCTATCGCTTGCTGATTTGGTCAGCAGAACTATTACTGAAGAGAAACCAAATGCTGACACAAAATATATCATCGCCTTCATGGACCGTGTTTGCGAAGCTAAGATACAACAGTTTATTGACAAGTCTTATTCTAACCTTGCTGAGTATATCAATGCCTATGCGCAAAAAATGAAGATGAAGCGAGAGGCTCTTGCTGACAAGGGTATCTGGACGGCAAAGAAACGCTATATCCTCAATGTGCATAATAATGAAGGTGTTGACTATGCAAAGCCCAAGGTTAAGGTCATGGGTTTAGAAATGGTAAAATCCTCAACTCCATCTGACTGCCGAGACAAACTCAAAAAGATTGTTGATATCATTCTGAATGGTACAGAAGAAGATGTGATTGCATTCATTGATGACTATCGCAAACAGTTTAGCAAGACATCGCCGCCTGAGATTTCATTTCCTCGTGGCGTGAATGGGTTATCTGAGTATAGCCACAAGACACGCATCTATGACAAGGGAACACCAATCCATGTGCGTGGCTCATTGCTCTATAATCATTTGCTCAAGGAAAAAAATCTGACAAAGCGGTATAATCGCATCAATGAAGGTGAGAAGATCAAGTATATCTATCTCAAGGAGCCCAATGCTATACAGTCAGACATCATTGCATTTCCTCAATCTTTGCCAAAAGAGTTTGGTTTAGATAACTACATAGACTATGAAACCCAATATGAAAAGGCGTTTGTCGAGCCTGTTCGTATCATTTTGAATGCTATCGGATGGAAGACAGAAAAGGTTTCATCACTGGAGGACTTCTTCGCATAAATAGGTCTATGAAACAGACCACAAATAAACTACTTCCTATACTTACATTTCTATCCGGCATTACCATTTCTGGTGTTGCAGCATATTATTCTGTTGTGGGTTTGACAACGCTGTTTGCAGGAGCATTCTGGTCGATTCTGATCATGGGCACAGCATTAGAGACAGGTAAACTTGTCGCTGTCTCTTGGTTGTATAACAACTGGAAGATTGCGCCTCTACTGACTCGCGTTTATCTTTTCTCTGCAATCATTGTGTTGATGCTTATCACCAGCATGGGCATATTTGGATTTCTATCCCGCGCACATATTGATCAACAGTTAGCCGTCAACACAGGCGTATCTGAACAGATTCAGATTGTAGATGGAAAGATTTCAATCCAACAAGGTGTTGTGGATGATATAGACAAGCAGATTGCAGTCATTGATAACTCAGTAAATAAGCTGATTGAAAAGGGGCGTGCAACAACTTCCATAACAATCAATGAACAGCAAAAGGCAAACCGCAAGGCACTTATAGATCAAAAGCAAAAGGAAGTTGAAACACTATCCAGCCTCAAAGTTGAAAAGATCAAGCTTGAATCTGAAAATAAAAAGGTTGAAGCAGAAGTTGGACCTATCAAATATGTTGCAGAACTAATTTATGGCTCTGATGATACGAAAGTAGTTGACAAAGCCATCCGTTTTGTTATAATAATTATTATCGCAGTTTTTGATCCGTTAGCTATTTGTTTGCTTCTAGCTTTCAACGTATCAGTGAAAAATATGAGCGATGATTATGGAAGCCTGGAATATGTCACGATTGCTGATGAAGAACCCAAAGAAGAGAAGAAGCCTAGAGTAAAGATCAGGGCAAAATCTATCAAATCATAGAAGCCCTTTTCTTATCATAGACCTAATAGTATAATATGAATAACCGCTTTCTTTTGCGGCCTGTCTTATGGAATCATATACATTTCCATCAATTAATATTTTGAAAGATTTTTTGCTGTTTTTTCGTCTCTTTTCTCTGCTTTCTTTTGAAGTAACTGAGGCTTTCCATTTTGAAGATGTCTTTCTATTTTCAGCCATCTTTTCTTTATTTTTGTTATAGTTGTTCAATAACACTTCCGAAGAAGGTTTTTTATATACTTTTCTTCCTTCATTATATGATCGTTTTAGACTTATACTTATATTTTTTTTATGTTCTTCTGTTATCACTTGACTTTTTCTTGCCTTTCTGATATTATGCTTCCAACTTTCTTTATTTTTTGGATTGGACATATACTTTATGAAGCCGGACTTTGCTAACAAGATGCGATCAGACTCAGACAATCTTCTTCCAGAAAGGCATTTCCAAGCTATAAAATCTTCAATATGCCCGTGCTGTGCCCATAATGTTTTATGGGCTTTGGCGTGTTCTGATATAGAAAGTTCTATGAGATTGGAAGGTTCATCAGAACCTCCTCTGTGTTTAGGTAGTATGTGATGGATATGTTTCATTTCGTCTACTCCATATATATGATTATATAGTAAAACCAAGATTTTTATTAGGAGAAAATATGGCATCTGCACTTTTTGATAAACTGAAGAAAAACTCAACAATCCCTGAAACGGCATTGTTGCGTAAATCTAAAATCTACAATGAAAAAGATATGGTAGTAACACCCGTTCCTATGATAAACGTAGCACTATCTGGGTCTATAAAAGGCGGGCTAACTCCAGGTGTTACAGTGTTGGCTGGTCCATCTAAGCATTTCAAATCTGCGTTTTCACTGATTATGGCTTCCGCCTTTCAGAAAAAGTATTCAGATGGAGTCGTATTGTTTTATGATTCAGAGTTTGGAACACCACAATCATATTTCAAAAACTTTGATGTAGATACAGATAGAGTTATTCATACACCTATCACTGATATTGAACAACTCAAACATGACTTGAGTGTTCAACTAAAAGAACTGAATCGAGGTGACAAAGTATGTATTGTTATAGATTCTTTGGGTAATCTTGCATCCAAAAAAGAAGTAGACGATGCGGTTGATGGAAAAGTAGTTGCAGATATGTCAAGAGCAAAAGCACTAAAATCTTTGTTTAGGGTTGTGACACCACACTTGACTATGAAGGATATTCCTTTGATCGTCATCAATCATACATACAAAGAAATCGGTATGTTCCCAAAAGATGTTGTATCAGGCGGTACCGGTATTATGTATTCAGCAGATAATGTTTGGATCATTGGGCGCCAGCAAGAAAAAGATGGTACAGAAATCCAAGGATATCATTTTATCATCAATGTAGAAAAATCAAGATATGTAAAAGAAAAGTCTAAGATTCCTATTACAGTGACTTTTGAGGGCGGAGTCAATAAATGGTCGGGCCTGCTTGATATAGCTGTTGATGGTAAATTCTTGGGTAAACCTACTGTTGGGTGGTTCCAGAAAACAGATAAATCTGGCAACTTCATTGGTGACAAGTATCGAGCCAAGGATATTGTAGATAATGATGACTTCTGGGAGAGCATTCTATCTTCAACAAATCTCGAACAATATATAGAGCAAAAATACTCATTGGAAAGTATGGGAGGTCATACCAACAATGAGAAAGAGATTGAGGAGGAAGAACAATGATTCTAGGTGAAGATTATAGATTTCATGATGAACTGAGTGAAAAATATGATACGGTGCCAATAGAACTCTTGATTGATCCGTATAAAGGTGTTATACTGCGTTTCACAAAGGTGGCAATCAAGGAAGTCGGTGATGGCACAGCAAAGCTAAACTTTGGCTATGACCTGATTGAACTTGGTGAGAACCATACTGAAACCAGTTTACGCAATGACAAGAAGTTTGAGAACTTCGCTGGTCTTATTTTGAATGCTATGATATTGGAGGTCGCTGAAGCTGATGCAAACAAGTCTGGAAAAGACGATACTCAAGTCGTTACTGAGGAATGAAAGCTACACTCGCAGAGTATTGCCTTTCATAAAGATTGAGTATTTCACTGATGAGAATGAAAAAGTTCTATTCAATGAAATCAAGGAATTTATCCTCAAGTATAATAAGCCTCCTACAACTGATGCACTGTTGATTGAAATTGATTCCTTGCGTAACCTCAAGGATGATCAAGTCAAGAGTATCACAGCGGCCATCAATGACTTCAAGGCGCAAGATGAGCCTACCAATGAAGATTGGCTGATTGACACAACTGAAAAGTTCTGTCAAGATAAGGCTCTGTATCATGCAATCATGAAGTCTATTGAGATTATGGACAAGAAGGGTGGCGCCTTGACTACAGGTGCCATTCCCAAGATACTTTCAGATGCGCTTGCAGTTTCATTTGATCCAAATGTTGGTCATGATTACTTTGAGCAATATGACAAGCGTTATGATTACTATCATCGTGTGGAAGAACGTCTGCCGTTTGACTTGGAGTTTTTCAACAAGATTACAAAAGGCGGATTGCCCAAGAAAACTTTGAATGTTGCCCTTGCTGGTACTGGTGTTGGTAAATCTCTTTTTATGTGTCACTATGCTGCTTCTCTTATCAATCAAGGTAAGAATGTGTTGTATATCACACTAGAACTTGCAGAAGAAGAAGTGGCTAAGCGCATTGACGCAAATCTGATGAATGTGACTTTTGATGATTTGATGAACATGCCAAAAGATATGTATAAGACTAAAGCTGAAAAGCTAAAGTCCAAGAGCAATGGAAAACTGATCGTCAAAGAGTATCCAACGGCCAGTGCAGGCTCCATTCACTTCAAGGCTTTGCTGAACGAACTGCATCTCAAGAAGAAGTTCAAACCAGATGTCATGATCATTGACTATCTGAACATTTGCTGTTCATCTCGTATTCGTGCTGGTGAAGGGGGCAACTCATATACCTATGTGAAGGCTATTGCAGAAGAACTCAGAGGGCTTGCGGTTGAAGCCGAAGTGCCTCTATTGACAGCAACTCAGACAAACAGAACAGGCTTTGTATCAACTGATGTGGGGCTTGAAGATACTTCTGAATCGTTTGGATTGCCTGCAACTGCTGACTTCATGTTTGCGCTTATCGCAAATGAGAACCTTGACAAATTGGGGCAGATCATGGTGAAGCAACTCAAGAACAGATATAATGATCCCAACGTCAACAAGAGATTTGTTCTGGGCATCAATCGTGCTAAGATGAAGCTATATGATGTGGAAGCATCGGCACAAAACATTGTTGACAGTGGGCAGCAAACTATACCGGTTTCTGGTAAACAAACATTTACTGGAAAGAATAATGATACCAATAACAGAGACAAGTTCAAAGGAATCAAAGTAGCATGACAAAATATACAGTAGTTCTGGATGAAACAGACTTCACTTGGGATGTAGTGGAACACACCACGCTGCATACGATTGCGTCCTTTTTTTATGAAGATGCTGCACATGATTATGTGAAGTTTCTCACCAACGGTGGGGCCTTCTCAGGTTGGACACCTGCTTTCATGATACGCAAGACGAACCATGTGGACCTTGACAACATCAACCAGGAGTTTAGTCTATTGGTCTGATACAACCAGAAGATAAAACTCAATGAAATCAAGGGGTTCCTAAAATCCCAATAAAATCAATGACTTAGCCAGCTGCCTGCCTTGCATAAACTGCATAGCAGGCATTCGCATTTTGCGCTTGCGGCATAGGTCCAGCTATGCTATAAGAAGGCATAACTTGATGAAAGGACTTTAGTATGAATAGCAAGAACCTTGATGCCTTGGGATAAGATGATTTATCTTCGCATCATTGCCAAGGACTACAAGAATGCTGAGGAAAAGCTAGTCAAGTATATCTTGAATACCAAGTGGCAAAATGATAAGGACTATATGATTACAAGTTATAGTGTTTCTCCGGCGGTTCGGTAATGATCAACATTGATATATTTGGAAAGCCAGGCGCTCTGACGCGCCGCGAAACAAAGCACGCCGTCAAGTTCTACGCTGAAGCCCTGTTGGGCCCCAAGCTGAGCCAGAACCTTGACATCATGCTGACATTTGAAAAGGATGGCATGGCTGATGGGCATTGTTTTGCTGTAGATGAGGGGCGCCACGGGTCACGTGTATTTGAAGTTTCAATCAACCCCAAGATGAGCCGTGCAAAGCAACTCAAGGTTCTAGCACATGAGATGGTACACGTAAAGCAGTATGCGCGAAAGGAACTGAAGGAACATGACATTCATACCGCATACTGGATGGGTAAGAAGTGGAAGCTGAGTGATAAGCTGATCAACTATTTGTTCTACCCTTGGGAAATTGAAGCCAATGGAACCGAACGTGCCTTGTCTCAGCTTTATAAGCTGTCACTTGCTCAAAAGAAGCGGGGCTAATATGCCTTGCTTTCCAAAGGTTATTGTGTTATAATATACGTATTGATGAGGAAAAGATATGGGTTATCGCTATACTATTGTAGAAAAAGATGAAGATCACAGCGGCATGTACAATCTGTTCTGTTTTGAGGATGATGATTGTGTTTGGCAAGATCGCTTTAAGACCGAGGACAAGGCTGTTGCTTATGGCATCCGCTTTCTTGATGGTGAGTTCAAAAATGGATTTGAAATTGTTCGGGAAGCGGAATGAATAAGTCTTTTGTTTTTCAAGCACCCAAGGTCGGTTCTCGCATTACCGTGACTTCCGATTGGTCAAAGTTGATGAAAGGTTATAGTCAGAATGTGGAACGCATTAGCGTCAAGCGCGGAATTGTTGTTGATCGTGGTAAGCTTGATAGCCCAAATACTTTTCGTCTATCGACTGGCAATCCTAATTTTCCGCATTCAGTGGTATCTCTTGACACAGTAGTAGATATAGTGTATGATGACAATACAAAAGCTGAGAAAGTAAAGGAAGATTTGCCTGTTCTCAAGTCATGGGTCGTGAAGTCTGCATCGCGCAAGACGCCAGAAAAGACTTACACTGTTACTTATGATGGAACAACCCGGCATTATTCGTGTGACTGTCTGGGCTTTCAGTTTCGCAAAATGTGCAAGCATGTTGCGAGTGTTACAACCAATAAAAAGGCAGCTTAACGACCATGATGCTTTCACGCCACCGTTCGTATGATATCGAGTTGCATATCGGAGACCCGATTGGTTTTGACTTGACATGCTATGAAGATGATGCTATCATACACAAGCTATTCTTTGTGGACTATGTTAAGGCTGCTGAGACGGGCGAAAAGTTTCTTGATGGTAAGTTTATTGAAGCCTTCTATAAGGATGTTGCTGCAACTATATAAATAGATTATTGGTTCCGTAGTTCAACTGGATAGAGCAGCCGCCTTCTAAGCGGCGAGTTGGGGGTTCGAATCCCTCCGGGACCGCCAGAATATCGGCCGCTTAGTCCAGTGGTAGAGACAGACGACTTAAAATCGTCCAAGGGTGGGTTCGAGTCCCACAGCGGCTACCAAAAATGTTTTGAAAAGGATATATTGTCATAGATAAGAATGTGAGCGTTCAAGTAGGACCTGGTTTTCTCAGCACATTGGGTATTGTGTTCATTGTGTTGAAGCTTATGGGTTATATTGACTGGTCTTGGTGGTGGGTTCTTGCGCCTTTCTGGGCTATTCCCGTCATCTTGATTGTGATTATTCTTGTTGTAGGTATTCTCTGGCTGATTGCCAAGGTGTTGTAAACAAATAAAGGCGTGAGTATAGGTATACCGGAGGGCCTTATAATCCCTTTAGCACTAGATCGGTGTTCTCGCTAGGGTTCGAGTCCCTACACGCCTACATTGAAGTCCTCCGTTTACTAAATAACCTATATGGGTTTAGTATTCGGAGGCTTCTCTGTCTAAGATGTGTCAGCGGATCGTAACCGCTATGGGTCGCCAGAATAACAGCGTGTGGGAAAGTATGGTTTAATCCGCCTGCCTTGGGAGCAGGAGACCGATGGTTCAAATCCATCTACGCTGACATCAGAATCCGATTTGTATAAATAACCTATATGGGCTTATACAAATCGGATTCTCTAAATGTTCTACACTATCTATCATATTACTAACAAAATAAATCAAAAATTCTACATAGGTAAACATCAAACTGATAACCGTGTGGTAGGTGGTTCGATCCCACCCGCTAGTACCAATTTCATAAATACTCCGTCAACCAAGGAGTATTGATATGACACAGAAGAAAGATTTATCAGTCGCAGCCAACAGAGACGATGCAGCAGGCATTGAAAAGCCGCGCAGCCCTCATTGGCCAGCAGTAGAACACGCACACCTAAAAGAACAACCAGTATGTGCTTGCTGCGGTTCAGACAAGAAGCTGAATGTGCATCACAAGAAGCCGTTCCACTTGTTTCCTGAATTAGAACTTGAACCAACAAATCTTATTACTTTGTGCATGGACAAAGAGTGCCATCTCTTGCTCGGTCACGGCGACAACTTCAAAGACTACAATCCAAATGTAGAAGAAGATGTCAAGAGAGTCCATGACAACATGAACCTATTTGAGTCAGTCTCAGCAGAAGCTAAAGCAAAGAGACTTTCACAATAATATTGGGAGATCGTCTAATGGTAGGACTGCGGATTTTGATTCCGTATATTGGGGTTCGAGTCCCTGTCTCCCAGCCATTATGGACGCATAACTCAGTGGTAGAGTAGCGGTCTTTTAAACCGTAAGTCATGGGTTCGAATCCCATTGCGTCCTCCAAATTATTGCGGGATAGAGAAGCAGACTATCTCACCGGCCTCATAAGTCGGAGATCGGAAGTGCAAATCTTCCTCCCGCATCCAAACAACGGTCCCATAGATTAGTGATTAGATCGCTGCCCTTTCAAGGCGGAGATGAGGGTTTGATTCCCTCTGGGACTACCACTCCGTTTTAGTTCAATGGTAGAACGCAGGTTTGTGGAACCTGTTACAGTGGTTCGATTCCATGACGGGCAGCCAAATAGGGCTTGACTTAGCCTGTGTAATAGTCTAGAATAACAACATAGGCAAATAAGTGGAGGCCGTAACCACTATAAGAAATCGGAGCGAAATTCATTGCTCGGTAGCACAGCCGGTAGTTGCGCCTGACTGTTAATCAGGATGTCGTAGGTTCGATCCCTACCCGAGCAGCCAATTTTATAAATGCTCCTATAGTTAAAAGGTATAACAGTTGATTTGTAATCATCAATTCGGGGTTCAATTCCCTGTGGGAGCACCAGTGTTTACGGAGCAATGGCAGAATGGCTGATGCAAGGGACTGCAAATCCCTCAATACAGGTTCAATTCCTGTTTGCTCCTCCATTTTTTAGGAATTTGTTATGTCTGACAAAACAAAAGATGAATTACAGTATGAAATTTATCGTTTAGAGAATGAACTTCAGATAATGTCTAAGTATTCAGAAAATCAAAAGCATAAAATAACAATGTTATTGTCGGCATTAAATGCTATTCGTGATATATATAGACAAAATAAAGAATATGAAGTTTCTGATAAGATAAGAGTTTTTTTGATTGAACTTGGTTTTACTGTAACTGATAACAAGAATTAAATTTGTAATGAATATGAATCAAGAAGAAGTGTGGCTTACATATCCAGAAAACAAACCTATTAAACCTGGATATTATTATACGCTGTATTTCAACAAGTATCATAATGATTTTTTCTATAAAGCATTATTAAAGTTATGATGATGAAACAAGAATATCTGGCATTTACTAAGTTTAGTGCTCCTGGTCCAAAATTTGAAACATATAATCAGATTATGGAGCACGTGAAAAACAATCCACATATGGCTTGGATAGATTCACGTTATATTATCTGCTATAGAAATAATGAATTGTTAATCATTAACAACCATAAATAGAATTATGACCCAATGGCAGAGTGATTATGCAGTCGCCTCTAAAGCGAAGAGATGTGGGTTTGAGTCCTACTTGGGTCGCCAATAACGGAGCAATGGCAGAATGGCTGATGCAAGGGACTGCAAATCCCTCAATACAGGTTCAATTCCTGTTTGCTCCTCCAATATGCGTTAGTATCCCCTCGCGCTACGAACGCGAACAAAGGTAACTGGAGTGGATTATATGTCCGATGCAGGTTCGAATCCTGTCTGGCGCGCCATTAAAAAATCAAGGGTTTGGTCATGCCATAAATAGAACTACATTGTTTTTTTCGGAAGAAGAAAATGATGCTCATAAAAAGAGGAGTATCTATATTGATAAAAACGAAAAGCATTATCCAAAAGACTCTTGTAATATGTAGTATTATATTTACAACAACACAAGACTCTCAAGCAAGCAATATGAGAGCATCATGGTATGACTGCGCACACAGAGGTGAATGCAGCAGAAGTAAGATTACCGCAAGCGGAGAAAAGTTCAACCCAAACGCATTGACGGTTGCTCACAAGACTTTACCACTTGGAACAAAACTGAGATTGAAACATAACAGCAAGACAGTTATCGTTCGCGTAAATGATCGCGGCCCCTATGTAAAGGGAAGAGACATCGACCTATCAAGACATGTCGCAGTATTATTGGGTTGCATTGGTTCTGGCGTTTGTCGGATTGAAGCAACCATCATCAAAAACTAACATATATAAGGAAGAGTGGCAGAGTGGCTGATTGCACCGGTCTTGAAAACCGGAGAACCCGCTAACATCGGGTTCCGTGGGTTCAAATCCTACCTCTTCCGCCATCTATAAGGAAAAGAAAATGACAGATAAAAAGAAATGTGGTTGCGGTCGTTCACCAACAGGTTTTTGCGTTGGCTGGCATGGCTTGACAAATGAACAGTATGTTGCTAAACTAGACGAACATAACAAGCAGCAACTACAGGAAAGCACAAAGCAGCTTCTAAACGAATAAGAGATAAAGCGAGTGTGGTATATTGGTGGTGCCCCAGCCTTCCAAGCTGTAGAGGACCGGTTCGATTCCGGCCACTCGCTCCAAAATAATGCCTCGGTAGTTCAGTGGTAGAGCGTCTGCCTGAAGAGCATGGTGTCAGCGGTTCAATTCCGTTCTGAGGCACCACTATATACCTCCGGGACGGTGTTGTACATCGTGCGCTCCTCATAAGGGCGATAACCCAGTTCGAAACTTGGCGGAGGTACCAAATTATTGCGGGCATGGTTCTAGAGGTAACATATGACCTTGCCAAGGTTGAGTCACGGGTTCGATTCCCGTTGCCCGCTCCAGAATATAGTCCGGTAGCACAGTGGTAGCTGCGTCTGCTTTACATGCAGAATGTCGGGGGTTCGAATCCCTCTCGGACTACCATTGTCGATTAGTTGAATGGTACAACGTCCCCTTGACATGGGGAAGTCCGATGGTTCGATTCCATCATCGACAACCAGTTTATGGGCCCGTAGTCCAACGGTAGAGACACATGCGTTTGTAGACCAACGGTAGGAGTCAACAGTCTTAGAAGCTGTACAGTGATGGGTTCGAATCCCTCCAAACGCACCACTATAAACCTCCACACACATATAAATAGTATAAAATGTGTGTGGAGGTTCAAATGAGAAATCAAGAAGAAATCAATAAAAAATATCAGCGTCTCTTAACGGAAGAAAAAATAAACATGGTTTCAAGGAAAGATTTAATCAGCCCGCTCCCATAGTACAAAGGTAGTACACAGCTTTGGTAAAGCTGAGACACAGGGTCGGTACCTGTTGGGAGCACATCGAAGGCTCCAGAAGTATAAATAACCTATATGGGTTTATTTTCTGGAGCCTTCCAAAATGCACTATATCATCTATAAAACGTCCAATCTACTGAATGTAAAATATTACATCGGCAAACATAAAACCAATGATCTAAACGATGGTTATTTTGGCTCAGGTAAGAGACTAAATCATTCCATAAAGAAACATGGAATAGAGAACTTTCATAGAGAGATTCTTCATCACTGTAAAGATGAGAAACACATGAATCTTTTGGAGAAGATTTTAGTTGTACCTGATAAAGAAACAAACTACAATATATGTCCAGGAGGGCCCGGTGGATTCGGTTTCATCAATCAGTCGATAACAAAAGAAGAAAGACAGCGTAGAGGTAAACTGGGAGGAACAAAACTTAGAGAAAATCTAAGAGAAAAAGGTTTACTCAAGAGTCAAAAAGTCAAGATAAAAAAGCCAAGATTAGCATGGAATAAAGTAATTCCTAGATCAACCGAGACAAAACTGAAAATATCTAAAACTTTGTCGATGAAATACCCTCAAAAAATAAAAATTGAAACTGAAAAAGAACTGCTACGTAAAAGGCGCATAAATTACAAATCTTCAATTTTAGAGAGATATGAATCAGGTGAAAACGCAAAATTACTTTCTAAAGAATATGGTTGGAATAACCCTAAACCCTTAATAATGTTTTTGACCAGCCATTTTCCAGATAGAAAAAGATTTGGAACACATAAAAGAATGCCCGAATAGTTAAGTAATATAACGCCGCCCTCGTAACGCGGAGACAGTAGTTTGATTCTACTTCTGTGCACCACTTTTGGAGTATAATATGGAACATAAACGAATCGGATTTACTTGCAGTGCTTTTGATTTATTTCATACAGGTCATGTGACTATGCTTGAAGAAGCAAAAAGACAATGTGATTGGCTCATAGTCGGTATTCAGATTGATCCAACCATTGATCGCCCACAAAAGAACAAACCCATTCAATCAATCGTAGAAAGGGTTTTGCAGGTCCGTGCTTGCAAATTTATGGATGAGATTGTTGTCTATAACACGGAAAAGGAACTCTATGATCTGTTGACAACCCTACCAATAGATGTTAGAATACTAGGTGAAGAATACAAAGGAAAAGATTTCACCGGTAGTGATCTGAATATGGATTACTATTTCAATAAACGCCGCCATGGTTTCAGTTCCACAGAACTCAGACAGAGGATAGAACTGAAACTAAACTAAGGATAAAATCATGTTACGCAAAAAGTTAGATTTAGACGAACTCACAGCATTTCTAAACACCCAATCGCTGGACACAAAGGTATACATCGGTGGCGACTCCGAGCGTTTCCAGATGGATGGTGTTTGGTATGCTGACTACATCAATGTCGTTGTTGTCCATATAAATGGCAAGAACGGCTGCCGTGTGTTTGGTGAAATCACTCGTGAGCGTGACTATGACCAGCAGAAGGATCGCCCGCGTTTGCGCCTGATGACTGAGGTGATGAAGACAGCAGAACTATACTTGAAGCTTGTTGACATCATCGGTGAGCGCGAGGTTGAGATTCATCTTGACATCAACCCAGACCTCAAGGAAGGTTCTTCATGTGTTATCAATGAAGCTGTTGGATACATTCGCGGTATGTGCAATGTTATTCCTATGGTCAAGCCAGACGCATGGTGTGCAAGTTATTGTGCAGACCGCTACAAGGATGCTATCATGCAAATGACACAAAAGAAAGATCGTAAGCTGAAGGTAGCTTAGATATGACATACCTATATACATTCCATAGAGATGGAACACTTCCCCAAAACGGGGAGGTGTTTGTATTCGGAAGCAATCTAGCTGGCATTCATGGTGCTGGCGCTGCTAAAGTGGCACTCCAAAAGTTTGGTGCAGTATGAGGAACTGGTCAAGGTCTTTGTGGAAATAGTTATGCTATAGCTACCAAAAACCAAAGTATAGAAACACTTGATTTACAAACGATAGCTAGATCAATTGAAATCTTTTGTCTGTATACCCAAATCACATCACACCAAAACACACAATGGTTTGTGACACGTGTCGGTTGTGGATTGGCTGGATATAAAGACGAACAGATTGCACCCCTATTCAAGGGGGCTAAGAACTGCTCTTTCGCCGAAGAATGAATACCTTATCTTGAATAATAATGGAATGTTGGGAGAGAGGCTTATTCCAGCGGTTTGCTAAACCGCCGTACCCCTAAAAAGGTACCACTGGTTCAAATCCAGTACATTCCGCCACTTTATTGGAGATAACATGACAGACAACAATGACTATACAAATGGCTATCGGGATGGATGGCGAGATGGATTCAATGAAGGCAAGAAACAAGAGGCACCTTATGTACCTTATGTACCACAGAAGCCGCAATTAAATAAGATAAGTCATTGCCCAAAATGTGGTATGAGATTGGAAGGTGTAATGGGATTTGTTTGTGCATCTCCAGACTGCCCGACATTTCTAAACATATCTTGTTAGTCGTGTTATAAATACTCTTGCAACGGAGGCTTATATCATACATGGATAACGAAAAACTACAAGATGCGATGAAGAAGGTTCTAGCCAATACTTTCGTGATGTATATGAAAACACATGGCTATCACTGGAATGTTATTGGTTCAGACTTTCCACAACTCCACAGTTTCTTTGAAAAGTTCTATGAGGAACTATGGGGCGCAGTAGACCCAATCGCAGAACATATCAGAGCAATAGATGGCTTTGCACCTGGAACAATAGCACGAATGATTGAGTTGTCAGATGTGGATGAAGATGAACTCATTCCAGTATCAGATGATATGGTCAGAAATATATTGGATGCAAACAAAATTGTCTTGACAAGTCTCAAAGAAGCCTATATACTAGCAAACGAAGCAAAAGAAGATGGACTAGCAAACTTTTTGCAGGATAGAATGGACATTCATGCCAAGCACGGCTGGATGCTTAAAGCAACATTAGGAGAAGATAAGTAAATGGTAAAGAATATGAATAACGTGGCCTTAGCAGCAGTATTGAGCCTTGGGCTTGTAGCAGCATCAGCACCAGCAAAGGCTGATAATGCAGCAGGTATTGGCATCTTCCTGGGTGGGCTTTTCGGTGGTCTTGTTTTGGGTGAAGCTATCCATCAAGATCATCACGAACGATATAATCATACCCTTGTCAGACAGTGTGAAACACGCTGGTCAGACTATTATGATTATAGACAGGGTGTTTGGGTTTCACAGCCTCACCGTGAATGCTGGCTTGTTCAGCAAAACTAATATATCATAGTTGTTACCTTTCAAACTCAAAGCGCCCCCTCAAAAGGGCGCTTTTTTTATTTGTCTATATACTAACATGCTTGACAACTACTTCAAAGAACGCTATGGAATGTCTGATCGCCGCATGTCTATCTGTATGGAATGCGATAAGCTGGACAAGACATTCAAACTATGCAGACAATGTGGCTGTATGATGGAGATGAAAACAAAGCTATACTATGCTGAATGCCCCCTAGGCAAATGGAAAGCAGAGCAGAAGCCAAATCAAAAGACAGATAAATAGATAATAAAGGGTATATTGAAAAATGGCAGGTGTAACAGCCGAAAGACAAGAAACTGGTGTTATAAACGCCATAAACTCGGCAGTCCGTAAAAACAAGAATCAACCTATAACTATTATGGCTGGAGATGTTCGCTTATCTGGTGTCTCCGGGGCTAGAAAATATACCGGAAGACAATCAAGCGGATCAGAACCATATACTGATGTGATGCTGCTTTCTAAAAACAAAAAACCAATAAACCTATCATTAAAAGGTGAGTCAACTCCTTCTTTAGCCGGAGGCGGATTACAAGGTCTAAATGCTATTGTGCCAGGGTTGGCCAGCAAGTTTATGAAGAAGGCGCATGATGAACTTATAGCCATGGGGTTAAAAGCCGGTGATAAAGTTCCAGATGTTTTCGGCAAGATTTCTCGTTACAACAAGGAAAAGATTATTGTTGGTAATGCAGCCATGGGCGGCCCTATTGATTATATGTATATCGGACCCATGGATGTTCGTTCGCAGTATGATGCGAATAAAAATCTATTGGTCCTAAATGGTGAACTGACTGAATCAAAGATGTTTGCAAAGACGCACGATCTATATTTTCGTCTCAGAGCCAGAAGAGAAGATCAAAGATTTGATCCTGACGCACAATCCGGCGGTGTTCCAAAGATTTATGGCAAATCACCGTCAAGAGGAGACAGCGCCGGGCGCATTGTTATTACCGATAGTGTTCCTTCAAACGCTGTAGTCGTAGAGGTCTAATGAACATTTAGAAGATGAAAGTATTATAAATACACATAGGAGAACCACTATGTATGGATTTATATACTTGACGACAAACAACAAAAATGGCAAAAAATATGTTGGTATGTGCAAATACACGCACGAAAAAGAATACATAGGATCCGGAAAACTTTTGAAACAAGCAATAAAAAAGTATGGTAAAGATAGCTTTACACGAGTAACTTTAGAAGATTGTCCTACATTCAAATATATGTGTGAGGCTGAAAAAAAATGGATCGACAAACTACAAGCAGTTGAATCTAAGGATTATTATAACATTTCTTATGGTGGTTTCGGAGGGTGTTCTAAAAGCATAAAAGATTATTGGTCAATGTACACACTAGAAGAAAGAAAGCACATGAGAAATTGGAATAGACCGGATATTTCTGGTTCAAAAAATCCCATGTATGGCAAAAAGCACACAGAAGAAACAAAAAAGAAAATAGGATCAAAGAGTATAAATCGTAACTGGGGCAGAAAAACCCCAGTAAAAGGTGCAAATAATCCAAATGCAAAAACAATAAAGGTCGTATTTGATAATGGTAATACAGTTAGATTTGAGTGTATAAAAGACTTTTGTGATGAGTATAAATATAACTATTCCACTATGAAGTCTCTGTATAAAAACGGAAATCATTCTAAAAGATATGGATTGAAAATAGAAAAATGCTAAGTTACAAACAATATAATAGAGGAGACCTTTCGGGTGAAGGTTCTTTCTTGTTGAAAGAAGACAAGGAAGGCAAAAACCTTCACCTTGAATGAACACCTTGAAGATGAGGTGCTGAACGGCGGAGTCAATGGCACTCGTGGAGCAATCAACTTTCTGCAATCACTGAGAGATATGCTTAGTGGGCATACAAAGGCTCCTATCAAGGTCACAACAAAGTTTGATGGTGCGCCAGCAGTATTTGCAGGCATCAATCCAGAAAATGGCAAGTTCTTTGTCGGTACCAAGGGTGTGTTTGCAAAGGGAGCAAAGCTGAATTACACACCAGAAGACATTGATAATAATCATCCAGGTGCTGGGCTGAATGAAAAGCTGAAGATTGCATTGCGCTATCTGCCTGAGTTGAACATCAAAGGCGTCATTCAAGGTGATATGATGTTCATCAATAGTGATCTGAAAACAGAAACGATTGATGGTGCCAAGTATCTTGTCTTTACACCAAACACAATCACATATGCTGTTCCTGCTGATTCAAAGCTGGCCAAGAAAATGTCAGAAGCTAAACTCGGCATTGTATGGCACACATCATATGATGGTGATGAGTTGGCTACTATGAAAGCATCATTTGGATTTTCAGCAGCAACATTGAACCCATCAAAATATGTGTGGTTCAGAGATGCAGAATATGTTGATGCTTCTGGTATAGCAAACCTGACACTGGAAGAAACAAAAGAACTCAATGCCATTTTGTCAGAGGCAGGTGCGCTATTCAGACGTATCTCACCCAGAACTCTGAATATGATTGCCAACAATGAAACATACAAAGTTCAAATCAAGGCTTGGAATAATCTCAAGGTCCGAGAAGGTAAAGAGATTACAAATACCTCTGCTCATGTTTCCGGGCTGATTGATGAAATAGAAAGAAAGATGAATAAGGATATTCTTGACGCAAAGAAGGAAGATACCAAGCGCAAAAGAACTGCGGAAAAGAATATGGTGTTGTCTTTCTATAAATCTAACAAGAATGAACTGAAGAACATTTTTGACTTGCAAAACCTATTGGTTCGTGCTAAACTGATCATTGTCAAAAAGCTGCAAACAGTGCAAGACTCATTATCATCATATCTAAAAACAGATGATAGAGGCTATGTGGCTACTGCACCAGAAGGCTTCGTTGCTATAGATCATATTGGTAATGCTGTGAAGCTGATTGACAGACTTGAGTTTTCTCAGGCTAACTTCAATGCTACCAAGAACTGGAGCAAATAATTGGTAACTACACTCAAATCATATGTGAAGTCGCACACCAATGAGGTGAGAACCCTGAATGTCTGGGATATTGATGACACCCTGTTCACCACAGATGCGCGTGTGATCGTCAAGAAAGATGGCAAGCAAGTCAAGAAGCTTGAGCCTGGTGCATACAATACATATAATTTGAAGCCTGGCGAGTCATTTGACTTTTCAGAGTTTCGTTCTGGTAAAGTATTTCGTGAAACTGCAAAGCCAATAAACAGTGTATTAGACAGGGCTAAAGAGATTGTATGGAACCAATCTGAAAACTCAAAGTCAATCATTCTGACAGCAAGATCAGACTTCAAGGATAAAGAAGAGTTCCTCCAAACTTTTCGTGACTATGGATTTCCCATAGATCATGTCTATGTTGAGCGAGCAGGTAATATAATAAAATACAATCCCAATTCAAAGGCAAGCGTAAATAAGGGGATTATCCTCAAGAGATACATGTCGTCTGGAAAGTTTGACAGGGTTCGTATGTGGGATGACAGCGAAGAGAACCTCAATATGCTATTCAAAGTAGCTAAGATGTTTCCCAAGATTGAAGCAATAGGCTATCTTGTCACTGATGGCAAGGTCACCAAGTATAAGAACAACATGAATGAATCAATTGAAGTGCCAAAGATCGGCATGACATTTGGTCGTTCACTGATGCCGCAGATACGCAAAGAGCAGATACCAGCGTTTCTAGATCACTTGAAGAAACAGAACATCAGCTATAATAATGAGAAAGTATCATCAAAGGACTTGAAGGCTACTCAGATGGAGTTCAATCTTGATAAGGTGATGAATATGATGTCCAGTTTGAATAGCAAGGCAAATGCCGCAAAGATCATTATTTCCAATGACGACTACATTCTGGATGGGCACCACCGCTGGCTTGCAGACTATAATGATGACAAGAATGGCAAGAGTAATACGATCAGAGTTGACTTGCCTATACTTGAACTGATGCGTATAGCCAAAGATTTTGATGGTTCACACTCAGAAAACTTGGATGGCAACAAGGTCGTTGATTCTATAAAAGGTATTGTTTCAGAGTCAATCAGACGTTCCACATATGGTATAGTCTAAAAGAATACTAAATACCTCTATAATATAGTTCCTATAGAGGGAATGGAATGGATAATAAGAAGAATAAACTACAGATACTAGCTGTCTATCCTGGGCGTTTTCAGCCCTTTCATAAAGGTCATGCAGAAGCCTATAAGTGGCTAAAAGACAAGTTTGGTAAAGCTGTAATCGCAACAACCGATAAGACAGAACTACCAAAAAGCCCATTCAACTTCGAAGAAAAGAAAGTCATGATGACTCATGCGGGTGTGCCTGAGTCTGACATTCACAAAGTAACTAATCCCTACATCTCAAGAGAAATACTGAAAGAATACGATCCCAAAAAGACTGTTCTTGTTTTTGCTGTGTCTGAAAAGGATATGGCTGAAGACCCTAGATTTGCGTTCAAACCAACAAAATCAGGCAAACCCGGTTATCTACAGCCATATGAAGGCAATGAAAACAAACTAAAACCTTTTGGCGATCCTGACAAACCAACAGGTTATGTGGTTGTCACACCAACATTCAAATTCAATGTGCTGGGGAAGCCAATTAAGTCTGCTACTGAGTTGCGCCAACAGTTTGCAAATGCAGATAGAAATACTCAAAAGCAAATTATCACAGACCTATATGGCTCATATAGCAAGAAGGTTCATGACTTGATGGCTAAGGGAATCAAAAAACCCAAGTCAATCAAGGAAATGAGAACTCTATATGAAGAGATAAAGCACGATGATTTCAAGCCAGTGTTGGACCAGTTTGTCAAATTTGCTGCTGACCAGATCGGTCTGAAAGACATTCCTCCTATTCATTACAAGAAGGGTGTTGATAAAGACCTGATAACAAGCTTTGGTGGTTATGACCCTGAAAGTGAATCCATTGTTGTGTCAACCAAAGACAGACACCCAATGGATATATTCAGAACACTAGCACACGAACTTGTACATCACAAGCAAAAAGAAGAGGGCAGAGTATCCTCAGCTACATCTGCTAAAGATGGTGACACAGGTTCTGACATTGAAAACGAAGCAAACATGAAAGCTGGTATCATCATGCGCCACTTTGGTCGCAAGTTTCCAGAAATGTTCAAGCTTGATTATGTTGCTGAGTCAACCAACTCTGCTGGAGGCGGAGTTCGTGGTATGGGTTATGTCAGCGGCATGCCAAGCTTGGGTGAAAACCCAGAAGGCTTTGTTTCAAATTACCTGACTACAAACATTGGCGAAACAGACAAGATGAAGTCTACACAAGCTTCATTTCACAAACACAATCATAATCGCCCAGCAGAAAAGCCTCTCGTATCAGCACATGGAAACTGGCCGCATCACAGAGCAAATCATTCGTATGTGTTTGATACCCTAGAAAAAGAAAACACTTGGCTGCAACAGAGAACTTCTTTTGAGCATCGTTTCAATGCATCCAGACATCTTGGAAAAAATGGCAGAGACGTTCACGATGAAGAACAGTTCATGTCAGAAGAAGCACTCAATGAAGGCATCTATGATCAAGCAAAGATGAAAGCAGTATTCCTTGCTGGCGGACCTGGTTCTGGCAAAGACTTTGTTATGAGCAAATCATTGCGAGGGCATGGTCTGAAAGAAATCAACTCTGATACCGCATTTGAATATCTGATGGGTAAACACGGTCTTGATTTTGAGATGCCTGAGAATGAAAGACTTGAGAGAGAAATCCTCAGAGGTCGTGCAAAGACGATGACAAAAGAAAAAGAGCGTCATGCTCTTAGAGGTCGTAACGGTCTGATCATCAATAATACAGCAGATGACATTGATGGTGTGTCTGCACTAAAGAAAATGCTTGAAGATGAAGGCTATGATACTCACATGGTCTTTGTCAATACATCAAATGATGTTTCAAGACAGCGCAATGTAGAAAGAGGAAAACTCGGTAATAGAAAGATTCCTGATGGCACCGATAAACAAGGTCGCCCTGATGGTTCAGCAGATATTCGCGGCACAAAGTGGAAAGCTGCACAAGCAAATATACCTGGGCTGCAACAGTTGTTTGGTGATAACCGTTTCTCTATAATTGATAATACTGTAGATACCCGCAAAGCTTCAGATGAACAGAAGAAGCAAATTGAAGATAACTTCAAAAAGCTGCACAAGACTATTCGCGGTTTTGTGTCTGCTGAAAACCAGAATCCCAACTATGCAAAGTGGATTGCAGCAGAAGCACAAAGAAGAGGCATCACATACACACCACCTCGTTCTTTTGCTACAGTAAAGCAAAACCTATTAAAATCAACACAACAACCTACACAACAGCCTGTTGTAGTACCACCGGTACCTGCTATACAGCATCCTCAGGGCGACACACTTGACCAAGCGCGAAAACTTGGTTTGAACTACTATGGTTTTGGTCGCTTTGGCAAAAAAGTCGAAGGACAAAACAAGGTCTTGTTTGTAAAGAACAATGAAGGAAAACTAATGAGAAAAATACAAGAAGAAAAGAGCATTGATAAAGACTTTGCTGCTTATATCTCTAAGCCTGAAAACAGATTTATTGGAACCGATTCGCTCACCAATATCTATAAAAATATGACACCTGGTCAAGAACCAGGCGCAAAAGCACCTGAAAAGAAAAAGCCAGTGGAAGAAGATGCTGGATTGCCAAAGGGTGCTTGGGACTTGGGTAGTGTCAATGACGGCTTGGGACCAACTTTCAGCTTGAAAGCATCACCAGCACTTGTTACTGGCTTTGCCCAGATCGGCTCTGCTCTTGCTGAAGGTTTCAATGAATCAGTCAAAGCATGGGCACTCAAGGAAAGTACACAAAGAAAGTTTGCGGACAAGTATGGTGAACAGGGACCAGCAAAGCTTTATGAAGCTTGCATGAGACTCAATGAAAAAGACAATCCTTCTTCTGGCATTACAACAAAGAAAAGCTTTAGAAAGCTGAGAGAAGGCTTTGTCAAAGAAGGTTATTACTCTGGTGGTGATGTTGCTGGTACATCTTTGTCCGGCGGAGTCATCGGCACAGGTATGCTCAGACCTCATATGCAAGATGGTATGGATGAAGATTCTGTCATGGATATGATGCCCAAAGGCTATCTTGACAAGTTTCCCAGCGTCAAAAAGGGAACAGATCAAGCTGCACAATATGTCAGAGAGCGCAGACGCAAGCAGCAGACTTCACAAAACTATCAGCCACATAAGTTGGTGGGTCCCACAGCAGGAAAAGAACCTCGCTCCAAGGGCTTTAGATAAGTAATAACATAAATATAAGAAACCATAGAGGAATCAACGAAAATGCTAAACAGAAAAGACCCGCTGATTGAATCAGTTCAGAAAGTAATGAAGGAGAATGAACTCCGCAGACAGGTTGAAGCCAACCTCAATGAAGAACTTGGCATTCAGTCTATTTCTCAGCTACCTCACCAGCTTCAAGAGAAGTATAAGGCGGTTCTACAGCAGAACATCAATGAAGCCTTGGCCTCTGACAAGAAGAAAGAGACAAAGGAAAAGAAGCCTGAAGAGCATGGTGTTGAAGCTGAACGCGAAATGTCTGCTAAGGGCAAGAAGATGTATGAAGCAACCAATCCCGATCCTGCTGCCAAGGATTCTACAAGCCCACTAGAAATGGGAATCAAAAAGCCAGACTATGGTTATACAACACCAGATTGGGCAAGAAAGAGCCCAAATACAAGTTCTGGCAAGACCGATCTAAAGATGGATCCTCAGACTGTCAATACTGCGGGTAAAGGCGATCTAAATCTTGATAAACAGACTGTAAATAGAGCAGATAAGAGTGACTTGAAAGAAGCTATCAAGAAGCTTTCAAATAAGAAAGCACCTAATCTTGATCCAGTAGGCAAGGAAGATAGCGATGTAAACAATGATGGCAAGGTTGATAAAACTGACAGCTATCTGAAGCATCGCCGCGCTGTTATTGCATCTAAGCTGAAGGAGGGACTATCTGCTGAGACTCAAAGAGATGACGCTGCTGAAGAAACAGCAATGGCTAAAACACAGCTTAAAGCTATGGCAGCAAAGGCCATGAACATCAATAAGCAACTCAAGTATGATAAAGATTTGCCTGCTTGGGTTCAGAGCAAGCTTGCTGTAGCTAAAGACGGTGTAACAGCGGTTGATGACTATATGACTCATGGCGAACTTGAAGAAGCCGCATATTCTGCAAAGGCTGCTCGTGCTGGTAAAGACATTGGCAAGCCAGGCAAGATGTTCTCTAAGATCGCTGCAAAGGCTGCTGAGAGATATGGTTCAGAAGAGCGTGGCAAGAAAGTTGCTGGCGCCGTTCTAGCCAAGATTCGTGCCAAGCACATGAAGGAATCATATTCAATTGAAATGATTCAAGAAGAAATCGCACACAAGCTGAGTGAACAAGCATATCGTGCTTTCGTTTCAGAAGGTGTCAATGGCTTGAACGCATTTATCAACTCACTGAATGAAGAGCAAGTCCAGCTTTTGAATATGGTGAATGAGCGTTACAACCCACTTACTAATACCACAACTGATGATGATAGTATAACAGATATGGCATCAAAGCCTGCACCAAAGGCTAATGATGCTCTGCCTGCTAATTCTCCTCCTCCTAATGTAAATGCCGGACCTGTAACAAATAATGCGACTGATACTAAATCACAAACAACTTTTAATCCATTAACATCAACTACAGTAAATGCTAATGGAGCACCGGTTACTCCACCTAAATCACAAACAACTTTTAATCCATTAACATCAACTACAGTAAATGCTAATGGAGCACCGGTTACTGATGCAGATAAGACACCAAAAGCAGTAAATACACCTTCACCTGCTGCTGCTGATAAACCTCTACAGTCCGCAAAGGCTCCTAATGCTGCTCCTGTCAGCCCAACACTACCTAAGCCTTCGGCTCCTCAGACATTTGCTCAAGCATTTGCTGCTGCTAGACAAAAGGCTGCCTCTGCTGGCGTTCCTTCAACAGGGCAGTTTAGTTGGCAGGGCAAACAATATCAGACAAATCTAGCTGGGCAGAAGTATGTACCTATGTCTCAGCAGAAGAAAGTCTAAACTGAATGGACAACAAAGAACTTGCGGAGATGATCATAAATCTCCGCAAAAAGAAAATAGAAGAAGGAAACATCATGTCTCGCTCATCTATTGGTGGGCGCAGACATCTATTTCCAACTAATACCAGCAGCAGCAACCTCTTACCGTCTGATAGAAAGCGCACACAGGTTTACTCTGCTAATCAGAATATGAGAGGCGGTCGCCGTTATGGTGTATCAGAAGAACAAGCCGCAGAGGTACAAAAAGGTTCTAGAACCTCTACAGGGGTCGGTGCGGACAATGTTGATGTTCAACCTGCTGACAAAGGCCCTCTAAACAAAGAAATAAATATAACTAAGTAATCACTATCAAGGAGAACTAACAAATGTCACTTTGGGGAAACAAAGACTATCCATCAGGCAATCAAAAGCCCCTGTTTGCTAACACAACACTGACAACATCAAAGTCTACCATCAACAATGGTGTGGCTAATACTGACAAGTTTTATGGTGCGGTTGCTGGTGTGTCTGTAACAGAACAACAAAGAGCAAATAATGTCGGCGGTCCAATTCCGCAACATGCAGGCTGGGTCAGCGTAAAAGTTGGAACCGGTCCAATTACTGGTGTTACCATTACAGACGGCGGTGATGTCACAGCAAACGGCTTTATCATTCTGAAGGACAACAGCGTTCTTGGCAAAGGTGCCAATGCTAACATTGCGTATACAGTCAGCAATACAGATAATGTTGTCTCAGTCACTATCATCAACGGCGGTGATGGTTGGTCTAATGCTGCTGCTATCGGTTATGCAGTAACAGACTCAAGCAACGTGACACAGCCAACACTGACATTTACTCTTGGCGGCCGCGCTGGTCGTATCAAGACAGAAACACTTGTAGCTATGCGTTCAATCACACTTGATGATCCAAGCGACAACGTATTCTTCTCTGGCATCTAATCTAACACAGAAGGCATAACAATATGGCTATAAAGAAATTCCGCGACTATCTGCTCAATGAAGAAATGTTACCTTATGCCCAATCTGAAAAGAGCATGGTAGGTGTAGATAACAGCCCTGTAAGAGATAATATCAACATTCTCTTACATTCTGTCACATCTTGCACACACGCAACACCTTATCATGCTCTTGAACTCGTCAGAAAAGTTCTGGCTCCATTTCACATCATGCTGCCTGCAACCAACTTCCTTGATGGTGATGCGGGGCATGAGGTATTTGAAATCAAGCAGTTTGGCGATACTATGGGCATGAACAATCAGGGAGAAGTAGTAACCAAAGTTGGTTCTCCTTACTACGTCTACTTTGAGTATCAACTGAATAGAAGAGGTTCTTTTGATGTGTTCTGCGAAATCGTCAATGAAGATGAACTGGAAGATTTACTTGATGATGTTGATGATGAACTTGAAGACTCTGGTGATGAACCAGATAAGGATGATCGTGATGCTTCTGACTCATTTGATTCATACAAAGATGCAAATCAAAAGATCAGTGGAAAGAAGTTGGATGAAGAAACCTTCTCTGGTCTTTCCAAGTACATCAAGAGCGATACAAAGTTCAGAAATCAGGTCGTCAAGGAAAACATCAAGAAGATCAAGTCACCTACTGAATAACTAAATGTTTGAAAACCTTTGTGATGATAACTTCTTACTCTACGCAATGAGGGCATATGAAAAACCAAATGCCATAATGAGTGAGTTTGAGGAAGATTTCAAGAGATTGAAATATGTGAAACGACTGATTAGGCGATACAAAGCCACATCAGAGTTGAAAGACAGATTGATTCTGAACCACATTATAATACTTGCAAATGTATTTGGTGTGGAAGCTGCTGTAAGAATGCTATTCTATAGAATAGATGAAAAGGACTATCCTACTCTTAAAACTTTTCTTTTGTTCTTGAATTATGTCCCAGCACAGGTCCTTGGTATTAGAGGAATAGATTATAACACCTCTGAGATATCGGTGGACCTTATGGTAGGTAAGAGGTTAAGGGAACTTTAATCATGGCGGCACATAGCCTTTATACACGAGATTTATAAGAATGTCAACAAAAAAAGTAGAACCAGAAACAATAAAGCCCATTGCACTTCCTGCTGGCTTTGTTGGACATCTATCAGAAAAGAAAGCCTGCGGTCATATCGGTGAGTGCAACTGCCTCAATGAAGATGGAGTTGTTGGTGGCGGAGCACCAGCTAACAGCGTTGGAGGGGGTGGTGTTCAGGGTATTGGGTTTGGTCCAAAGGGCGAACCTGGTATGCCACCACAACTGATGCCAATGGCACGCCGTGGAAAGAAGATCATGGGTGTTGAACCCTATGTTGTATCTTCCAAAGTCTTCCATCAGATCAAGGAAGCAAAGAAAAAGGGTAAGCATTGGCGAACTTATTTGGAAGAAGATGATGCCTACCATCATATTAGAGAAGAAGCAAGAAAGAAAAAGAAGGGTCCTATACTTGTGCAAGACGAAAAGACCGGTGCTTGCACTTATGTAAGATACTCTTAATAGGAGATTAAATAATATGACAACAGCGATTACTGTAGATTTACTAAACAAGCTATGCCCAAATGGTGATGAAGATGTCATCAATGGATTGGCCGCAAACTTGCAGAAGTATTTGGATCAGTATGAAATCAATACACCGCTTCGCATCGCACATTTCTTAGCACAAGCTGCACATGAAACTGCTGGTATGGATACGCTGGAAGAATATGCTTCTGGTAGTGAATATGAAGGGCGCGATGATTTGGGTAACACAGAACCAGGTGATGGCAAGCGTTTCAAGGGGCGTGGTATTTTTCAAGTCACTGGGCGTTTCAACTATCGGAAGTATGGCAAGCTGATTGGTGTGGATTTGGAAAACAATCCTGAACTTGCAGCAGAACCTATCAACTCAATCAAGACTGCTTGTGAATACTGGAACGATCATTCTCTATCAGACTATGCTGACGAGGATGATGTGGTGACAATCACCAAGCGCATCAATGGCGGAACAAACGGTCTTTCAAGCCGCGAAACATATCTCAAGAAGGCCAAAACACTTCTGGGAGCATAAGATTATGGCAGAGGCGATCATTAGTAATGGGCCAGCAATAACAGCAATCGCCACTGAAAGCAACTCTGCTCAACAACAAGTTCTTGTCGATGCAAAAGGTGAACATTGGGTCTATTCTTATTGGCGCCCAGCAATGGCATGGCAGTATATGGCTGTCTGTATATTTGATTTCATTCTTGCGCCAATAATGCTCACCTTTTATTCCACCTATACACACACTGCATATATACAATGGCACCCACTTTCTCTTGAAGGTGGCGGGCTTTACCATTTGGCTATGGGCGCTGTGTTGGGTATTACTTCTTGGTCTAGAGGCCAGGAAAAGCTAAAAGAAATGTCAGTGCAATAAAAGGAGAAATATAAAATGTCATTTTTGACACTACTATCACCGTTTCTAGGTATCTTTGGCAGCATTTTGCCCAGCCTTGTGAACATATTTGCCAGAAGCATGGAGATGAAATATAATGTTGAACTCGTCAAACTCCAACTACAGATTAGTATGCAGACTGCGCAGATACAGATGGATATCGCGGATGCTCAGGCAGACATTGCAGACGCGCAATCTGTTCGATCTTATGATAATAACATTGACGGCGGAAAGTTTCTTAATATACTTAAAGCTTCTATCAGGCCAGTCATTACCTATACTCTATTCATTCTATTCGTTGCTGTCAAGGTAGCTGCTGCAACTGTTATGATAAAAGACGGCAACTCTATTCCAGAGATGCTTGCAAATGTTTGGGATCAGGATACTATGGCACTGTTTGGAACGATTATCTCATTCTGGTTTGGTGCCAGAATCCTTGAAAAGATGGGTTACGGTGGTATAACCCCTATTGGAAAAATCAATGTCTTGCCTACCACCAAAGACATGCTAAAGAAGTAATCATGGAGAAATAAAATATGGACATTCTTATTCTGTTGTTTATCGTTGGTGTCGTTGTCGGTTGGCACTTCCTGCCTCAGCCTGGCTGGGTCAGAAAGTTAATTGACTGGTATCATGGATCAGCGCCAGCGACTCAAAACACACCTGCTGCACCACCTACAGTTGTTGTAAATACTGCTGCTCCTGCACCAGCAAATGCACCTGCTGTGGTTCCTGCACCAGTGCCTCAGGACACACCTGCTGCACCACCTACAGTTGTTGTAAATACTGCTGCTCCTGCACCAGCAAATGCACCAGTCGGCATTCCACAGTAAAAGCCACAAACACTAAATATACAAGAGGGGGAGATGCTTTTCTCCCCCTTTTTGAGACAAAGAAAGAGAACAAAAATGAAATCCTTCGATCAGTTCATAAATGAAGAAAAGGCCCCATTTGAGCCTACTGCTGTAAAGTCAACTCCATACAAGAATCCGAAAACAAAGGCCAAGCAGTTGGCTCGCAAGGCTATGAAGAGTATGCAAGCTGATGCTCAGAGAAAGATGAAACTGCATAAAGACATCAAAGAAGAATCTGAAGTCAACGAAGTCCTGACACCAAAGACTTCTATGGGTACATATATCAAAGACTTTGAAAAGTCCAGTGCGCCACAGTTCAAAGGCAAATCACCAGCAAAGCGCAGACAGATGGCCATCGCAGCCAAACTGGAAGCTATGCGTAGCAGAAAATAAATAGTCTAGAGGTATGACTGTGGAATTAGAAAAAGAAAATAAAATCGAGATTGAGTTGCTCAAAAAAGATGTAACAACTATGTCAGCACTGCTGGAGAAGTTCGATACAACTATAGATAAGATGCAGGAAATAGCATCAAATCTTTCTAAGATGTTGTCTCTTCAAGAACAGAGACTCGAAACACAAGAAAAAGTAACAACAGAGTTCCAGGGCTTGATGGAAATGAGACGACAAGAACACAACGAAAATATAAAGGATGTTTACGAGCGAATCAACAGGGTAAATGAAGCACTGACAGATAAGATAACGACAACTGAAAAAACCATTCTGACAGAGATTCAAAAGTTGCGCGAAGAACTACATACAAATAAAGACAACCTGGGATCACGTATAGGGCAGATTGAAGTCTGGAAGTATGCCATCGTTGGTGTTGGTATCATCATTTCCTGGGCTATTGGCCAGTCAAACGTCATATCAAAAATCTTTTCATCAAACTAATAATAATCATTGACTTTCACATAAATCCACTGTAGAATCTCTCAAAGGTTCATAGTGGATTTTTTGTTTTATGTCATTGATGATTGATAAGAAGTTTGTCTCGCTCGTTTCCCCCAAACTGGAACATTTCAAACAGAAGTCGGAGTTCCTTTGGAATTTTCGCTGCCCGGTTTGTGGCGACTCCAAAAAGAACAAGATGAAAGCGCGTGGATATCTTTATGGAAAGAAATCCAATATATTCTTTACGTGTCATAACTGTCATACAGGTATGTCTTTAGGTAACTTTATAAAGACTATAGACCCTTCTCTTTACCGTGAGTATAAGCTTGAGCGATATAAAAACGAAAGCAGCGGTAATGTACCCAAACCAGATATAATCGTATCTATTGCAGAGGGTAGCAGACCTGTATTCAATACAATCAAGCTTCCAACCATTGCGTCATTGGATGCAAAGCACCCAGCTAAACGATACCTTGTTGAGCGAAAGATTCCAGACAAAGCTTTGGAAGACATCTATTATGCTGATGATTACAAAGCGTTTAGCAATGAGATTGCGCCTGACAGCGTAAACAAGATTATTTATGCAGAACCCCGTATAGTTTTCCCGTTCTGGGATAAAAATAAAAAGTTGTTGGGCGTTCAAGGCAGAGCAATCGGCGCTTCAAAAGTCAAATATATAACAGTAAAGTTGGATGAAAACAATCCAAAAGTCTTTGGCTTAGACAAGCTGGACTTCACCAAAAAGATATATGTTGTAGAAGGAATAATAGATTCGTTATTCCTTCCGAATAGTATTGCATTGATGGATGCTTCACTTTTCAAGGTAAGAACAGTTTTAGGAAACCTTGATCTTGAATATGTTCTTGTGCCAGATAGAGATATACGAAATAAAGAAGTAGTAAAAAATGTTGAAAAAATGATAGCACAAAAATATAGTGTATGTTTGTTGCCAGAAAACTTTCCTGGCAAAGACATAAACGAAGCTATCATTTCCGGATTGACACAAGAAGAAATAGTCAGTATAATAAATGAAAACACACACGAAGATTTACGGGCCAAGTTAGAGTTCAGCAAATGGCAAAAAGTTTAGTAGTATACAGAGCGGTTCTTAAAGGAACAAATAAATCATATATTGGCATCACAAATAACCTTGAAAATGGAATAGAGACTAAGAAAATACCATGAATAATGTGAAACTGATTGGCGTAACTCAGCCAAAGATTGAAGGCATTGACACAGCAGAGCAGCTTGTTGCTTATTGCGCCAGAGTGTCTAATCCCGCGAACCAAGACAATCAAGATTCAGCAAGGCTACTCAAGTATCTTGTTAGAAACAAACACTGGTCGCCATTTGAGATGGTTCATGTGGTTCTTGAAATCAATACGACAAGAGATATTGCACGCCAGATTTTGCGCCACAGATCATTCTCATTTCAGGAGTTCAGCCAGCGTTATGCTGCTGTGGTTGATATGTCACCACCAAAAGAGGCTCGCCTGCAAGATACCAAGAACCGCCAAAACAGCGTAGAGACAGATGATATACACACTCAGAAGTGGTGGGAAGAAGAACAGGCGCGACTTATAGAACGAATCACAGGTATATATCAAGAAGCCTTGAAGCAAGGCATTGCCAAAGAAGTGGCCAGAGTTGTATTGCCAGAGGGGCTGACAATGAGCCGTCTGTATATGTCAGGATCATTGCGTAGCTGGATTCACTATTGCGAGTTGCGTATGGGCAATGGCACTCAAAAAGAGCATCGTGAAATCGCAACACAATGTTGGAGCATTCTCACCGAACAGTTTCCTTCTCTCAAAGACATTCTATCCGTGAATGAGAGCAAGGCATCGTCATAACAATCATCACATCATAAAGGCAAGAAAAATGGACATCTCAAGGGAAATCTTATCTGACATCACAGTGTATATGAAATATGCAAAGTATAATCCTCTATTGAAAAGACGCGAAACTTGGAAAGAGATTGTTGATCGTAACAAGAATATGCATCTTGAAAAGTTCCCTGCTTTGAAGGATGAAATTGAAGGCGCCTATAAGTTTGTATATGACAAGAAGATTTTGCCTTCAATGCGTTCTATTCAGTTTTCAGGCAAGCCTGCTGTCATCAACAATGCACGTATCTATAACTGCTGCTTTATGCCAATGGATTCTATTGAATCATTTGCAGAGTTGATGTTCTTGCTTTTGTCTGGTGTTGGCGTTGGCTATTCTGTTCAATCTGCACACATTGAAAAGCTGCCAACAATCACAAAGCCTACTCGCACTCGCCGCTATCTGGTTGGTGATTCCATTGAAGGTTGGGCGGATGCTATCAAGGTTCTCGTCAAGGCTTACTTCACTGGCAAGCCCTTGCCAATATTTGACTTCTCTGATATCAGACCAAAGGGCGCTTCTCTTATCACATCAGGAGGTAAAGCACCTGGTCCTGAACCTCTCAAGGACTGTATACACAATGTTCAAAAGATGCTTGATAGAAAGCAGAACGGTGAGCAACTGACTTCACTTGAAATACATGACATCAACTGCTATATCGCTGATGCCGTGCTGTCTGGTGGCATCCGCCGTTCAGCAATGATTGCATTGTTTGACATTGATGATGAAGATATGTTGACATGCAAGTTTGGTGAATGGTATAATGAGAACCCACAAAGAGCAAGAGCAAACAATACTGCTGTCATCGTTCGTCACTTGATTGATGAAGAGAAGTTCAAGGAACTCTGGGCAAAGATTGCTGCTTCTGGTTCTGGTGAGCCTGGTGTGTTTTTCACAAACGATCCAACATGGGGATTGAACCCCTGTGCTGAAATCTCCCTGCGTTCTTATCAGTTCTGCAATCTCTGCACAATCAATGCAGATAACATTGAGTCACAGGAAGATTATAATGCAAGAGCAAAGGCTGCTGCTTTCATCGGCACCCTGCAAGCATCTTATACCAATTTCCATTATCTGCGTGATATTTGGAAAAAGACAACCGAAAAGGAAGCACTCATCGGTATTTCCATGACTGGTATTGCTTCTGGCAAGGTCCTTGCTCTTTCCATGAAGGAAGCTGCAAATGTCATCAAGGTAGAAAATAGCCGCGTTGCTGCACTGATTGGCATCAAGCCCGCTGCGCGAACAACAACTGTCAAGCCAGAAGGCACATCAAGCCTTGTCCTAGGCACATCATCTGGCATTCACGCATGGCATAATGACTTCTACATCAGACGCCTGCGTGTCGGCAAGAATGAGCCTATCTATGATTATCTTATCAAGAACCATCCTGAAATCATTGAGGATGACTTCTTCAAGCCAAAGACACAGGCCATCATTGCTGTTCCTCAGAAGGCACCAGAAGGGGCCAGAACACGCAATGAAACAGCACTTGAGTTGCTGAGCCGTGTAGAGGCTGTATATAGCCAGTGGATTGTTCCTGGGCATCGCAAGGGGCAAAACAAGAACAATGTCTCAGCAACTATCACTGTCAAGCCAAATGAATGGGAAGAAGTCGGTGAGTGGATGTGGAAGAACAAGGATAAGTTCACTGCTCTGTCTGTGCTGCCTCATTCCGATCATACCTATGTGCAAGCCCCATTTGAAGATTGCACCAATGATACATATATAGAAAAGATGAAGCATCTGCATACCATCGACTTGTCCAAGGTAAATGAAGAAGTGGACAATACTAATCTTCAAGATCAAGCCGCTTGCGCAGCAGGTGCGTGTGAAATAACATAAAGGAACACGCAACTATGTCACAGAAAGAAGTAGAAAAAGTATTATGTAATTACTGTGAATCGTCTTACAAAGTAATATATGATTATGAAGAAACTCAAGGAAAAGTGCGTTTTTGTTCATTTTGCGGTTCGGAATGTTTTGATGATGATGTGGATTTGGAAATAGACGAAGATCAGGATGATAACTAATAGTTCTTTCGTTTATTGTTGGACAGACCATAAAAAAGGAAAACTTTATGTTGGTTCCCATAAAGGAACGGCAGATGATGGATATATTTGTTCTTCAAAGTATATGTTGGAAGAATACTACAAAAGACCCGAAGATTTTACTCGACAGATCATAGCCGAAGAATCCTTTGAGGATATAAGAAAACTCGAAGTTAGTATCCTTAGGGGTGTTGATGCTAGAATAAATGAGGATTTCTATAACCAACACAACGGCAACGGAAAGTTTTTTCTAAAACATCACACAAAAGCCACTAGAGAAAAAATGTCAAAGATGAAAATGGGTGAACTAAACATCAACCATAAAAAGAATCTAACTGAGGATAGACGATTGCGCTTTGTGGAATTTGGAAAAAAGTCTAAAGGAATAAAAAAGTCCGTTTTAGCTAAAGAAAACATTCGTAAAGGAAAACTAGGCGCAAAAAATCCAAACTACGGTAAAAAAGGCGGGTTCGATCACATCAATAAGAAAACGTATATGTGTGAATATTGTAGTTTTATAACAACACCTGGCAATTATAAAAGGTGGCATGGAACCAAATGTAAACATAAGCTGGACACGAATAACAACTGACATAAATACTCCCAGGAATGTCCTTCTTGGGAGTATTTTGTTATGTGGCTGTATAACGGCAAAGAGTTGACTGATGATCAGATAGGCGACAATGTAGCCTTTGTCTATCTGATAACAAACCTAAAGACCAATAAGCAATATATTGGCAAGAAGATTTTTCAAAAAACACGTTCTAAAGTTGTCAAAGGCAAAACCCGCAAAAAGAAAATCAGATCGGAATCCGATTGGCGCACATACTATGGTTCCAATAATGAACTGAAAGAAGATGTAGTCAAGCTTGGTGCTGAGAACTTCAAACGGGAAATCCTATATCTCTGCAAATCAAAAGGCACAGCAAACTATCTTGAAGCCAAGGAACAGATGCTTCGCGCTGTTCTGGAAAAACCAGATGATTGGTACAATGAGCAGGTTCGCTGCCGTGTCCATAGGTCTCACCTCAAACTATAATTTTTGCTGCACTGCAACATTTTTCTTGACTCCGATGCAAATGTGTGATATAAATACACATGTCAAATCACACAAAACCTAAAGGAGGGTCCTGCCATGATTGCATGGGGAAGAAAATTGATTAGTTTTATTTGGAATGCTATGTTTAGCAATGACTATATGAGAAACGGAAATGATTTAGACAGCCCATTGGTGCGTCTACTTCAGGTTGAATATAACAGAGATTACAAGTGGTTCAAGGCAAATCACATTCCACTTACGGATGACCATGTTTCAGCTTTTCTAGCTTCTATACACCGCTAAGACAAAAACAGCACAAAACAAGGGCATTGGCTATACAACTTATGGTTGATGCCCTTTTCTTTTGGCTCAACTGATGGTTGTGTAGCTATGCATTTTACGCAATCCAGGTATTCCAATTTTGCGCTTGTTTTGATGTTCCGGACATGCTATAATGACAGTATAGAGAATGATTGATAGTAGATGTAGAAATGATTATTAACAACCGAGAGTTGATGTTAGATGCCCTTGCGGCGCTCTGGAACAAGAAGAAGAATGCGCCCCGGCAGCTTCATGGTAGTGTTTTTGCCCGTGCTGCATATCTGTATATTTGCCGCGGATGCACCTATAAGGAAATTGCGCATGAACTAAATGTCGGCAGCCGACAGGCTGCCCGAACATATGTCTGGAAGGGTGTAACTTGGATGAAGAAGTATATCATCCGTAAGTATGGCGTCAATGCGTTTGACGCATAACAGCTATGCAAAGGTATCTATTGTAAAGCGTATCAAAAGTCATTATATTTTATCTGTAACTGAAAAGGATGTTTTATGTCTAAGTTGAATGTTCCCCAAAAGGCGCTTGATGCCTACCTTGCGTATATTAAGGAAGACTATATCAAGTGGTGGGGCCCCAAGGCTTCTGAAAAGACTGTTCAGGGCATGATTGCAGCTTTCAAAGCCGAAATCCAACCTGGGACATCTTATATCAAGATTGTCACGGATCGTAGCGTCCATTCGTTTATTGTCAACAAGCCCAACGGCAAGTTTCCTGTAGGCACTATTCTCAAGGCCGCTGCTTTTAATGCCCCTGCAAAGAATTTTGTCCGGGCCCATCTTGAAAAGCCTGAGACTTGGAAGGGTCATATCACCTGGACGGGAGCCCATTGACATGAATACCTATATTGCTTTCCACAAGGGACATAAGATGACAGTATATGGAAGAACAAGCTATGAGGCTCAGCAAAAAGCAGCACTTGCATTCCGTGCAAAAAAGAGTTATAATGTCTCTGTAGTTTTAGTGGAGAAGGAAGATGGAGCAGAAGTTTACCAGTCACCGGATGCCCTATAAGGAGTATGCTGAAATCCCCTTGCTTATCAAGGAATATGTTTTGACAGTTTCCAATGGCAAGCGTATTGAGGATATTCCTCTTGACGAAATCAATGGCTTTCTTGCGGGGCTTGAACAGCACTACTCAAAGCGTCCAGAAGAGGTTACATTAGGTTAAGTATGGCAGGTATAGTTTATACACGCAATAGTTCCACGCGAAAGAAGCCGTCTGCACGAATTTTGCGGTTGCGTGAAGAGCGCAAGCAAATGTTTGCCGAGGTTCGCAAGACTTTTATCAGCAATCCAGACAGGTCGATTTATTTTCCTGAGCCAATGGTCAAGAAGAACTTACCACCTCTCAGTAATGTTGTGGGCAATGGCTTCAAGCGTTCCATTGATGACTATAAGTGGCGGCGTGATGAACCAAAAGAATCTAGAGAAACTATCGCTGAGATTGAACGTAAGAAGAAGCGCATTGCGCCTGCTTATAACAAGGGACCGTTTATGTACATCACAGATGATATGGACCCCGCCACGTTGGGAAGAAAAGTATGACGGGTAACATTTTATATGATAGCATACTGGTAGCGGTATTGATTTTTGCCGCTGACATTTGCTGGGCCAGATATACTCTTGCAGCAGCCAATAAACAGCCGCTTCAAGCAGGGCTGTGGTCGTTTGGCATTTATATATTTGGCGGCATCTCGGTGACATCATATATTGAGAACCACTGGTTATTGCTGCCCGCTGCATTTGGTGCATTTATGGGATCGTATATTGGTATCAGATCAAATAAGGAATGATGAATGACCTCGAATAATAAAATTGTTGTGTTTGACATTGACGGCACACTGGCCAATGTTGACCATCGCCGCCAGTATGTCGCTACCAAGCCCAAGAACTGGAAGGCTTTCAACGCTGGCATCGTAAACGACACGCCACATGATGACATCGTATGGCTGGCCAAGCTGCTTTGGGATGCAGGGCATACTGTGGTACTGTGCTCCGGGCGTGGTGAAGAAAACCGCGCAGCGACCGAGACGCAGATGGCAAAGTTCAATGTGCCGTATGGAAAGCTGTATATGCGTCCTGCGGGTGATAACCGCAAGGATAGTATTGTCAAGGTAGAACTGCTACAACAGATCCGTAAAGATTACGGTGAACCATTTATGTGGTTTGATGACAGGCAGCAAGTAGTGGATGCAATCCGTGCGGAGGGTATTCGTGTGATGCAGGTAGCACCAGGAGATTTTTGAAATGATTGATTGTGTAGCTATCGGAGACAGCATCGCTGTTGGATACGGCCAGGCTTCTCATTGTGCAATTCACGCCAAGGTTGGCAAGAGTGCGCATTTTATTTCTCAACATTTCACATCGGGCAATCAAGGCTCGATGTGTATCATCTCTGCGGGGTCCAATGATCCTTATAGTATAACTCTGCATAAAGACTTGACAACGATTAGAAATAGTGCTATAAGATGCAATAAGGTTATCTGGGTCATTCCTCAGAATCCACATGCTGCTCAGATTGTGAGACAGGTTGCATACCAGTTTGGTGATGCTGTACTGACTTTTCAAGCTGGGCATGATCATATTCATCCACGCCAATATAAAGATATTGTAGGAAAGTAAAGATGTTTGAAACAAAAGCGATCAATAAGACTTCTTTTGGATATGTCTTTGACAGCACAGACTGGGAACTGAAACAGGAGCGTATCAAAGAAGCTTGGCTTGACAACCTTCCTGAGAATGGCAAGAATAGCGTTTATTGTTCTCATGTTGAAATCTTTCATAACAATACCACAATGATCAACTTTGTGGATGAGTTTGTCAAGCAATTTCCAGAGTTCAAGTTTCAGTTTCTCTCTGATTCACGGTGTGTTCTGTATGCACCTAATGTCATGATCACCCTCAAGAACAGGTCGTATTCTGATGGCTGGTCCAAAGGGCATAATAACATTGGTATCACGATCTATGGTTTTGAGACCAGCACACTCAAGATGCTTCATGATCACTTCAAGTCAAAGTCCACCAAGCAGATCACCATTGATTGGTATTACACCATTGGGGGCGGCGACTTGGTATCAACTGAAAAGATGATGAGACTCAACACTGTCTTCCATGATGAGTTTTATCCTTTCATCAAGGGTGGTGTTGAAGCATATTGCAAGCGTTTTGATCAAAGCAGATCAAATGTCTTGATCCTGTTGGGTCCTCCTGGCACCGGCAAGACATCATTCATTCGCCAGCTTTTGACAATCAACAACGCAGAAGCAATCACCACATTTGATGAATCCGTTATGAACACCGACAAGTTCTATGTGGAGTGTTTCAATAACACCAAGAAGTATGTTATCATGGAAGATGCCGATGTGTTACTGACAAGCCGAGAAAAAGAAGGCAACAAGATCATGAACAAGATTCTCAACTCTGCTGATGGTCTTGTTTCTTCCGATGATAAAAAGTTTATCTTCACTGCTAACATCACCAACCTTACCAAGATTGATGATGCTTTGTTGCGCCCTGGTCGTTGTTTTGATGCCCGCAATTTCAGGTTGTTGAATCAATCGGAGGCAACCATTGCCGCTGGAAAGCTTGGTGTACCTCTTCCACTGAATGAAGATGGAACAGCAAAACCTGAATATGCCTTGAGCGAAATCTTCAATCAACAGAACGAAAAGACTAGACAAAAGTTCGGCTTTGCTGTATAATACTCTTATACGGAATAAATGAAAGCTAACAGGATATGAACTATTCTTTTCCATTCATCTCGCATATCAGCGATGTCCTTCCACATATTGAGGGTTCACCAGAGTTCGTCGTGGTAGCCAAGGATGGCTATACCGTGATCAACTATGTGGTGATGAATGAGACGACTTTTCCTCCAGTTGATGACATAAAAACGGCCATTCGCCGTGAGTGCCGAGGTCTTGTATTTGACACGGAAGGCAAGCTGATCAATCGACGCTATCACAAGTTTTTCAATGTGAATGAGCGAGACGAGACCTCTCTGACCAACATCAATTTGAACAAGCCTCACATGATTTTGGAGAAGCTGGACGGCTCTATGGTCAGCCCGTGCTATGTGAATGGCCATATCCGTTGGATGACCAAGATGGGCATCACCGACACCAGCATGGAAGCTGAAGCTTTTGTTGCTTCTCGGCCCGATTATACTGAACTTGCTGAACGCTATTTGAAGAATGGGTTCACTCCCGTGTTTGAATGGTGTTCCAACAAGAACCGCATCGTTCTGAACTATCCAGAAGATCGTCTTGTTCTGACTGCAATGCGTGTCAATCATTCTGGCAACTATTTGTTACAAGATGCGCTAGAGAACATCGGAGAGCGTTACGGCATCGAAGTCGTCAAGGCAATCAAAACTAAATCCCTTGACATCAACGTGATCATTGATCTCGTTCGCAATCATGAAGGTGAAGAGGGTGTCGTTGTCCGCTTTGATGACGGACACATGTTCAAGATCAAGTCAGACTGGTATGTGCGTATTCACAAAGTCAAGGCTCTGTTGGGGCAGGAGCGTGATGTCGTGTCTCTCATTCTGAACAATGAGTTGGATGACTTGTTGCCTGTTCTGCCAAAGGATGATGTGAATAAGATAGAAAAGTTCCGCAATGAGATGCTTTTGGAATTGACTGAAAAGGCTGAGACTCTTTTGACTGCCTGGACTCTGGCCAAGAGCGCTGGAACCAAGAAAGACTACGCTATTAACAGTGGGGGTAGCGTAGATCCAATGTGGCGTGGCATGGTGTTCCGTCTCTGGGAAAAAGACCTTGATTGGTCCGATGCGTATCAGTTGATTGTAGATAGTGTCAAGAAGAACTGTGGTAGCAAGCGTTCTTATCAGAAGGTCAAGGATGCTTTCTTGTCAGACGTACATTATAATGAGATTGGAGAAGATTGAAATGAAAAACGTATTTTATAATGCTAAGGTATTTGGTGATGCTAAGGTATTTGGTGATGCCAAGGTCTTTGATAATGTCAAGGTATTTGGTGATGCTAAGGTATTTGGTGATGCCAAGGTATCTGGTGATGCCAAGGTCTTTGATAATGTCAAGGTATTTGGTGATGCCAATGTCTATGGTAATGCCTATGTCTATGGTAATGCCTATGTCTATGGTGATGCCAATGTCTATGGTAATGCCTATGTCTATGGTAATGCCAAGGTATCTGGTGATGCCAATGTCTTTTATAATGCCAAGGTCTATGATAATGCCAATGTCTATGGTAATGCCTATGTCTATGGTAATGCCAAGGTATCTGGTAATGCCAATGTCTATGGTAATGCCTATGTCTATGGTAATGCCTATGTCTATGGTGATGCCAAGGTCTATGGTGATGCCAAGGTATCTGGTGATGCAGACATTGAATCAAACAATGATTGGTTTTCTTTCATTTACAATGGGAAAACTTTGACTGGTTATAGGTCTAGAAATGAAGTTGGTTATGAACTAAACATTTTTAATAAAACCATTACTCTCAATGACTTGGAAGAAGAATTTAAGCCATTGATCATGATGTTGATTTCCAAGTTTACACCTCTTAAAAAGAAAGATCCTAAGAAGGTTGAGTTGGAAAAGGTGATCTCTGATTTGAATGAACAGTTGGATATTGCCAAGAAGAAGTTGGAGAAGTTGTGATGAAGTTTACTAAAATTGGGGAAGAGCGTCCCACGTTGTACATGCTGATCGGGCTTCCTGCTTCTGGGAAGTCTACTTGGTACAGCAAGAACTTCTTGAGTATGAATACCATCTCAAATAACTTTTGGTTGGCTTCTACAGATAATTTCATTGAACAAGTGGCATTGAAAAAGGGATCGACCTATAACGAAGTGTTTGAAAGCACTATCAAGGAAGCAGAAGCTTTGTTATATGATACGGTGAAAGAAGCACTACTGGAAGATGCTGACATCGTCTGGGACCAGACTAACCTCAGCAAGAAGAGCCGTGCCAAGAAGCTAGCCATGATTCCAGACACTTATCAAAAGATCGCCGTGTACTTTCACAAGCCCTCTGATGAAGAGTGGGAGCGCCGTCTGGTCTCTCGACCAGGCAAGACTATTCCTAAAGAAGTCTTGAAGCGCATGGCTGCAACTATTGAAGAGCCAAGCTTTGATGAGGGCTTTGATGTGATAATCTTGGTGAAGAATGTCAGATAGTATAACCGATGAATTGATTGAGCAACTGGACAAGCTATATCCACAGCTTAGGTCCAGATTGATCAAATTACAGCACGAAGTAGCCGACTTGGAAGAAACCAATGAGCGGCTACGCGCAACGATTGAACAACTAATACAGGAGAAAGCAAATGAGCGATAATAAGAATGAGAAAACACTTTGGTATGGTGACTTGGAGATTCATAGGAAAGCAGCAAAGATGTTTAGTAAGATTATTGGGTGCGCCGGGCTTGGCATTGCTTTTATTTTATTGTCTATTTATTTGTTTGGTCCAAATGGTTTCCCTATTTCTGTTTTAGCCGCCGCTCTCATATACATATACTTTTCTACATATGACTATTACGATGATGTTAAGAAACGGAATAATAAGTATGGGTTGAAAAAATAATATGTATACCATTTACACAAAGACAAACTGCATATGGTGTGACAAGGCCAAGCAGCTAATGAAGGACTTGAATCTGGAATACAAGGAACTTGTTCTTGGTGTTGATTATACCAAGGAACAGTTACGTGCAATTGTGCCAACCGATTTGCCCTTGACAGCACCACAGATTTATGATAAAACTAATAAACGAATAGGCGGGTATGAGGACTTGGCTCGCTATTGTGAAGAAACAGGTATTATTGGAGCATTAGAATGAAGATCAAGATTGATGATGAAATAGCAGACAAGATTGTAGTGAAGAACCTTATCAGAGCATATAGGTCTCTTTTGGAAGAAATGGCAAGATTGGAAAGTCGTATGCATAGCGGTGAAGTTCTTCCTGGACACCAAATGGAAGACTATGAAAACTTCGTGGATACATCAGACGGTATTCTCTCCACCCTGAAATACTTTATGGTTCATACAGACTTTGAAAAGATGGTAGCAAAGGTACGAAAGGGTATTCATTATGACAAGGAATGAAATGTTGGATATGCTCAAGAATAATGTCTGTAGCGTTATTTTTGAAAAGGCAGACGGCAGCAAGCGAGAGATGCACTGCACTCTTATGGCTAACCAATTGCCAGAAGCCAAGGAAGTAAAAGAAGATAAAACGCCTCGGGCAGTAAATGAAGATGTCATTCCTGTATGGGACATTGACAAGGGCTCCTGGCGTTCGTTCAGAGTTGATAGTGTTCAGAAAATGGAGGTTTCATTATAATATGCCACATCCACATAAGAATCGCCCACGTAAGGGTCGTAGAAAGATCGGCAGCGCAAAGCGCAAGGCTCGTAAGAACCGCAAGAAGTAACAAAAGATAATATTATGTATGGCACTGATGGAATTTATGTTCTCAAAACCGCTGGACCGGAATATAGAGCAGCATATTGCAAGAACATAGATTCCATTTACGGCACCGTCTCGGATGATACGGGTAAGTGGAACGGAAATCCAAATGCAATGTTTGAGTTTTTCTGTGATGCTCCCGTATTCTCCAGAGAGGGTGATGCGTTTGGTTATGGCGCTCGTCTTATGGACAAGTATGACTTTCTTGATGATGGAATTTGTGTCATCAAAGACTTTGAGGACTGGGACTTCAAGAACGAACTATTTGATAAGCTAAATACTAAGAACCAGAAACGTGCAAAGCAAATAGAGAAAGAGGAAAAGGCAGCAGCAAAGGCGTTGTTGGAAAAAGAAAAGCAGGACCGTCTTGAAGAAGCTGAAAAAGAAAAAGCAGCAGAGATAAAAAAGAAGAAGAAGGCGGCGCCTGAAAAGAAGAAAAAGGAAAAGAATGACGACAACTCAGGACAACATCTACCATTTTCCGAAGAATAAAATAGTCAGGGAAGTTCCACCTAATGTCGAGGAACTAGAAAAAACAAAAGAGCGCGGCAAGATCAACTATGCAGAAGATGTTCTTGCTAACATCATGGACAATACCCTTTATGGGTTGAGTAATAACGGCATTGAAATTGATATTGAAACCAGTAAAGACTATGCTTTCCTCATCGATGTTCTACGCGTAACCATATACCGCAATCTTGGTATAGAACATCCTCTCCATGCGTTTATTAATTCCAGTATTGAAATCGTCACGGAAAATCCAGCACTCAAGCGATTGGAAAAGAATGAACCAGTTCAAGAATCCGGAAACAATGACAATAATACAGTTGACAAAACTGATTAGATAGTGTAAGATAGCTTATTGTTTCCATAATGAAGAGTATTATTTGACATGATCTTATTTGACCTCAATCAGGTTCTTATTTCCAATCTGATGCAGCAAATCAATTCCAACCCCAAAACAAAGCTGGATGAGAACCTCATTCGGCATATGGTCTGGAACTGCCTGCGTTCCTATATCAAACAGTTCAAACAAAAGTATGGTGAGGTTGTCATTGCGTGTGACAACAAGCACTTCTGGCGCCGGCAGGTATTTCCTTTCTACAAGGCCAACCGCAAGAAGGCGAGAGAAGAGTCAGGCTTTGATTGGGTAAACATCTTTGAAATCCTCAATAAGATTCGTGATGAACTCAAGGTGCATTTCCCCCATAAAGTCATTGAAGTTGAAGGCGCAGAAGCGGATGACATCATTGGCGTTCTGGCCACACGTATGGCAGCGCATGAGGAAATCTTGATTCTATCGTCAGACAAAGACTTCATGCAGCTTCAAAAGTATCCTAATGTCACTCAGTATAGCCCTATTCTCAAGCGGTTTATCAAGACCGAGGATCCTGCAATGTATGTCAAAGAGCATATTCTCAAGGGCGACAGGGGTGACGGCATCCCCAACTTTCTATCTGCTGATAATGTATTCGTTTTAGGAGAGCGCCAGAAAGTCATAAATAGTAAGAAGCTGACTCAATGGTTGTCAAAGCCTATTGAAGATTTTTGCACCAATGATACAATGCTTCGAGGCTATAAGCGAAATCAGTTGCTTGTTGACCTGGATTACATTCCAGAAGATATCAAGAACAAGATCGTGGAAGCCTATGACAATACAAAGGCTGCAAAGCGCAGCGACTTGATGACCTACTTTGCTGAAAAGAAGCTTGTCAATCTAATGGAAGTATCACAGGAGTTCTAGGATTCTAGGACACTTGGCATCACGCATTTTTTGTCGTGTTTCTTCACTTCTTTTTTTGCCTCGATGCCTTGAGGCGCGTTTTTCAATAGTATCCTTACTTTGTTTGAGACCTTTATGACCGTCAGACATATTTTTCCTAGCTTCAATAGACATTTTTTTTACCTATTTTAGCTTTGCTAATGTTCGCACAGGTTTGTTTGGATCTTTTCATACCGATGTGAGCCAGACCAATCTTTCTTTTATGCTCTATAGATTTCTGGACAGATGTTCCTTCTCCACCAGAAGTTTGATTATATCCTTCTATCAAAGTATTATACATTTTTATATAATGAGGCTCCATAATAGACAGAGTAAAATCTTTATCTTCCCCCTGATAAAGAATGCTACTTTCAAAAGAATCCATTCCATATTTTCTAATGGCTTTGTGAATAAGCATATTAGTGCAAGCCCAAGAATGTTCTTTTATTCTTTGAGGCCATCTTTTTGTGAAGCCTATGTATGATTTATTATTGACTTTGTTGGTGAGTTTGTATATAGTATAAATAGTCATGGGCTGATACTCCTTTGTGGTATTAGAGTAGGTGGGACTCCCATCCGCGACCTACAATCTTATTTATGAAAAAAGGAAGACTAAAATGTTGAAATTGGTAAGTGAAGTGTTTGACGATTTTGTGGCGGCGCCTACAAAAGAGCAGAAGATCGCTGTGTTGCGCAAGAATAGTGGATATGCATTGGATGCTGTATTGCGCGGCGCATTTCATCCATATATCAAGTATGTCTTTGAGTCAATCCCTGAGTATAGAAAGTCAGATGCCCCTCCTGGTTTGAGTTATTCATCCATTCATCAAGAACTGGGACGTGTCTATCTCTTTGAAGTGAACAATCCAAAAGTATCACCTACGCTTACTATGGAACGCAAGAAGTATCTTCTAGTTCAAATGCTTGAATCATTAGAGCAGCGTGAAGCGGAAGTGTTTGCGGGTATGTTGATGAAGAAACTTCCTGTTGATGGGTTGTCTTATGAACTTGTGCAAGAAGCTTTTCCTGGTATGCTGCCTGATAAAAACTAATGAACTATCTTTTTAACATGTGCCACCATTCTAGTAGGAGAGAACCAAATAGATGGCAAGACACTCATATAAGACAAAGCTTGAGAAAGTCGTAAATGAAAAATACGATTTGCTTTATGAGACATCTTATGAAGATTGTGAAAAGTGGTTTAGAATCCTCAACAATGTTTTCTTTAATAAAGAACTGCCTCTGCCAACCCGCTTTGAGATTGGCAGACGCCGCAAGACATGGGGATTGTATGAATGTATCATTGATGACAATAATCCCCACCTTAGCGAGAGTGTGATCAAGATGAACCATCGCTATAAATCCAAAAAGTTTTTCGTTGAAGTGTTAGCCCATGAGATGGTGCATCACTGGCAATATGTCAGTGGTAATCCAGTCAATCATGGTTCAACCTTTGGTGAATGGAGCGCCCGCTTGGAGAAGAAGGGTATTAAAACTTAAAGAAAAGGTAATGTGTAATATGGCAAAATCTTTTTTATTGGCACAAAACAAGAAAAAGAATAACTATAGGGACCTTGATCCAGATGAAAATAATATGCTGGCAATCAATCATCGCCCCAACAAAGAACAGCGCCGCAGGCCAATCCAAAACTGGACCAAAGCTTGGCGAGACCACAAAGATGAAGCTGACATCATAGACGACTTCCACTAAAATCGCATAGGTTGTAAAGGCCTATTATACAACTACCAATAGAGTTGGATATGCTTGAAACGCATACCAGCAATGCGCAGATTTGTCTTGCAAAGCTTAGCCAAAAATGCTATATGTATAGCATATTGAAAGACGGAGATATCTGAATGGCTATCGTGCGAGTTGTAAAAAAAGACGGTACAACTACCGAGAAGATTGAACATGCTGGTTGTGTTCTGGACATCTGGCATGACACTAACTATCGTATTATGAGCGATGTATGGTGCACCGCCATCTGGGCGAAGGTTTGGCGTCCAGATATCTCACAACCTCAAGATGTACTCGTTGTTGTCTTGTGGGAAGGGCCGCGTAAAGCCACTGCTGAGATAGACGCCACCGATGAAGTGAAGAGCGCATATCGCAACTGGCTCATCAAGCACACCTATCTAAAGAAGATGAATACCGCTAAGGATGAAGCTGCACGGCTCATCAAGGGCTGTATTGCCAAGATCATCAAAGGTCGTAATGCCAAGGGATTGCAAGGTAAGGTTGTAGTGTGCATGGACGCCCGCTACGGCTTTGGCCGGCACTCTTGCGTGATGCAAAAGCTGGGCATTGCAACTTCTGATATTACATACAAGAAGGCTCTGCCAAATGGCAAGGTGGTTGACGCCTATAAAGACATGGTATGGGTCTGGGCGAAGAACTGTGAGCGAGTTGATGTATCCCCTATCGACGAAAAAGCCCTCATGGAAGCCGCTGTGGCAGCTTCCGACAATATCTTGAGCCGCGCTGGTGCATATATTGCTCAATAAAATCAATAGGTTAGCCCTATGAAACCCCCCCAACAAAATCAATGACTTACGCTATGACAGTTTTGCATACCAGGTATGCCAAAAAATATGTCTTGCAAAGCATCGCTAAACGTCCTATAAGGTCAGTATATCAATGAGACACGCCAATTTCGTGCTAAACAACAAGGAGTAGTAGATATGAAGATCAAGATCCTAGGTGCAAATATGACAGAACTTCTGCTTGACAACAAGCGGATTCTGTTCTCATACGAAACCCCTGTGGCCATGTGGATCCCTGGAAAGGGATATTACAAGACTGCTACCAATTGGTCTAGAAAGACCTCAAAGCACATTAACAAGTGGTTAGCCGGCGCCAATGCTGTGAGTGTCCAGGTGCTTGACATAGATGCACAGCATTGATTAGCCTGCGTCAATATGTCACTTGACTTTTATGGCTGCTTCCACTAAGATTATAACATCGTTGACAACAATAGAAAGGTAAATATCATTATGTCGTCCCGCGATAAGCAATACCCCGAACGCACTCTCGCCCTGCTCAAGGCGAAGGGTACCGTAACCCCTTCTGAAATTAACACAGAATTGGGCTGCGGCGATTATGCTTCCAAGAACATCTGGTACCTGCGCAAGCTTGGCTTTGAAATCAGCGTAAACAAGCAGGGTCGCTCCGTTGCGTCCTATTCGTTTGTTGCTGATGGCAAGGGCGCAGGCGCTATGGCAGCACGTGCTGCTAAGTTTGTCAAGGCTCCTAAAGCGCCTAAGATCAAGGCTGTCAAGGCCCCCAAGCCTATGAAGGTCGGTAAGGCCAGCAAGCCCGTCATGGATGTCTCTGCTGAAAAGCTGTTGCAAGACTTGAACATGTCCAAGGAAGGTGAGTTTGGCGGGGGTTCTTACTCTGTTGACCCCGACTTTGATTCCGTTGAAGGCGTTGACTTGCAGGCTCTGGCTCTGACCAACGAATAACCCATGTCTGACTGGGCGGATGAGATTGCACTGCATACGGCGATGACAACTGAATATTCCACACGCGAAGGAGAGATAGATGGCTGAAACCCCGCACCCTTGGCCGCTACTTGCGAACTCAAACATTCCCACGACACCTGTTTTTTGGAATTGAAGCCTTAACAAAGAGAATTGCAATGGAAAACAAAATTGTCCGCACAAAAACCCGCGCCGAAGGTGGCGTTACGT